AGGTTGCACAAGACACAGTTAAGCTTACTCCGCAAGAACTATTTGAATTTAATTCTCAGTGGAATAACTTGGGTACAACCCAATCCTATATTGATTTTTCAAAGGATGTACTTAATACATCAGACCTATCACTTGGTATTGTTGGTAGAAAGGTTTCAACAACCCTTAACCTGGCAATTAGTAAAGCATCAACGAGTGGTAAGTGGACCAATGCTGCTTTATTATCAATAAATCCAGGTTGGAAATATTATGGACTTGGTTGGGCTGTAACCCGAAAAACCTCTACCCGAAAAACTACACTACAGGCAATTGGCTCATTTGATTTTACATTTCAGAAAAATCTTAACCTGTCTATTATTGATCTGTTTAAAACTAAACGCTTTGGAAACTTTGGTTATAACTTAACTGCATCTCAAACCTGGTGGGGAGAGTGGGAAGGTCCATGGCAAGGAGAATATACAGTAGATTCTCTAGGTAATTGGGTTGCAAACATCTATCCAATAATGCCTCCATCGAGACAATTAACTACCCGTGCAATGGCAATTTGGTCCTATCCAATTCAAATGAAAAGGGTCACAGTTTCTCCACAATTGGTTTTAGTTAGTGATATTCATCGCAGCTTTACAGATGGTACTCTTGATATTTCATATCTAGCAGATTTTAATTTAGATGCTTATTATGGTGTCAACCTAGATTGGAAATTAGGAAAGAATTTTATCCTAAATAGTAGTATTAGATTTAATAGCACAATCGATAAATCTAATACAGGTTTTAAAAAGAGTAATCCAATTCTATTTGCAGTTGGCACAGGCTTCTAACAAATAGATAATTTTATAATAATTAAAGAGATGAAGATACAAACATTTGCAGGATGGTTAAACGAGGCAGCCGCTCCAGTACCTGATACAAAGATTGAAGATGGACTTGAAATAGTACAGGGCCTTGTGGATAGAGGAATCGATCCTAAAGTTGCAGCTGCTCTTGCTGGTAATATGTGGCAAGAATCTAGATTTGATCCAGCAGTTCGTCCAGAATCTGCAACCTATGTCGGACTTATTCAATGGGGCGATTATCTTGGTAAAAAACAGGGACCTGGTGCACGCAAAACAAATTTAATTACTAAACCCAATTGGAAAGATAGAGATGTTCAGCTTGATTATATTAAGACTGAATTAGCTGGAGCTTATAAATCAGTTGTGCCTGCAGTTATGTCGGCTCCGACTATACAAAAGGCTGCTGAGATTGTTGCTAGAAAATATGAAGGCTGTGCCGATCCAACTAATCCAAACCGCTTAAATTCAGCAGCTCAACTCTATTCAGAATGGACGGCTCTTAATCAAACCAAACCTGCATTTGATCCAGCTCAAGTAGATACCCCAGTTGATGATGCAGCATTTGGCGAACCTTCAACTACAATTTAATAAGATAGATAATTATATGAAACACGTAAATGACTTTAATAACTGGAGAGAGTCTAGCCAAATTAATGAAGGCTATGAAATAACTCTTCAAGCAGCAATTGCACTAGCAGTAATTGGTTTTGCCGGTCTACGTCAAATTTTCTTAAGTCTTGCAAAAAACGTTGGATTTAAGGCTAAATTAGAAGAGAGTGATCTACTTAGATTGGTCGATGAAGGAATTGATGCAATTAAAAAGGCCGATAAAAGCGGTTCATCTTTTGCTCAATTAGAAAAGGAACTTAAATCAAGAGTTAAGTCTGGTAAAATTCAAACTATTAACGATATTATTAAATCAATTGACGAGCTAGATAAATGAAACACTTAATGCTATATGAAGAATGGTGTTCAGCTGGAAGACTTTCGCAATCTGCCGAACCTATTTTTGAAATTGACATGGATTGGTCAACCATTCTCCATGCAGCTGGCGATATTGCAGCGGCAGTTGGTGATGTCGTTGTACCTGGTTCGGGAATGGTGATTGACGTTATTAATATGCTCTCGTATTTTGTAGAGGCATCGCTAAAGAATCCCAAAACCCAGCTTAATGATATTATTAAACTTTCGCTTAGTGGCTTAATTCAATTTATTGCAGTGTTTGATCCTCTTAATATTGTATCAACTCTTAAACAGGGTTTAAATACAATTTTCGCAGGGGCCAGAGCAGCGGCACCACAAGCAGTGGTTGCGGCAGCAAGATATGCAGCAGAAGGTGTTAGGCGAGGTATACTAAGTCTGCAAAATAGTGCTCTTCGTGTTATTGGTAATGTTATAACAACCCTATCTCAATCAAAATTTGGCCAAGTTATTTCATGGTTAAGTGGAAGACTTGGAATAACTGATGTACTTGGCTGGCTTAGACGATTTGTAACACAAACTCTACCAGGTTATATTAAAACATTCTTAGAACTATTGGCTAGATTAAATCCAAATGCAACTGGTGCAAGCGGAGCAAGTGGAGAGATTAAGGAACTTATTATTAAAACTGCAGGTAAAACCGCATTAACTGATTATGGTGTATCTTCAGGCGGAGATACAATTCATGGTATAGTTAAAAATACGGCCAATACATTTAATCCTTTTTATAATTCAAATGGCGGTTTTAATATTAATTCATATTTGACAACAGGAATCTATACTAATTTTACAGGATCAGGTAAAGCCCAAGGCAATTTACCCTGGTTAGCTCAACCTAAATCTAAGTAATCAAAGTCAATATACTGAGTACAAGATAAATAACTACAAATAAATTAAAAACTTTAAAATGGCAACAATTAAACTATTTGAATCTTGGTTGCAGTCTCAAGCAATCAATGAATTAGCTCCACATGGCAAACTAGATTTAGCCAAAATTGAGCAAGCTGATGGTATTTGGGATCGTTTCGACAATGAAACAGAGAATCTATATTATGAAAGAGTAAAAACTCTTCTTAAAAGAAATGGAATTATTTTTTCTACGACTACTGAAAAGGCTGCACAAATCCTAGTAACAATTTTTATTAAACAAGAAAGATTTCATCCAGGTTGGAAAAATAATGGCGGCGTTGATGCATGGCTTAAAAAGACTGCTGATATTAAATTAATGGATTTCCCAGAAGATCCATCCAAAGTCCTTACAACTGGATTGTTTACTGCTGATGAAGTACAAGAACCGGCAGATGACAGTCAAGGTTCTACCTATGAAGATATTGCATTATATTTAAATAATGCAGCACTAGTAAAAATTTGTGAGCATTTATGGACTTTAAAGAATAGCAATTCAGGTGCAGGATTAGATGGTGCAGGTTATGCAATTGCAACTGGACCTACTGGTACGTTGACTTGGAGTAGACAAGGCGATTTTTTATTTAAATTATATGGAACGACTGCTACTACTTCCGCTGCTTCTAAACAGACAGCAACTACAACAACTTGGGAAGTTCCTGCTACTGGAAAAACTATTGTTAAGAAATTACCAGGTACAATGTTTGCAACTGGCGTTGCGACTATAGCTGATTCCAAAGAATTAGATGCAGCTATTGCTGAATTAAAAGCTTTAATCGCAGCAGATAAGAATACTAAGCTTGCAAAAATTGAAGTTGAATCGAGTGCATCTGGCGATAGAGGTGTTGGTGGAGTAAGCGGTTACCCTAAGGGTTCTGCAGCCGGTGCCTTTCCATTAGGTAAACCCTATATTCCAAAAGCAGCAACTGAATCTGGTAATGCTAAATTAGCATTTGATCGCGCTGCTACTATTATAACTAAATTGGCAAGTCTGGGTGTTCCTACTTCAACTAAGGCTCTTATCCAAGATGGAGGAGATGCTGCACAATATGCTAAACTTATTGTAACAGTTCAAAAGGTAGATAAACCTACAGAAGTTTTAAGTAAAACTGATTTAGAAACTATTTTATTGAAACCTAAACAAACTACTGGATTGTCTTCAAGTAAGACATTAAGCGTTTGGACTGCTATTACTAATCCTCAAGGAAGAAACTTCTAATCTATATTCTAGATAGAACTACTATTTGAATAATACCCTAACTGAAAAACGATATATGCGATTTTATAGTTAGGGTATTTTATTATATTTACAGAGATAGCTCCATATTTACACAATAATACATCAGGAATCAGGACATCTCCAAACTGAACTGTACCAACATCGCCGACTTTTTCTTGTCTTGGTGCAACTATTCCACTAACATGATATTTAGATTGTAACCATTTAGTTAGGGCAGTTTCTGCAATATATTTGTAATTATCTTCTGTGTCAGATAAGATTGGAACAGCGACAATCATTTCTTGTCCTCTAAAATCCTCCCATTCCTTTCCACGATTATGGCCCCAATTGCCATTAGTTGAAACTTCATTATTCCACTTCTTTGCAGAGTTATACCAAAACTCAGTCCAAATAAACGGCTTTTCCGGTAGAGTCGCTCGATAAGTATTAATGTGATTGAATATGTATTTAGATAGTTCTTTATCTTCAGTAACACTAATTGGGCTTCCAGTTTGAGAATATACACCAGTTGATAGTAGAGTAAAGATTGAAGAAATAATCAGCTTTTTCATAAACTATATCAATAAAGGTTAGTATAGTTAATATACTATTACTGGACCTTAATAGGCTAGTGCATCGCAAATAAATAACTACAAACAGATTTTAATCTAGTGCGATATATTAAATTATTTGAAGACTTAGAACCTTTCTATCAACCGAAACTTAATCCAAGAGTTTGGGGAGTTACTAATGTAAACTCTTCTCCTAAAATCCATCCAGGTTTAAGAAACCGTCTATTAGTTATTGCTCAAGATTTCTATGAGGCTCTTAAGGTTGAGATTCCAATTGAAGACATTCACTTAACTGGCTCCCTTGCCAATTATAACTGGACTAAATACTCTGACTTTGATGTACACGTTCTTTTTGATTTTACTAAGATCAATAAAGATACTGCTCTGGTTAAGAAAGCACTAGATGGTCAAAGATTTATGTGGAATCAACGTCACCCAGTTCAAATCTTAGGACATGACGTTGAGCTATACGCACAAGATATTAGTGAGCCGCATATCGCTAGTGGACTCTATTCTCTCCTAAAAGACGAATGGATTGCTGTTCCACTATTTAATCCTCCATCAATTGATCCCAAGGATGTTAGTCGTAGGGTTGAAGCTCTAGAAACTGAAATTGAAATGCTGGCTAAAGAGATTACTACAAGCGATTTCGGGTTAATTCAGGAGCCTCTAATTTCAAGAGTTGATTGGCTTAAAGAGAAAATCATGAAAGCTCGTAAGGACGGTCTGAGTGAACGAGGAGAGTTCTCTGTTGAGAACCTAACCTTTAAAGCGCTAAGAAATTCAGGCTATATTGAAAAACTAATTGACTTAGGTAAAGAAGCCTATAGACGCAGACACTCTGACGGAAACCCTATTGCATAATAGAGTAAAATACAATAAATCTCTAATATTATGCGATCAAAAATTAAAGCCCTTTCAAGTTTTGCACTATCAAGTATTTGGAATTTTGTCTTTACTCTATTGAGTATAAGTATTGCACTTCGCTTTATTGCACTATTTGTTAAGTACTGTATCATACAGAATTAATATGAAAGATCTCGATTATATTGCTGTTGCCAATTGGATTGACAAAATAGTCGAGTCATCAACTACGAAAGCTCACCTAAAAACCTGTGAAAAGTTATTAGATCGTTATCAAGATCTAATCATTAGACTACGCGACTCTTCTCTTTGGGTCCACCATCACAGAATCCGCAATAAAATTTTTACCAAGTCCATCCACATTAAGGTATAATAGTACTATGAAAGTAGTATACATGGAGCAGACCATTAATTGGCTGGCTCAAGTAGATCCAGAAAGGGTCAATAACCTTATTCAATCAGGTAAAGTCAAACAGACTGAATCTGGAATTAATTATTTAGTAATAGAATCAACTAACGAATAAACTATGAGTGGAGCAGAAAAAATGTTAGAGTATATGAATAGTCCCGAAGGCGAAAAAGCAATGGTAGATTACTTCCATAAATTAATGGAACGCGAACAAATCCTAATTGGCCGAGCAGAAAAATTATTGCAAAGATATGGAGTGTGCGATGATTCTACGTTTGATTATCTAATGCTTGACATTTTAGAAAAACAGGATAAATCTGACCAGCGTCATTATGACACGTATACGGATTATCCTTTGCACATTATGAATCTAATGTGGGAACTTGCATCCTTACATGGAGTTGAAATAGGACCGATTGATGGTTTAACTGAGAATTTTCCTTCAGTAATTTATGATTACTATGGCTATCAATTTGCAATGACTCATGGTCAAGGATCAGTTCTAAGTATTTATCGTCAAAATGAATTAAGATATAGAAGCTAACAAAATATAAATTATGAAATTAAATTTAAATTCAACCTCAGCCAAATTATATCGTTGGCTTTATGTTAAAGAAGAAATGCCCCAAAATTTGTGTCCATATTTCTGGAAACTAGTTTTAATGTGGGTCTTTATTATACCTTATACAATTATTTCTCTTCCATCTATTTTAATGAATTCGGTGAATCGAGATACTCATCAAAGTTCAGGTGAAAGATTTGGAGTTGGCATAATCCTTTGGTTTATTATAGGCATGTTAATTAGTATGCTCTCTTGGATAGGTGTATTTTTCTTTGAGCCAGTCAAAGATACTATTTGGATGCATATGCTAGTTATTGGTTTTATTGGATGGGGTTTCTCAATAGTATTTAGTGCAATTGCTCTTTTTAAATGGAGTAAAGAAAAATGGCAAAATCGACATGTCAAGTACGATGAAAATGGCTGGAGGATTTGGGAACCAGTAAAGGAAAAGGAATCGTCAATCTTTGTAGAATTTGTTAAAGCCAAATATAAGAAGTATTGTCCTAAAATTGATTGGAATTAGTAAAATATAGTATATGCCCACATTAATTAAAATACATCAAGATGGTCGCCAAGAATTTAAAGAGCAGGGCGCCAGAGTTGAAGCAATCGCATGGAATGAAGATCGAACATTTAAAGAAGTAGTTGATTCAAAACCGGTAGTTGGCTGCTCTCTCCTAGTTGGATCAGTTACAGCTAGATCCTATTCAGCTCAAGACTATTGGTTGACAACAGTTGTGACTGAAATTTTGGAAGAAGAACGGGATGAGAAGGGTTACCTTAAATTTGTAAGATTTAAAACTAAAAACTCAGAATACCTTTTAAAGGACTAATGAAATGGCAAATAAGAAAATTGAAATAGAATTAAGCGATAAGGAGCAAGCAAAGTATGATGAATGGATTAGCCACATTAAGGCTTTATATGGTGAGGTTGGATTACTTACTTGGAAATACACACCTAATGGAATCGGTATGGAACTTAGTGTCTTTAGCCATTTAGCAAAGGTAGAATTAGATTTAACAGACGTCGATAGTTGGTAAAATATAATATATGATAACATTAAATTTAGTCGACTCAACAAAGAGTCAAATTGATTACAAAATTAGTAAATTTCCAGATGGTCAACAAACGATTGACCTATTAGATTGGACAAGTTTGGATCGATATACTGATCCACTATTGATTACAACTCGCCTTAATTCATTTAAGGATGTTGAACTCTTGATTTGTGCAGTTCAAGCGCTGCGTAATATAAAACCAAATTGTCAAATTTCTCTCTATACTCCATATTTTTTGGGATCAAGATCTGATCGTAAATTTGTGGAAGGTGGCGTTAATTATCTAAAACAGGTAATTTGCCCAATTATTAATTCCTTGAATTTTCATAGTGTTGTAGTTTTAGATCCTCACTCTGATGTACTTGAAGCCTGCTTAAACAATTATGAAAAAGCAGATAATCATATTCTTGTTAAATGGGCATTAACTGATATCGATAATAAAGATGGTGCACAATCTAGAATTTGTTTAGTAAGCCCTGATGCTGGAGCATACAAGAAAATATTTGATGTTGCGAAAAACTTTAGTATCGATAAAATTATCACAGCTAATAAAGTACGTGATATGAAGACTGGAAATATTCTTCGTACAGAAATCCCAGTATTAGACCAACACGATGATATTCAATATGTTATCATTGATGATATTTGTGATGGAGGACGAACCTTTGTTGAGTTAGCTAAAGCAATTAAAGAGGGCAGACCTACTGCTAAAATTTATTTAGTCGTAACTCATGGTATTTTTAGTGCAGGATATTCTCAATTGGGAGAATACTTTGAAAGAATCTATACTACAAATTCTTATAAAGGGATAGGTGAGACTGAATTCCATGGATCAGAATTACAACAAACTAAAGTTAAACAATTTAACGTATTCAAATGATAAATTACGTAGACGGCGACGTCATTAAACTCGCAAAAGAAGGTTCATTTAATGTAGTAGTTCACGGTTGTAATTGCCTAAGTACAATGGGAGCTGGGGTAGCTCCACAAATGGCTAAAGAATTTGGATGTGACCAATTTAAAATGGAGAAAGACGGTCCTTCAATTCATAAACTAGGTAATATTGATTACGAAGTATTGTTTTGGGAAGAAACTAAGTGGACTAAATATCCAGATGAAGATGGTAAATGGGCTACACTTAAATTAATTGTAGTTAATGCATATACTCAATACATGTATGGTCGCAATCATGCAGATGGTGTAATTGCGCCATTTGATTATGAGGCATTTACCATTTGTATGAGAAAGATGAATCATATTTTTAAAGGCCAACATATCGGCATGCCTAAAATCGGTTCGCATTTGGCAGGAGGAGATTGGGATAAAATCGAAAAGATTATTGAAAAAGAATTGTCAGACTGTGCAGTAACTGTTGTAAATTATAAACCATAATATAAAAAAATAATGAATCCACTATTATTAACAGATGGCTACAAGACAGGCCATCACCAACAGTATCCAAAGGGAACTACTCTAGTTTATTCTAACTTTACTCCACGTAGTAATAAGTATGCGCCAAAAGGTTGTGATCAGGTTGTTTCATTCGGACAACAAATGGTAATGCAACAAATACATGAAGCATTCCAAAAAGAATTCTTTAGCAAACCTAAATATGAAGTTTGCGGAGAAATGAAAACCGAACTTTCGATGTATCTTGGAACTGACTATGATGTAACTCACTTTGAAAAGTTACATGATTTGGGTTATTTGCCTATTGCTGTTAAAGCACTTCCAGAAGGTACATTAGTACCAATCAAGGTCCCAGTTCTAACAATCTACAATACACATCCAGATTTCTATTGGGTAACTAATTACTTAGAAACTATCCTTTCAAACTTGTTGTGGAAACCAATGACTTCTGCAACTATCGCACATACTTACCGTAAAGTCCTAACTAAATGGCAAGAGAAAACTGATGCTGAACGCGGTTGGTTTATTGATTGGCAAGGACATGACTTCTCAATGAGAGGTATGGACTCAGTAGAGGCAGTAATTTCTTCTGGTGTTGCTCACTTAACATCATTCTTAGGTTCAGACAGTTTACCATCAATTTATGGAGCCCGTAAATATTACAATGCAGACGGTATGGTTTGTGGATCTGTGAATGCAACTGAACACTCAGTGATGTGTGCTGGAGGTAAAGAAGATGAGGTTGAAACATTCCGTAGATTACTTGAAACTTATCCTACAGGAATCCTTTCCGTAGTATCTGATACATGGGATTTATGGAAAGTCTGTACTGAACATGTGGTTACTTTGAAAGAAGAAATCATTGCTCGTGACGGAAAATTGGTTATTCGCCCTGACTCTGGAGATCCAGTTGATATTCTTTGTGGATTGAACTCGAACCCTCCAATTATGATAGATTCAGAATTATTGAAATCGAAAGATGTTCATAATGAGCCTAAAGTAAAAGGTGTTATTGAATTGCTTTGGGACGTATTTGGCGGAACCATTAACGAGCAAGGTTACAAAGTACTTGATTCTCATATCGGAGCAATCTACGGAGATTCAATTACAATTGACCGAGCAGACGAAATCTGTAAGCGTTTAGAAGCAAAAGGATTTGCATCGACAAACGTAGTTCTTGGTATTGGTTCATTTACATATCAATACAATACTCGCGATACTTTTGGTTTTGCAATGAAAGCAACTTATGTTGAAGTAAATGGTGAAGCAAGAGAAATCTTCAAAGATCCTATCACTGATGATGGTACTAAGAAATCTGCAACTGGATTGCTTAGAGTTAAAACTGATGAAAATGGTTATGCTCTAGTTGATAGACAAACTTGGGCTGGAGAAGAAGCAAGTGTTATGCAAACCATTTATAAAGATGGTAAATTCCAAAACACAACTACTCTTGCTGAAATTCGTGAACGTTTAAAACAAGCATAATGATATTTTTAGCAATTTATATTATAGGTTATTTTGCATCGCTTTGGGCGATGCATACCTATAAGAAAGAACTAGACATTGACCATTATGACCCACCACATGATGGATGGTACGATGATTATGATTCAAATGCACAAGCCTATGCAATAATGAGTTTTGTTTGGCCTCTAGCTTTGATTATATTAATTTTATCATTAATTTGGAAAGGCATAATGTTTATCTCAAAAAAATTAGAAAAATAATGGAAGTAGTAAAAGCACCGTTGATTCCAACGTGGGATCTTAGAAATGACACAACAGTATTCTTAGCAGGTTCTATTGAAATGGGAGCTGCTGAAGATTGGCAAGCAGTGATACCTGAACTATTTAAAGATCGTGATGACTTAACTTTTTTCAATCCACGTAGAGATGATTGGGATAGTTCATGGGAACAAAAAGAATCAAACCCACAATTTAGTAAGCAAGTGAATTGGGAAATGGATTTCTTAGAAAAATGCGACATTATCTTTATGTACTTTTCACCAGAAACCAAGAGCCCGATTAGTCTATTGGAACTTGGTTTGCATGCGGATTCTGGCAAAATGATTGTTTGTTGCCCAGATGGATTTTGGCGCAAAGGCAATGTTGATATTGTTTGTAGTCGACATAATATTCCAGTTTATAATACATTAGATGCAGCAATTGGTAGATTAAGAACTGAACTGTCTAATACAAAATGAAAGTAATTTTCTTAGATATTGATGGAGTTTTAAACTCAAATGATTGGTATGTCTATCGTAGAGACTACTATGAAATGGATGATGTTAGAAATCAATATCCACTTTATGAATTTGATCCTCGAGCAGTTGAACGACTAAACCGAATTATAGATGAGACTGGTGCAAAAATTGTTGTAAGTTCAACTTGGAGAAGTGGTGAGACAATAGAGTCTCTACAATTCCTATTTAACCGGGTAGGTATCGTTGGTGAAGTTATTGGTCTAACTCCTCACCTATGGTGTAAAAAACCATATGAAGATATGGATGGATATCGAATACCAAGAGGTTGTGAAATTGATTGGTGGTTAGATAATCACGGCGATTTCCAAAGAATTAATTGGAGTAAAGACGAACAAGTTAAATACGAAGAAAAATCTATTGTCAAGAATTATATTATCCTAGATGATGATTCTGATATGTTGTATGGACAACGTGAACATTTTATTAAAACTCCAAATATGCATGGACTAACTGATGAACTTGCGGATAAAGCGATTGCAATCTTAAACAGTTCTTTAGTAGATTTATATTATTAATAGTACAGCAATGAAAGTTATATTTTTAGACCACGACGGCGTTATCTGTTTATCTACTGAATGGGGTGGCAGATTTAAGAAACAACAAAAGCACGGCCGAAAAATGAGTCAGTCAGTGTTGTCTCTTCCGGTAGAGTGTAGGTTTGATAATTTTAATAAGAAGGCTGTTGATATCCTAAATCAAATTCTACAAGAAACTGGTGCAGAAATTGTTGTAAGTTCAGATTGGAAAAGATGGGCTAATGTAGACGAGATGGGAGAATACTATGAATCAAAAGGAATTTGTAAGAAACCTATTGCATATACTCCAGATTTAAGCGAATGTACTTGGTATAATGCTGGTACATTTGTTTGGGCGCCTAAGTGGGATTTAGAACAAACTCGTGCTATTGAGATCAAGCAATACTTAATAGATCATCCTGAAATTACGCATTGGGTTGCAGTTGATGATTTAAATATGGGAGCGCCGTATACAGATCCAGATTGGGGAGATATGGATCGAGATTGGGGATTAAGTAATTTTGTTTTAACTCCAAGATCAAGAGAAGGAATAAAACAGAGTGGGATAAAAGAATCAATTTTAAAATTTTTAAAAGATGGGAACTAATTATTATAGAATTCCGACTGAAGCGGAAATGGAAGAGCGCAGAGCCAGATTGGCTAAGCGAGTTCAAGAATTAGAAATGACGCCAATGAATATTGAGCGCAGATTTTCTACGATTCCTACTCATGATTCAGATTATGTATGGGAACACGAATCTCCATGGGACGAGTTCTGTAATGACACAGCTATCCATTTAGGAAAGAGATCGGGCGGTTGGAAATTTTGCTGGAATTTTCATAAAGACAAATACTATACAGATAAAGAAGGTTTGCTTAAATTTATTAAGAGTGGCCGAGTTGTAGATGAGTATGGTACTGAATGGAATGTTGACGAGTTTATTGAAATGGCTATGGAATGGGGTCAACCTGACGGATTAGTCGCTGATGAAAACTATATGAGGAGTAGAGAACACTACTTAGGAAATAATTGGAAAGCCTATACTGATCGTGAAGTGGATGGACTCCGAGTTTCTTCTTCAACTGAATTTTGTTAAAATAGAAAATACAAATGAAAACAATTAAAGATTTTATTACAGAAAAGAAATCTAATTATGATTTCTCATGTGCAATGCTTTATTTAGATTTTCCTGAAATGTCTGAATTGCACGGTCAAATTGAAAAAGAGGATGTATATGTAGATCCACAAGATTCTACGTTTGGTTTGGAAACAGAACCGCATGTAACCTTATTGTATGGTTTACATAATAATGTTGGATTAGACAAAGTTGAACCTATTGTATGTGAGCCGACGTATTCAACTGTTAAAGCGCACAATGCATCCCTATTTGAAAATGACAAATATGATGTCCTAAAGTTTGATATTAAAGGAGATCAGCTGGAAGAAGTTAATTCTAAACTAAAGCAGTTTCCGTTTACTTCAGACTTTCCTGATTACCATCCACATATGACAGTTGCCTATCTTAAGAAAGGCATGGGTAAAAAATATGTAGATCAACTTAAGGGCAAGGAATATCAAATCCATCCAAGTCATGCTGTTTATTCAATGGCAAATGGCGAGAAACATAAAATGGCAATTCGACGTGATTAAATTTATACAAAGACTATTCAACCATGAAATTTGGCATAAATGTGCTAAGTGCAATAATGAATATGACTTAAGATCTAGTTCATACTGTGATAGCTGTGGACACAGATGGAGTCACGGAGACCCAATTTAATAATTTAAGTATAATATAATATGGAAAACCAGGAAGTCCTAATTTGCGAGTGTCACTCAACTGATCATCAGATCCTATTTATGTGGGAATACGATCCATTTATCGATGATCAATTGGCTTTTATGCATATTCACTTGGCAAATAATCGAGGTTTTTGGCAACGACTAAGATATGGATTGGCTTATGCCTTTGGTAGAAAGAGCCGCTTTGGGGCCTTTGATGAAATTATCCTAAACCCAAAGGATGCTGATAAACTACAGAGAGTAGTTAATCATCTCAAAAATATAAAGAAACAACGTGAAAAGAAAGTTAAGAGAACTGATGGATAAACTTGCTAAGAAGGCAGGATATCTAACAGTTGCTGAAGCTGAGAAACTTGTAGTAGAACAGCGCGAAAAATGCGCAGTTAGAGCAAGTCACAGATTCCAACATGCTAAAAGCAATAGAGACATGTTTGGTGCAGTAATAAACACATGGTTAGTAACAGAAAAACACGACTAAAAAACATGCAAATTGCCTTAATTGCACACGATGGAAAAAAAGCCGAAATGGTTGCATTCCTAATGGAAAATCGTGATGCACTAAATGGAATTAATCTTATCTCAACCGGAACTACCGGAAAATTCGTTGAGCAGGCAGGACTTCAGGTAACGCGAGTCCTGTCTGGCCCAATGGGTGGAGATGCACAAATTGCAACTAAGGTTGCAGAAAAAGAAATCGGCGCTGTTATATTTTTTAGGGATCCGCTTGATGCCCATCCACACGAGCCCGATGTACAAATGCTTATGCGTATTTGTGATGTACATAATGTTCCACTTGCAACAAATCCTAGTTGCGCTCGCCTTATCCTAAAAGGCCTTCACAGTAATTGATAAATATTTCCAGTTATGCAATTTATAGAATTTTATATCACAACCTATAACTCAACCACAGAACGAGTTATTGATACTATCCTTACTCAATTAGCAGAGGGCGGTCATGTTAAAAAATGGAAAACCCATGCTGACGAGTCAACTCTGCACTGGACGGTAACTGGTAGCTGGGCTGCCTATTCAACAGTTTCAGCTATTGATAAAAAGAAATCATTTTCTGAAGTAGAACCTATCCAGTTTAGTCTAGAACATTTCGAGGAAGATTAATAAACATAGTGTTAATAATTTGATAATCTCAAAGACAGTTATCAAATTAGAAGTTGGCAATAGATAACACTATATGATTAGTACCAAATTAACAGTAGTTATTCCATGTAAAAACGAGGGCAATACAATTTATGCCTGCTTACTTGCTATCTCAAACCAAGTAAATTCCCAAGATCTTTCCATCATTATTGCAGACAGTTCAGATAATCAAGAGTCTCTTGATATTTTAGCTAAATGTAAATCCGATTTTTCCAATTTAAATATTCAAATAATTAGAGGTGGTTTTCCAGCTAAAGCTAGACTTGAGGGTTCTAAATTAGTTAAAACTGAATATCTTCTTTTTTTAGATGCAGATATTATGTTGACAAATAAAGAAACCTTAACTCAATCTATTGTTTATTGTTGCGCAAATCCACATATTGATTTAGTAACAATTCCATTCTATACAGATCCTAAATGGAATTGGGTATTTAGAGCCTTTGAATTCTTTCAAAAGATTGGTCCAACTTTTGCAATTGGCGGATTTCAATTATGGAAAACTTCAGCATATTGGAGAGTTGGTGGATACGATCCATCTGAAATCTTTGCAGAAGATTACTCAATTTCTTCTAAAGTAGATCGCTCTAATTTTAAAATGTTGAGATCCAGTTTTGCCTATACTTCGCCAAGAAGATTTGAAAATAAGGGGATCTTCTATATGTTTAGGTTAATGATATTAAGTTACTTTAACCGAAATAATCCAGAGTTTTTTAAAAAACACCATAATTACTGGACATGATGTATCAGTCAATAATTGTATCAGATCTTCATCTTGGTACAAAGGATTCTAAATGCGAAGAATTCTTAGAATTTTTAGATAAGCATAAAACACAACAGCTAATTCTCAATGGAGATATTATAGATGGTTGGGCAATTAATAGAGGAGGCAAGTGGAGAAAAGAACACACTAAAGTTTTAGGTAAACTCTTAAGACTCTCCAATGATATTCAAATTATTTGGATTAGAGGAAATCACGATGAATTCTTAACAGAATTTATTGGTAATGCCTTTGGCGGTATTGAGTTTAGAGAAGATTATCATCTACAATATTCTGAATGGATTGAATCTGATGTGTGGCAACGTAAAAACTATTATGTTTTTCATGGAGATGTAATTGATGTTTTTATCACAAACTACAAGTGGTTAGCTAAAATTGGAGCAGTCGGTTATGACTTTGCACTATGGCTAAATCGAATCTATAATGGATATAGAAAATGGAGAAATCTTCCATACCAATCTATTTCACAAAAAATAAAGGCTGGCGTTAAAGTTGCAACTAATTATGTTAATGATTTTGAAGTAACTGCTCTACGAATGGCAGAAAAGAAAGGCTGCCATGGAGTTATATGTGGACATATCCACCAACCAGCTGACCGCTATATCAATGGACATCACTACCTAAACTCTGGAGATTGGGTCGAAAACATGTCTGCAATCCTAATTGATAACAAGGGGCACATCAAATTATATCAAGCTTAAACTCTTTTAAATTGAGCCAGTATAATATTCCATGAAATGGAAAAAATATAACTGGTCATTTGCCATTACTTGGACACTAGTGCTAATTATCGGCGGCCTTATTTGGTGGAAAATAATTTCCTGGCTAATCTCTTAGCCCAAACCCAAGATCATTGGGTATATTAATTTAAATTACGTCTAATAGATGGCATCAACTAAAGAAATAAGTAAGAAATACCAGCTACTCGATGAGATCGAGCACGTCCTAAAAAGACCTGGCATGTATATTGGTTCAACTAAACCTCATACAAGTCAGGAATGGATTCTTAAAGATGGTATGTATGAGAAAGAGGAATTGACTTACAATCCTGGCTTTCTAAAGTTATTCGATGAGATTATTTCAAACTCAGTCGATGAGCATAAACGCTCAGGTAAAATTAACCAAATCAAAGTTGTTATTAAAGACAACCTAATTTCTGTTTGGGATAATGGTGGAATTCCAGTAGTTCAGCATCCCGAACATAAGGTTTGGATTCCCGAATTAATCTTTTCTAATCTTAGAGCAGGTTCTAATTTCAATGATGACGAAGGCCGAACTGTGGCTGGAACAAATGGAGTCGGTGCTTCGCTAGTTAATATCTTTTCTAATAAATTTAAGATTGAAACGGCTGATGGTAAAAAGAGATTAGTTCAGCTCTTTACTAAAAACATGTCAGTTAAAGGAGATGCAAAGATTTCTGCATCAAATCAAGGTTTTACTGAAATTTCATATGAACCAGATTTAAGTAGATTTGAAATGAAATCTCTTGATGAGGCTCATATTAAAATGATGCGTAAGCGCGTTATTGATATTGCAGCAGCAAATCCTGGCCTTAAACTAGAATTTAATGGAGAGAAATTTAGATTTAAGAATTTTAAAGAATATGTTGAGCTCTATGTTCAAGCTCCAATTTGGGAAAAGAGCGAGCACTGGGAATTTGCAGTAGGACATTCAAAAGATGGTTATCAATCTATTTCATTTGTTAATTCAATTGAAACTAAAGATGGTGGTACCCATGAAAATTATATCCTAAATCAGGTAATTGAAGATTTAAGAGTCCTAATTAAAAAGAAACATAAAGTTGAAGTTAAACCTTCAGAAATCCGTAATCATGTTTTCTTATTCATAAACTGTACAGTAATTAATCCTGCATTTTCGTCTCAAACTAAAGAGAAACTAATTACAGAACCTAAAGAATTTGGAACATCTCATACTGTTTCAGAAAAATTTGCTAAAGCAGTTTTTGCATCAGAAATTATTGAATCTCTTTTAGATTGGATTCAACAAAAGAAACAAGCTGAAGAACGTGCAGAATTACGCAAGCTTAATAAATCTCTTTCAACAACAAAGGTTCTTAAATTAATTGATGCTAAAGGAAAGGACCGAAACAAATGTTCGCTTGGAATATTTGAAGGTATGTCAGCTCTTTCGGCAGTTCGTAAGTTTAGGGATCCTCAAGTATTTGGCGCATTTCCACTTAAAGGTAAATTCCTAAATGTGAGTGAAATGAAGAATACTGAAGTTATTAAGAATGATGAGGTAGTTCAGTTAATGGCATCGCTAGGAATTAAATTAGGCGAGGAACCTAAAGAGATGAGATACAATAAAATCTTAATCTATACTGATGCTGATCCAGATGGAGACTCTATTGCTGGTCTCTTAATTAACTTCTTTAATAAGTATTGGCCAGAACTGGTAACTGAAGGAAAGATCTTTAAGGTAATGACTCCATTGGTTGTAGCAAAGAAAGGAAAAGAAATTATGCCATTCTATACAGCAGATGATTATCTAAAATGGGAAGCTAAAACAAAGATGGCTGGCTGGAATGTTGAATACAAAAAAGGTCTTGCTGCTCTAGAAGATGATGAGTATCGCGAAATTATTCATAACCCAAATTTAGTACAATTAACTAACGATAAACAAGCAAAGCAATCTTTAGAAGACTGGTTCGGAAATGATTCAGCTCCTCGTAAAGAACGTCTTTTACAATTTTCAATATGATTAAAGCAGAATTAAAATCAGTATCGCAATTTCTAGATCAAGACTATGCAGCTTATGGTATGTATACTCTTGAAAATAGAGCTATTCCTTCAGTTATTGATGGATTCAAACCAACTCAGCGTAAAATTATTTTTATTGCAGACAAAGTTTGGAAAGGTTCTAATGATAAACCACTAAAGATATTTCAATTAGGTGGTCGAATTGCAGCCGATGCTCACTATCACCATGGAGATGGATCTCTTAATGGAGCTATTATTGGAATGGCTCAATCATTTAAGAATTCCCTTCCTCTATTAGATGAGGTTGGTCAGTTTGGATCTCTTCGTTCGCCAGAAGCTGGAGCTCCTCGTTATATTTCAACGAAACTTACCCCTAATTTTAGATTACTCTATAAGGATTTTGAACTCTTAACTTCTCAAATTGAAGAGGGTAATGAAATTGAACCTAAATATTTCTTACCAATTATTCCAACTGTTCTCCTAAATGGAAGTTCTGGTATTGCAGTAGGATTTGCAACTAATATCTTAAATAGAAATCCTGTTCAACTAATTGATGCATGCACTAAAGTATTAGATGGCAAAAAGATTGGCGAGCTACTTCCTTGGTTTAAAGATTTTAATGGACCAATCTCTAGAATTGGAGATAATCAATATCAATTTAAAGGAGTTGCTCGAGTAGTTAATACTACAACTGTTGAAATTACTGAACTACCTCCATCAATGACATTCCAAAAATACGAGAATCATCTTAATGCTTTACAGGAAAAGGGAATTATTTTCTCTTATGAAGATAATTGCTCTAATGGAATTTCATATACGCTAAAGTTTCAAAGAGCCAAGCTTGCTGAATTAGTTGCTAAAGACAAATTGGAGTCTACTCTTAAATTAGTTGAGACTGAAAGCGAAAACTTAACTTGTCTTGATGAAAGAGGTAAGCTTAAAATATTTTCAAGTCTACCTGAATTAGTTGACTACTTTGTAAAATTCCGTTTAACTTATTATGATAAGCGTAAAGCCTACTTAATTGATACTCTAGAAAAAGAATTAGTGTATCTTTCAAATAGAGCTCGATTTATCAAGATGATTATTGATGGTAAACTTAAATTAGGTAATCGACCTAAACAAGAAATCGTTACTGAATTAGATGAACTTAAGTTCGACAGAATTAATTCAAGTTTCGATTACTTATTAGGTATGCAGATTCAAACCTTAACTAAAGAAAAATACGAGCAATTAGTAAATGAAGTTAAAGACAAAACTGCAGAATTAGTAGTTGTAAAGAAGACTGCTCCTATTGATATGTATAGAACTGATCTTGCAGAATTAAAGAAGAACCTTAAGACTAAATAATGTACGATTACGAGATTATTATTAGAAAGAGAGGATTAACTCCAGATGAAACCGTTCAAGTTGCAGTTAGACTAACAGAAGAAATGGTTGAGAACTCGTCAATTGATATTTTAGACATGTCATTTCAAAAGTTAAAGGAGGATCTTTATAAAAATCTTCCAGTAAAATTTAAAACAATATACAAACGTGAAGTTTTTGAATCAACACCCTATCAAGAAATCTGATCTAGGATTTCATGGTAATCTATTTGGAGGTAAACTCCTAGCTTGGATTGATGCAGCAGCAGCCGGTTATGCAATGGAATATGCACATAATCGCAGAATGGTTACAGTTAAAATTGATGAGTGCGTCTTTAAGAAGCCAGCAAAAGAAGGAAGTCTACTTAAGATTTATGGTTCTATAACAAAGGTTGGAAATACTAGCATTACACTCTACATGGAGGCACGATCCTTTAATGTCTATACGCACGAAGAAGATATTGTTTTATCTACTCACATTACATTTGTTAGAATAGATGAAGATGGCAATCCTATTCCAATTTCAGATAAGGTTCGAAATGGCTTCCATTATGAAGTAGCAGCAGAAGATAAATAATTCTGAAAAAAGCATTAAATATATGTCAATCGTAACCAATTTCGATAAGTTTAACGTAAACGAGGAAGATAAAGAAGTTCCTACTCCAGCGGCAGCTCCGGCTGAAGATCCTGCAGCTGAACCAGGTGCAGCACCTGCTGAAGAACCAGCCCCGGCTGAAGAGCCTACCGCTGAGGATGCTCCAAAAGAAGAAGTTAAAGCTGACGAGCCACAAGCAGAAGATCATGACTACTATTTTACATGGTATGGTTGGGTTCCTAGCTATGGAGATTTTGATCAAGATTGGATGTTAGTTAAAGCCAAATCTGATACTGAAGCTATTGAAAAATTATCAGAGTATAAGCCTCTTCAATATTCTAAAGGTGGAGTTGGACTTGATACACTAGATGGAGAAAAACCTAAAGGTGCAACAAGCGGTGGATGGGAAGAACAAGAAGATGGATCTAAGATTTCAAAATCAATTGAAGTTGATTTTAAAAATAAGAAATTTGTTCTAAACGTTACAACATATCCAAAGGATCACTTTACAAATCCTAAGGAAAATCCTAAGAAAAACGAAAAGCAAGACATTGAACCATTCTTTAGCGGAGATGGTAAAGCAAACGAAAGTATTGAAGAGCCAATGGCAATTTCTCTTGAAGAAAAATACGATGCATTTGTAGATGCAATCCGCCAAAGTGGTAAAGGTGCAAAGATTACTTTAACACCAAATGATATTATTGTTGAATTTGGATTTGATTATCCAGATGAATTAGCTGAACTTGCATTTGAAGCAGCTGAACAATTAGGAATTTCAAGTAGAGAACTTTCAGTTTGTGCAGAATCTAGTGGACATAAATCTATTAAGATCGATAGAGTTAATGGTGGTCCTAAAAACTGGAGTATGCTAAACAGATACGGTCGTCGTTAATAATTTAATTGTCCAACTTTCGTAATCTAATCTTTCTTTTTTAGTATAATATCTTAACATACTAATTATAATGATTATGAAACTTGGACAATTTTTCTGTTCTTTGGTTGGCATTAAAAAGAGATCCTTTTATGTAGGAGAACTCTATTTTACAATTACAAAGGAATCTCCATATTATAGATCAGGCGGAGATATTTTAAACAATGTACATTTTGAATTTCTTGGTCTCTACTTTGCAAGTAGGTTAAAGAAGCGTAAAACTAAAAACGGTTTTAGAAAAGATCAGAAGCTCATTCGAGTTTTTGAATCAACTTGTGGAGTTAAGGTAGGTAATTACCGAGTTAATGATAATTCTGGAAATTCATATGATGATTGGACTCTACCTGATGCAGTAACAACTCCAACTAGCAATCGCTTTGTTGGAACTCTTGATGATTGTTATTGGCTTCTTGAACAATCAATAGTTGTATGTAATGAATTTCCCAGTGCAGGATATTCCCTAAAGAATAATTCATGGATCGGTTGGTCGCATAGAGCTAAAGCAGCTTTTAAAAAAGGCGATAGACTTTTTGATCAAACCTATAAACCAGTTGAGTCTGATTATACTGAAGAAGAGTGGACTAAATATTCGAAGGCCTATCAAAAAAGTCTAAATAGTGCAGTTGACGAGTTAGATAAAAAATGGATTATCGAAGATGGAATTTCTCATGTGATTCCATTTAAACAAAGAGGCCCAAAGATTATTGAAACTAATCAAGAAGCTAAACAAGCCGCAATTAATTTTTCTAAATACGTATCATAATGAATTTAACAAATGAATTCCAATCAATTAGAGATTGGGCAGAAGACAAAGGAATCTACGCTAAAGGCGATCCTAAAACACAATACATTAAACTATGCGAAGAGATGGGAGAGCTTGCTCAATCCCTCTTAAAACAGGATGAAGCTGAATTTAAAGATGCAATTGGAGATTGTGTCGTAGTCTTAACTAACCTTGCCAAATTAAAGGGTTATACAATTGAAGAGTGCATTAACGGATCATATGATGTTATTGCAAAGCGTACGGGTAAAATGGTTAATGGAACCTTTGTTAAAGAACAAAACTAATAATGAAAGAATATAAACTTTTCTCAATCGACGGTCGTCCAATTGCAAGCGAAATTTGCGAGCATCTTTCACAACTAACTGAATCCGATATTAGAGTCGGTAAATTTAAAATTGATCAATTTTCTGATGGAGAATTTAGCCCTCAGTTTTTAGAATCAATTAGAGACAAGTCTGTATTTTTAATAACTACTTTAACTAGCTCAGATGCAATTGTTAAATTAGTTCTTTCAATCGATGCCGCTAAACGTGCATCAGCCTCGGAGGTTATTGTAATACTTCCATATATGGCATACTCAAGACAAGATCGAAGAGAGGGTCATCGTGGTGCAATTGGAGCAAAGGCTATTGCCGATCTTATTAAAAATTCTGGAGCTGACAAAGCAATCCTATTTGATCTACATTCAGAACAAATTCAAGGTTTCTTTGATATGCCAGTTGAGCATATTCCAGGTTGGGTTGCATTTACTGAATATGTTCAAGAACTAGATCCAACTTGTGATTGGACAGTCTGCTCGCCAGATGCAGGTGGAGTTAAACGTGCAAATCGTTTTTATCAACACTTTGTTAAAACTCATGAGACTGCAACCTTTTCAATGCTCTCTAAACTAAGAGACAAACCAAATTCAATTGAGCGCATGGATCTAATCGGAGATGTTAATGGTCGCTGTGTAATCTTAATTGATGATATGGTCGATACAGGCGGAACTCTTTTGCTTGCCGCAAAACTCCTAAAAGAAGCAGGTGCGCTGAAGGTTCACGCAATCTGTACACATGGAGTCCTATCTGGACCAGCTTATGAAAGACTAAGCGGAGAAAATGGCAAGTACCTAGATTCTCTCGTAATTAGTACTTCAATTCCAACTAACTTCCACGAAAAAATCAAAACTATAAGCTGTGCAAAACCCATTGCTAAAACTATTTTTGCAATGACCAAATCTGTATCAGTTGCACAAACACTATTACCAGTATGAAGAAATTAATTTTTATATTAGCCCTATTGCCAAGTTTGGTAATAGCTCAAACCCAAACCTATTCGCTTAATGGCATGTTAAATATTGGAAACCGTGCTGGTTACTTGATTGGAGCTAAAGGCGAATACAAATCAAAGGACACTGGCAAACTTGGTTTAATTAGTAATGCAGCTGGTCAAATTCAATATGCATCAGTCAATGATGTAATGGTTTTACAAAGACGTGATATTAACCTTTCTGTTTATGGCTGGAAGACTCTGGATAAGGTCCAGTCACTTATATTATTTAGCGAAGGGGAACATTCATATACCAGAAAGGTTGAATTCAGGGTGACCGGAGGGGCTGGTTATAAGCGAGTTTTAGTAGATGTTCCTGGTAAAAAGATAGAAGTTTCTCAAGCAGTTACGACCGAGCAGCTTCAGCTAATAGATGGAAATCGTACTTGGACTATCCGTAGTTCGACCAGAGGTAAGATTGTTTTGGGTACATTAACTAAGTTAACCATTATTGCTAATCTACAGCCGCCATTGGCCTCCAATACTGGAGCAGACGTTCGTAATAACATGGTAGGCAGAGTTATTGCTCAATTGGAGCACCCTCTATCAAAAAGCCTATCATTTTCAATTGGCGGAGATGTAAACTATCAAACCTATCAGTCTTGGGTTAAACCTGAGGTCAAGCCTTATGACGGGGTTATCCAGCTCGGCCTGGTATGGAAGCCGAATAAATAATTTTATATGCCAACCGCTAATCGACTAGAACATCCACGTATTAAAGCATTCATCAAACATGTAAGATCTGAATGTAGGCGCACTGGAATCAAAGTCGAATTAAGACAAGTTAAATATTTAAAATTAGGCCAGGGTATGAAATGCTCTGGCTATTTTGATGAAGAAAACAGGAAACTTGTTGTAGCAATGCTAAATCCAGTATCAGTTGAAGTATTAGTTCATGAATTTGGTCACTTTACTCAATGGGATGAAAGGATTCCTATTTGGAAAGATGCGGGTTGGGCAATGGGTCATATTGAAGAGTGGTTAAATGGAAAAACCAAACGCAATATTGAAAAATGGATGGCCCTATCTAGAGATCTTGAATTGGACAATGAAAAACGTAGTGTTCAGTTAATAAAAGATTTCAATCTTCCAATTAATACTGAGAAATATACGAAAAGCGCTAATGCCTATGTACTTTTCTATAATTGGATGCTAACTTCAAGAAAATGGTGTAAACCTGGTAATACTCCTTATTCAAATAAGACTGTTCTTAATGCATGTTCTCCTAAATTTAATATGAGATACGATCAGCTCTCAGCAAGAATGAGACAAGCATTTGAAGAGTCAGGAATTTAAAACCAAAATGCCCAAATTGGGTATAATATATCTACAAAACAAAAACAACAACACTATGAAGAAGTACGCAATCGTAATGCTTTTAGTCGCTGCAGTAGGATTTACTGCATGTGGAAATGGTTCAACTGGCGCTGACGCCACTACTGCTGACTCTACTAAGGTAGACTCAACTGTAGTCGCAACAGACTCAACTGCAACTGTAGACACAACTGCTGCTGTAAAGTAATCAAGAGTTAATACACTCTGACTAAAAAGAGGAACTTTTTGTTCCTCTTTTTTTATTTTCGTGGGCCTGGACCAAAGTTGTTTAGATAAATAATAAGAAATGGTCTAGATTTAAATGAAACATTGGTTAAAAGCCGTTGTGCTTGCCGTGCTGGCATTCGCAGCAACTTCAACTTACGCCCAAACGGGTCCCCCAGCTCCCTCCTCTGGTGCTTGGGTAATTATTGACACCAACTATACAGTTGGATCATCGCTTATTGGTCAAACAAAAGCAAGAATTACTTACAAAAATAACACTTCAACCTTAGTAACAGGTCTTCAGTTTAGAGTATTCTACGACAAGACTGCGTTTATTGATGCATCGGTTGCTGCAGTTAACCCTGCTTCAAACGAAGTTTTAGCATTCAAAAAGGACACGGTTAACGGTCACATTACTATTTCACTAGTTTATACTGGTTCAAGTAGCACATGGACCCTAGCTGAGGGTGAAACATTTGAGATTACATTTACTCACGCAGCGAATACAACATTCCAAGCTCTATCTGCAATTTCAAACTTAACTTGGTCTGCAACTCCAGGATTTACATTTCCTCAATTGCTAGCTAAACAAGATGGTACTGATGGTACACTGAGCCAACATAACTATGGTGGTATCTTCCTTCGTCCTTCTCTTAATTACCACGGTACCTTTACTAACGTAACTGGTTCTGGTTCAAAAGATATTATTGTTCAATTACAACAACGTCCAAAAACTGGAGGTACTTGGACAACTATTAAAATGGATACGACTAGTGTAGCTGGACAATTTGCTTTCAACAATGTAGTTGTCGATACAACATTCTTTAATGCTCGCCTCTATGTTAAAGGTGATACCTTAACTGTAGGTAATACAATTTCAACAGCAGATGCTGCCAAAGTAAACCAATGGGTTTTAGGTCAAGCTGCTCCAACTGGATTTGAATACTATGCAGGTGACGTAAACTCAGATAACTCTATCTCAATTACAGATGCTTATGGTATCTATGGTAGATTAGCTGGAAGATTCTCAGCATGGCCAAACAGTACAGCTGATGTTAAATTCTTCTCTGCATCTGAATATGCAACAATTAATGGTTCAACTACAAACTACACTTCAACTATCCCAGGTGTAACTGAACTTACTTTCAATATTATTGCAGGTCAACCTGATTCTGTAACATTCTATGTATTAGGTAAAGGTGATGCTAATGGTACTGGTTTCCACATGGCACGTATGGTTCCAATTCAAATTGTTAACCCTAACAATGCGCCAAACCATATCATTGACGTAACTACTCAATATGATAATGCTGCTCAATTAGAAACAGTTGAAATCAATATGCCAGAAATTACAGTTGATGCTGGAAATCTTTTAACAGTTCCAGTTAAAGTTGTATCAAATGGTATTAATTTAGGAGCTTTACAATTAGCCCTAAAATACGATCCTCAACTTTTAGAGTTTAAATCAATCTCTGCGACTGAAGGTGTTGCACACTGGCTATCTTTTGTAAACCCACAAGATGGAACAGTTGAATGGGGAGGAGCTGATTTTACAACAACTCATCCAATTGCAGATGGTCAAACTGCATTTAATTTACAATTTTTAGCTCTTGTTCCAAAAAATCAATGGAACAAGAGTCCTCTTTATGTAACTCGTAAGTATGCCGGAATTAATACTACCCTTAGAGATTTAAATATAACTCCAACTGATGGAATTATTCAAGTCCTAATTGTTAATCCAGGATGGGGAGTAGGTACGATTGAAAATGACTTAATGACAGTTAAGCTTGCGCCTAACCCAACTCAAGGTCATGTTGCAGTAACTTTCAATGTATTAGAAGATGCAATGGTTAACTTAACATTCAGGGATCAACTTGGAAATCCTGTTAAAACTTTAGTTAATCAATTTATGCCAGCTGGAACCTATACTTATAACACAGACTTAGGTAATTATGCAGGTGGAATTTATTATGCAATTCTACAAGCGGGAAAGAAAGTTGCATCAGCAAAAGAAATCGTTAACAAGTAATTAAATAATAAAAAACACATATTAACCATGTCTGAAGAAACACAAAACGATGGCACTTGGTCTGGTCTTAAAAAGACTATTATTGGTACAATTTCAACTGCAGTTTTAGCAGGTGGAACCTATGTAACTACTACCCTTTTTGGTGGTGGAAATGATAAGGAAGAAACAAAAACTGAACAAGCTGCACCTGCTGCTGCTCCAGTTGTAATCAACCTTGAAAACAATAATACAAACCAACAAAAACAATCTGGTGGTACTAACACTATTATCAAAGAGCGTGTTATTGAAAAACCTGCTGCAACTGAGCCAGCAAAGCCTAAGGCTGAACCTAAGAAAGAAGAAGAATCTTGGTAATTAAAAAATAAAAAGAAATACAATGTCTATTAAAGAAACGGTTAAAAATGCTCTTGGCTTCGGCAAAGAGGAATTTGTAAAAGTAGATGATAAGAACAGATTCTATTATATGCTTCAACAAATGCAAGCAAACAGATGGAGAATCACTGCAATTGTTTTAGGTTTATTCACCTTAATTATTGTAGGAATTAATGCTGGTGTATTTATGGGAGCTACTATCGGTGAAGACTGGAAAGAAATGTTATTGATTCTTTTAGGTGCATTCGTTGGTAACCTTAATAAAGTAGTTGACTATTGGTTTAACTCTGAAGATCGCGATAAAATGTTGATCCAAAAAGTTGACGAAGAAGATGGTCAATCTTTATCTAATACTGCAGAATAAAAAATTAAAAAAATCTATGAAAAAGGTCACTGCCTTTTTTGAGGAACATTGGACAATACTTTTAGTAGTAGCCGCTTGGTTTGGTACTATTGGATTTATTGCCTACAAATTTGGAATATGAAAAAGTTAATCGTAATTTGCACCATGCTGTTATTGGCAGTGGGTGCTCAAGCTCAAACAATTGGTTCAACTAAAACTGAAACCTACCAGGCTGATTTTGAAAAGAAACAGTCAATAAACCTTGTTGCAAATTACGATGATACTATTGTAATTCCTATTCAAGTATTAAAAATTGGTATTAACGAAGAGCTTTACGCAATGTACCCTGAATTAAAGGACAATCGCGTAGGACTTGGAGTTGCCAATATTGTTCTTGAATTTTTAGAATCAACTGACAGATTTAAATTCACTGAGGACAAGGAAGAGATTAAACAAAAAATGATTGCTCAACAAAAAGCGTCTGATAAGGGAATCTCAGCAAATACAATTCAAGTAAAAGGTAATGTTATTCTTGCCAAATACTTTGTTTATATCGAAGTTTATGACTTTGCAATCAGTGAAGACGAAGAAATTCAAGTATCTGGTGCTGAAGTTAAACAAAAAACTACAATCGGCCTTCAAGTAAGATTTGTAGACGCTGAAACAGGCGAAATTATTACTGGCTCCGGTCTTGGCGAAGCCATTACTGTTAAGAAAGCAAGTCTATTGGATGGCGTTGATGAGGTTAAATTTAATCAATCAACAATCGGTATATCGACTAAGAAATCCCTTGAGACTGCTGCTTCACGAGTTGTGAGCAAGTTGATCAAAAAGGGAGTATTTAGACGATGAGACACCTAATCTTACTGTTATCTTTACTTGCCTTTTCAACTTTAGCTAAGGCACAAAGCTACATTTATCAATATGTAGATCCCTGTACAAAAAATCTTAAATTTGTATCAGTTCCACTTAATGGAGCAAGTATTGCTGTGACCTATTATGGTCAAGTTGGAACATTTAGTAATGCAGATTTTAGTAATGGTAATTTTATTTCATGGCTAAATCAAACATCTGGCGCAAATGCTGGAAAACCTTGCGACCAAGCTACAACACAAGCTGTTACTTCAACTAATTTAATAGTTACAAATAATATTATTTCAACCTTAACTAATATTACATCAGTTTCAATGATGGCATCAAGTCTTGCTTCCAATGTTGCAGGCGCTTCGAGTATGGTTGGAGGAAATCTTGGAAATACTGTTAATAATGGTTCAAGCGGAGATGGATCGGGTAATGGAGGCAGTTCAAGTAATAAAGAAGAGAAGAAAAATAATGGCGGAAATGGAAACAGCAGCAGCGGTAATAACAATAATTCTAATGGTTCCTCTAGTTCTAATGGGGGTAATCAGTCTGGTAGTTCAACTCAAGGAGGAAGCTCGTCGAACTCGTCAGGATCAGTAGGATCAACAAATAATCAAGGAAATGGATCATCTAATAATAACGGAGGAAATACAACAGGTTCTAGTGGAAATACTGGAAGCGGAAACACTGGATCAGGTTCAGGTTCTGGCCAAGGAGGTGGAAACCCTGCTTCAGGCTCGGGAGGAAGCGGCTCAGGTTCAGGTAGTTCAACTCAAGGAGGAGGTTCGTCGTCTCAGCCGCCTGTAGGTAATACAGGATCATCTGGCGGAACTGGAACTGGTGGTAATGGTAACACTAATGGAGGCGGAACGGGATCCTCTGGTGGAACAGGAAACAACACAGAATCAGGCGGGTTAACTCAATCTAATTCAAGTGGCGGTAATGGAGGAACAACTAACTCTGTATCAAATGCAGCCGAAGCAACCTCAAGCGGAGGAAGTAGCGGAGGTTCTAGTAGTGGCGGAGGAAGTTCTAAAAATGGAGATAAAAACCGTGCAAGAACTGGAGCCTTAATTGGAACTGGAGATATTGTAGCGGTACGAAGCGCAGAAGAAGGAGAAAAGGATCAGTTTAAGTTTACTATGAGTATGACTAAATCTAATACTAAAAATACCTTTGCTAGAGGATTTTTAGGAAACTTTACTACTCAAATTAATAATTCAAACATTACATTCTACGGTGCGTGGACCTTACCTAAAAGTAAAACTACAATTATTGTTGCAAACTCTTCAATGGTAAATCCAGCTAGAGATTTCTTTAATACAACAACTCTACTTGGATCAAAGAGATTTACTAAATTATCCCTTATGGGTGGTTTAAACTTTACAGCGGGTTCTATTGGAGAAACTGGTTTCCAAAACCTATCAGCAGTTGGAGGTGGATTTTACATGTTTAATGCTGGTAAAAAAATAACAGGAACTCTCTTAGTACTTGGAGTTTATTCTCCATTTACTCAATTCTATGAAGGAAGTTGGTGGAGTTCAGGATTATTAGTAGTTCCATTTAGTTCATGGGATTATTCAGTTACAAAGAAATTTAAATTTAACATAAGTTTCTCTGGAACTTATGAACTAAATAAAAATATGCTTAACTATCAGGTCTTAACTGGTGGTAAAGTTATGCTTTAAAAAATCAAATACTATGAAAAAGTTATTATTAGTTTTATCAACACTTACTCTACTTTCTTTTACTGAACCTTGTTATAAAGTAACAAGCGTTATAGCAAGTGCCGATGCGCCTGATATGAAAAAAGAAAGAGTAATCTTTGGTATTAAACAATTAGCAGAAGAAATTGTTTCTGAAAAATATACAATTTGTAATGATGGTTCCCCAATTACAGTTGATGTATTTTCAATTGAAGCGCCAACTACTGGAGTTTCAATAGGACCTTTTACTGCAATTAAGAAAGAAACTATTATTAAAGTTAAAATTACCAAAGATGGTAAAGAATATATTGGAGAAGGTACTGCTAAAACTACAGTTAAATCTACCCTAATTGAATTAAAGGATGAGAACCTTCCATTTGAAAAAACAACTTTCGCTAGTGCTGTAAAGAAAAGTTTATTGGATGCAGTTAGCAAAATGTAATTATGTTTAAAAAACAACTCTACATATTATTAGGAATTGCCCTATTCTTAATTCCATCATTGGGTTTTGCACAAGCAACAACTGTTAATCTTGGAACAAGTAGTAGTGGGGTTGTCTCAGTTAGTTATAATACATGGACTAAAGTAGATCCAAACGTGACAGTAACTGCAAATGGTACAATTACTGGATTTAGGGTTCAAGTATCTCAAGCCTATGCAAGTGGTGCAAGTGGAGATCAATTAAGATCTACTGTAACCCTTCCTAGTGGAGTAACAGTTTCAGCATTTAATACAACAACTGGAGTCTTAGTATTTAATGGTTCAACTACTGCGGCTAACTGGCAAACTATTCTAAGGGGCGTTGAATTCAGATCGACTACTTCTACGTGTTATGCTCTACAAAGAAGAGTTACATTTGTCGCAGGTTCAGTATTCTATAATCCTTTAACTGAACACTTCTATGAATATGTTTCGGGTTCAGCCTCATGGACAGGCGCTAAAACTTCAGCAGAAGGTCGATCTTATTTTGGTAGAGCTGGATATTTAGCAACAATGACGTCAGAAGCTGAAAATAACTTTGTTTGGAAATTAATGGCAAACGATGGTTGGTTTGGTGCAGCAGATGAGGTCGGTCTAGTTAATACTGCAAAGGGAACCACTGCATATGCTTCACAAGCGGCAGTTGAACAAAAATGGCACTGGATCACTGGACCTGAAAAGGGAACTCAATTTTCCAATGGAAGCACCGCTACAACTGGTCAATATGCAAAATGGGCAGGCGGCGAACCGAATAATTCAGGCGGCGAGCACTATGGCCAATTTTATTCGGGTAATAATGGTATGTGGAATGATTTACCTAATACAAATTTACCAGGATATCTTTGTGAATATGGAGATATGCCAGGGGATATTACGTCAAGTACTACAATCCTAACACGTAATATTGAGATTAGTGGAGCATCGAGCGGTTATATTTCAGGTGGAGATATTAATGTTTGTTCTGGTTCAAATAGCACAACCCTAACTCTTAACAGTTATACTGGAAGTATTGTTAGATGGGAATCTTCATTTGATAACTTCTTTACTGCAGGTACCACAATTTCAAGCACCTCAGCAAGTATTACTGTTACAAACTTAACTAAAACAACTTATTATAGAGCAATTGTAAACTCAACTAGTCCAACCACTTGTTCAAACCTATCAACATCTAGTGTTGCTCTATCAGTTAAACCAACTACAGCAGGTTCAATCTTTGCAGTAAATAACTCGATTTGCGCTGGAGGTCAAGTTGAGCTAACTCTATCTGGTCAACAAGGTAATATTAATAAATGGCAAAGATCAACTGATAATGTTAACTGGACAGATATTACAAATATTACTGCAAGTTTAAATCAAACGGTTAATACCGCCGGAACCTATTATTATAGAGTTCAAGTACAAACTCCAAACTGTGGAGCTGCAGTTAACTCAGACGCTAAAACTATTACTGTTACATCAGGAACTCCACCGGTTGGAGGTTCAGTTTCATCAGCAGTCCATGCAACCTCAACCAATTCAGGTTCCCTAACTCTTAGTGGTCATACTGGAACTATTATTAAATGGCAACGTTCCGCAAATGATGGAGTAACTTGGACAGATATTGTAAATACCTCTACTACAAATTCATATTCAAACCAAACTGATGGTATTTTGTATAGAGCTCAACTACAAAATGGAACGTGTGGATTTGCCTACTCAACTGCAGGTATGATTACAGTTGCACCATTTACCTATTCAGGAACAGTTTATAATTCAGAAGCAGCAGCTTTACCTGGAGCTGAAGTTAAATTATATTCTAAACTTAAATCAGATTCCAATTATTCTTTTCATAGCACGTCTACTACAAATTCAAGTGGAGTCTATTCATTTACAACTTCGCTAAGCGTAAACAAATACGATTTTAGAGTGGCAATAGAATCTATTACAGTTCCTAATCCAACTACAGCAGATGCTCAAGCATTTACAGAAAAGGTTCTAACTCAAACTTTTAATTCAAAAGATTATTATAGAGTTGATGCAAACAATAATAATACACTATCAATAACTGATGTGTTTCTTACATATGCTAAAGCAAATGCTAACTTATCAAATTGGCCTAACTCAACACCAACTTATAGAATATTTTCAGCAACTCAATGGTCTACTATTAATAGTGGAACAACCAATGTAAAATCAACTTTACCTGGCCAAACGACCTTAGTTGTAGACAGCCTAGTTTCAGGCGGAACTACGAATTTCTATATTATAAGAACTGGAATTCGCCAGTAATCCAATTCCCATTTCATAGTATAATAACTAAAATAATCAATCGTAATGATAGATTTAAAGGAAGTATCAATTGCGTGGTTTAGGTCATTTAATCCAACCCCAGAACAAAAAGCAATAGCAGATGAGCGCCTTGCTATTTGTGAAGCTTGCCCAGAAGCTAAAGTCAATCAATTAAATATTCACTATTGTGGTGCATGCGGTTGCCCACTTAACAAGAAAATTTTTACACCAAAAGGTCCAAGCGCTTGTCCTCAGCAAAAATGGCCAGTTTAATAGTATATTAGTTTCAAATGGCAAAGTTAAACCTAAAGTTATTTAAAGAAACCATGGACGAGTTCAAAGACAAGATCGAAAACGATCCGTTTAAAGCTGGTGCAATTCTTCGTGATCAATATCCCGATGAAATTTCAGAAATGTTGGAATTGCTATTTTGGGCAAAGGGCGCTAGGGAAGTAACATTTAAAGTTTCCCAAGATTCTGATGACCTACTTAAAGTTGAAATCTTAAACCGAAAATAAAATGCCAGATTTTTACACAGAAACAGAAATTGATATCGATCCATCAGAGTATTGGAGCGAATGTTCAAACAGAGAAAAAGAAGAATTAGCTGAGTTTGCAATTGAAGATGGTTATGCTCAAGCAAATCGACCAGTTTCACCATCCGATGTATTTGGTAGTTCAACCTATACCGAAAATGAATTAGGTAAATTGTTAATTGAAATTTGGGAAAGCCGTAATTGGTTTAGTATAAAAGAAATTGATGCACTACGCAATCAATTAAGAGAAGATAAAAAGATATGATTAGAATTTATTTAGATGATGTACGAACTCCAGTTGAAACTGAATGGGTTGTAGTCAGAAATTACGAAGAGTTTATAAACCTAGTTAAAGAGACTGGGTTAGAGAATATTGAAGTAATTTCTCTCGATCACGACCTAGGCGATTCTGCTATGAGTGAGTATTTCAATAATGTAAGTCCTAATTATATTTTAGATTACACTCATATCAATGAGAAAACTGGATATGACTGTGCTAAATGGCTAGTTAACGAGTTTTACAATAAGAACCCAAAGTGGAGTGACTTATCAAGAGATGTAAAGAGAGGAAAACCTTTTCCATTTCCACTAGTCTATACTCACTCAGCCAATCCAATCGGTAGTGCCAATATCATGGGTTATATTAATAACTTCTTTATGAATGAGGCTCAAGCCCAAACCTGTGTACGAGTAAATATTGCTCACACAGCATAAAATATTTTTAAATTATGGGAATAATTACCGGAGTTGTGGTATGCGCAATATGTGCGGCTGTCATATACATTGCATTTAAACATGTATCATATCATGAAAAAAATGATAGGAAGCTAGTTAAGTCAATAATAAAAAACAAAAAAAGTAAAAAATAATATGCAAAGTATTAAAAACTTTTTGTATATTAGCAGATATAAATAACTATACAAATAACAAAAGTGATGCAAACACAAATGAACCATATTATCGAGAATTGCTTTAGCCAAGTAGCGTATGCTAAGTGGACAGGCAATGACCGTGACTTAGGGTTCAGGAGTTGATAGGTATTATAAAGTTAGTAGCTATGAAAACACTGAGCCCGAACCCAAAAAGTTCGGGTTTTTTATTTTTATAGAGTTTGTTCTTTGACATGTTGGAAAGTATTTTGGACAGGTAGCTCAGTAGGTAGAGCACAGGACTGAAAATCCTGGTGTCGGCGGTTCGATCCCGCCCCTGTCCACGGAGTCCCGAATTAACGGGGTACCCCCACTCCCATATGGCAGCCAGTCCGTTAAGCTGGTGAAGTGGGGTTTTATGGTAGTTATAGTGTTAATGGTTAGCACGTCAGATTGTGGTTCTGCTAGTATGGGTTCGAATCCCATTAATTACCCCATCGGAAGTTTGTCAGAGTGGTCTATTGTGCAGCTTTGCTAAAGCTGTGGATGTCAAAGTCCCGAAGGTTCGAATCCTTCAGCTTCCGCTAATTAAAAAATAAAATGATATGGAAAATATCGATAAGGAGTTTATAAAACTCAAAATACAGAAACAGTTAGAACACGAACGGGAAGAACGTGTTAAAAGAATTAAGGAATATTGGGAAACTGAAACTACTCCATTTAAGGAGCCACACGAAGTTCCAACTATTCCAAGAGCAGAACCAGAAGAATATAAAAACTTCTATGTTCCTAAACTTATACAAAGAGGAGCGATTCCAAAACGCGACCTGATCCATGGTCAAGTTTATATTGGCGACACTCGTAATGCCACCACAGCTAAATGGAATGCTGAGAAGCAGGAATTTGAATATTGGAGATATAAGTTCGGTAACACTTATATTGATACCTGCAATCATTTTGAAGATGATAATGGTTTCGCCCTCTTTGTTCCTATTAGATTAGGCGAAGAAAAAGATTGGAAAAAAGTTGATTAAAAATTTTTTAGTGTCAAATATTTGTTTTATATTTGCTCTAATTCAATCGAACTGTAGCTCAGTTGGTTAGAGCACTCGCCTGATACGCGAGTGGTCGATGGTTCGAGTCCATCCAGTTCGACTCATAGTTTCTTAGTTCAATGGATAGAACACTTGACTACGGATCAAGAGATAAGGGTTCGAGTCCTTTAGAAACTACCATAAGTACAGGATGATCGTGGTGGTCGGATGGTCTGCAAAACTATTGGTGTTGGTTCGATTCCAACCTTGTACTCAACATACACGTCTGTGGTGAAATGGTATCATGTCGGTCTCCAAAACCGCTGTTAGAGGTTCGAATCCTTTCAGGCGTGCAAAAGTCTCAGTAGCTCAGTGGTAGAGCAGTTGACTGTTAATCAACTGGTCGTAGGTTCGAATCCTGCCTGGGACGCCAATATTGCGGGATGCGTAGAAAGTGGCTATCTCGTCAGTCTCATAAGCTGAAGTTCTGGGTTCGAGTCCCAGTCCCGCAACCATGATCTCGTAGCTCAGTTGGTAGAGCACCTCACTTTTAATGAGGGAGTCGCAAGTTCGAGTCTTGCCGGGATCACATATGCTTCATACACAATTCTGCAATCTCTCAGTTAAAAGCTGTTGCAGACGTAAATGAATAATCCAATATGGTTATTAGTTGTGAACAATATGAAGCGCCATGCTTTCTTAGCTCAGTTGGTTCAGAGCATCTGCCTTACAAGCAGAGGGTCACTGGTTCGAATCCAGTAGAAAGCACATAGTATAATTAAATTAGTATAATAACTGTATGAGAAACGAATTTGAAAAATACGCAATGAGTAATCATGGAATTTCTTCACTGAACATGCATTACCATAAAAAGCAGATTGAGTCATCAATGACTCCTTATATTTTGGAAGAGCGCGAACTACGTGCAACTCAAATGGATATTTTTTCCAGATTAATGATGGAAAGATTAATTTGGGTAGCCGGTCCAGTCAACGATCATATGTCAACGATTGTTCAAGCTCAACTAATGTTTTTGGACTCAGTTGATGGATTAGATATTACAATGCATATTGATAGCCCAGGCGGAAGCGTCAAGAGTGGTCTTTCAATGGTTGACGTAATGGATTATATTAACTGTGATATCCGAACAGTTAATACTGGAATGGCAGCATCAATGGGATCAGTGCTATTAGGAGCAGGAACTAAAGGAAAACGTAGTTCACTAAAGCACTCAACTACAATGTTGCATCAAAGTTCAGGTGGTTTTAGCGGAAATATTCAAGATGCTGAAATCGATTGGAAAGAGTGGCAAAAAGTAAATGACGAGCTATTTGTTTTACTAGGTGGATATTGTGATAAAGACCCAGAACAGGTAAAAGCAGATGCAACTCGAGACTTTTGGTTAAATGCTGAAGAAGCAAAGGCATATGGAATTATCGATGAGGTAATTTCTAAAAAGCCTAGAAAATAGAATAATGCCTGTATCGCATAGCGGCAATTGCGGCTGACTGTAAATCAGCTCCCTTACGGGTTCGGTGGTTCGAGTCCATCTGCAGGCACAAATTGGTCTTTGACGTATTGGAAAGTATACTGTCCTGTGGTGTAACGGCAGCACATCTGGTTTTGGTCCAGAGAATCGAGGTTCGAATCCTTGCGGGACAACAAAGGGGCTAGTGGAAGCCCAAGAGTAGGCGATGAGTCTATATCCACAATGGTGAAGAGCACCCTTAATTTATAGGTGGTTACTATAAATCGAGTAGACGTCATACTTCACACATTTGCCTCCTTAGCTCAGCTGGTAGAGCAACTGATTTGTAATCAGTAGGTCGTTGGTTCGATTCCGACAGGAGGCTCAATGCAATTATTTGCTATTCTATAGTATAATAATTATATTAAATGGGGATGTAGCTCAGTTGGCTAGAGCATCTGCCTTGCACGCAGAGGGTCGCAGGTTCGATTCCTGTCATCTCCACTACAAATCTTACATAAGACGGATTAGCACCGTTGAAAGAGACCTTGGCTTTGTGGGAGTAGCTACCCAATAAAGTATACATGACCCAAGGTATTATGTGATGGACCCTGCTCTTTGGTGCACTCAAAACAGGTGAACAGTAAACTATGTTCAATCAAATCCACAAGCATGGTGAGCATGCAAGATTTGTCCTTGGCCCGTTAGTCTATCGGTTAGGACACGCCCCTTTCACGGGTGAGAGACGAGTTCGATTCTCGTACGGGCTACAAAGATAATGGTCTCTCCAATCAATGTGATGTCGACAATCACGATTGGATCAAGAGTTCAGCACCCTCAGCCTGGGCCCAGAGAAAACTCTGATGAAGCTGTTAAGAATGGAGCGAGATGGGTACTCCATCATTATCTTTACTTACGGACCGGTAGTTCAGCTGGTTAGAATGCCGCCCTGTCACGGCGGAGGTCGCGGGTTCGAGTCCCGTCCGGTCCGCAAATAGTTAGGAGTCCATTGGTTGGAGGCACCTCCCCAAGGTTGAGTAACAGTTAGGCTGACTCTTTATGGCAAAGCTGGAATAGGTTCGAATCCTGTCCTAACTACAAATAAGCGGATGTCGTATAATGGCTTATTACTCCAGCCTTCCAAGCTGGAGATGAGAGTTCGATTCTCTCCATCCGCTCAAATTTTTTAGACATATTAAAAACTATTATTAACTAAGTAATACAATAAAACATGAATATCACAAAAGCACTTAAACAGAAAAACAAATTAGTTTCAAAAACTAATGAGCACATTTCGCATGTTTCAGCGTATAACTCTATTCAAGAAGGAACTACACGTCCTTATGATGCAAGAGAAGCGTTGGAAAAAGCAATGGCATCGGTTGATGAATTAGTTGCATTAAAAACAGCTATTCACAAAGCTAATGCAAAGGTTTATGATAAAATCTTTAAGTTGGCTGAACTAAAATCTTTGGTTTCTAAATTGAAAGGTTTAGATTGCAAAGAGGGAACGCACCAATCATATCGAATGGATGCTCCAGTAAAATACACTGCGCAAATCTCAATTGTTGAGAAAGACCAGTGGATCGAAAAATTGGAGTCTCAAATCGAGATGTTGCAAGAGGAGCTAGAAGCTCACAATGCAAAAACCAAAATTTAAAATATAGGGGAGAGAAAAGAGTGAAGGAGGATTAGTAGCACCGAATAGCTGCAAGCTATTTCTTACATATTCTGCTATCCAATCGATGTTAAGACGAGGACTCTGGATTCAAAGTTCAAGATTTAAGAAATTCAAAAATGGGCGAGTCAAAACACAACAATCTTTCAGCGAAATTTTTTTCGGATCTCTTTTCAAACCCTTAAATTTTTTTTTTACTTTTATTAAACCAAAATTGAAAAAGTTAGGTATAATAAATAAGTAAACACAAAACAAGTTCTTTGAATCTTATTGATATATGTAGCCTAGCTTGCTAGGTTGCAAAACGGTCGCCTATGATCGTCAAATAAATCTGGAAACAGATATAAAGTGGAGCTATATGACTTATCAGCTCTGCGGTTTCGCAAGGAACTCGAGTAGGCAAGCAGGATATCAGAAGTCCTGAGTATCTGAGGGTAACACTGTAGGAGAAATGGAATGCTGACTAAGCGATGTGGGTCGTTTAGTTGAGAGGGGAACCTCAATAAGATTAACCTGTAGGATATTTGCAAGGAGTGGAATCATCCGACTCCATGATTGCGAACTCCAATTTAATGGGAGCCTTAAAGTCGAAAGACAAGTTGGTGTACAGGTGGTGCTGTTACTAACCTTATCATCAGTCTACCAAGACTGCAGTTAAGAGGAATCCAGAAAAATTGAGGTAGGGATATCTCAGAGAGTAGTTAAGTATCGACCCTGACAAAATCGGGGCTGGCCTAGTGACGAGCCACTACTTTCATAATCCACAGAGTCAATAAACTTTGGAAATAAAAAGTTCTTTTGGTGAATAACTAAAATCCATTTTAAAGCAAAGCTTAAGCGCTCGTCAGCTGCGAACGAAAGGTGCCTACCTAGTAACTGGTTGTCAGTTGCCGTAAAGGATCGCAAGTCCAATACGAGTTCTCAGAAAAATCTATAGCCTCGCAAGGGTTAACGGGATCGGCAGGTTCTGGTAGATATAATATGAGGAGAGTAGTTCAAACCCGCAGCTCAAGGAGTGGTACACCTAAAAAACCGGCACTGTTAGAGTAGAGATCAAAAGTCTCTGGATAAGTAGGGAAACAATAATCCTATGTAAAGATCTAACGTTAAAACGTATAATCTCAGCGTTTTTCTTTTTTACTTTCCAACAATCACATACTGAAAATATTATAGTGCGGGGTAGAGCAGTGGTAGCTCGTTGGGCTCATAACCCAAAGGTCGTCGGTTCGAATCCGGCCCCCGCTACCAAAAAGAAAAAGCCGCGAATGCGGCTTTTGTTATTTACAGGCTTTTACGAAATCTTCATAATTAAGAATAATCTTTTCTCTCTTTAATTGCTTAACCATATTGGTTGCAATTTCTTCTCGATTATCTTTATCTTTGACTTGTTTGATAATATCGACTATTCCATCGACCATATCTTTATCTTGTGGTTTAATATCCCTGATCTTCATATTACGCAATAACTTTACTATTAATTTCATCGATCAATTTCAATAAGCCCTCTTCATAAGCTTTACCACTTGCATAACGATTTCCATGAACATTAACGAATTCTCCAAGAACAAGATCATCAGCCGTACGTTTACCAGGTACAAGATACCTATCAGCTAATATGTTAAAGTAAGCAATAATACCACCCTTCCAAGTTCTTTTAGGATCGTCTCCAGCTAATGGCTTACCATTACTATCAAAACTTCTAGTTGAACCATCATCAGTATTACCAACATTAAATATATTTTTAGTATTAATTGGTTTATTCTTTTCTTTAGCAAAACCTCCTTCTAGAGTAGCTTGCGCCAAAACCAATTGAGGTGGAACATAAACACCACTTTTTCTATAGACTGCTTCAGCTGCTTCTGCAAAATCATCTCCAGTAATTGGATCATCTATTTTTGCAGCAAGTGGCTTTCTAATATCAATCCACTCTTGGCAGATTCTACCATATAGATCAACATTTTCTGGCTTATTTAAATCTAATGAAATAAAAATCTTGCTATTTGGATCAACTGTTTTAATATTTTCAGAATCTCCTAATTTAGTAGACAGTGCCTGAATTTTTTCAGTATACGGTTTATCTTTAATTTCGTCTTTAGTAATTGGCTTAACTTCTTCCTTTTGTTTAGCTGCATCAGTTTCAGCAGCCTTTTTAGGTTCTTCTGCCTTTACCTCTGGTGTATCTTCTCCAGTAAAAGCATCTCCAACTTTACTTGAAAGATCTGAAAGTATAGTTAAGAATGATTGTGATTCATTGACTCTTTTCCAAGAGTTAAAATCCTTAATGTTTAGTCCCATTAATAATTGAATTATTTCTATAAATATTTATCTGCGACAGATAACCCAGTTAACAATCTTAGTATAATAACTTAGTTATGCCGACGTGATGAAATTGGTAGACATGAGAGACTTAAAATCTCTTGGGCCGTAATGCCCGTGCCGGTTCGACTCCGGCCGTCGGTACCAAAAATAACCTCAACTAAATGTCAGAGGATCTTACTAGAGAAGAGCGAGGAAAACTCCTTGCTGAAATGATGAAATTGGATCAAGAGGCTGGTTTATATGATGAGCCGTTTGATAATCCACTAATCAAAGAAAAATTAAAAGACTCAAACTATTACAAATTTGCTGGTATTGCGCCAGACGGCTTTGTCCTAGTTCCGACTGAAGTTATTGATATGTTAGATGACTTTGAAGAATGGAAGGATTTTAAATATAGAAAACTTGAATGGATTGAAGAAAAATCTAAACAGGTTTTAAGAGTAAAATAAAATAAAAAGAAATGGTAAACGTACTTTATTTTTCAGCACCATGGTGTGGACCTTGTAGAACATTTGGACCAGTTATGGAAAAGGTTGCTGAACACTTTAATGAAAATGATTTAGTTGAAATTACTAAAGTAAATGCAGATGAAGATCCTGATACTGCTGCTCTGCATGGTATTAGATCAATTCCTGCGCTAGTCTATTTAAAAGATAGCGAAACTGTGCATCAAACAGTTGGTGTAAAAGCACAAGCTGATATTATTGAAAAAATTAATGAGCTGTTAGCTTAATTAGTATATGAGTGAACCTATATTAGGAGTACATGCATTCTATGCAACTGATGTCGATGAGGGTATGTTTAAATCAGTTGAACTATTGTGTCAACTAACGTCGGCTCTCTATTGGAGAAAAAACTTTGGGCCAATAGGATTATACATTAGCCCAGAAAGAGAAGCTCAACTATTCCACTATGGTCTACATAATGCCTATTCCTTTGTTGATACAATTCATCATGAACAAGTATTAATGAATGGTAGCCCTAGATTTTGGGCCTATCCTAAAATGATGATTGCAAAACACGTTTCGCTTGACTTTAACAGATTTTGCATGATTGATACGGATCTCTATATTAAGTCTAGAGATTTTTTTAATACTGATGCAAAGATCCTAACTTTTCATGGTGAAATAACAAATTCTACCAAATATCCAGATGTGGGATATGTAGATGGACCAGACCTATACAAAATTGCAGAATTGGAAAGTCCAGTTGATAAGTGGTCACCTAGAGCAGTTAACACTGCAATTCTCTATTGTAATGGAGCTAGCGAATTTATTCATGAGTGGATGTATCATGTTGATCAAATTGTAGAAAACAGCTATAAGTGGGAACCTATTATTGGAGCAGGCGATCAAATTTTTGTAGAACAATATTTGTTAGCGAATTTAGCTGAGGCTAGAGGAATCGATATTGAAACTTACCTTAAATCTGATTGGATTCCTGGTGCAAAAATTAATGTTACGCATCTTGATCCAGAAATGGAGGCATGGATTCACAATGAACCGATTGAACTAGCTAAACAAAAATTTGATAATGTCTTACATATTTGGGGTCTAAAACATAATTTAAATTATGCAGTAGTTAGACTTCAAATTTTAGGTAGAATTCTAGAAGATTTAGATCGAGATTTTCCAGGCATTGATCAGTCATATCCAATTCTATTAGCAGAGGCTAGAGAATTGTATAAAGACCAACGCGACCATTACTTAGGTATATTATCTAAAGATAAACCTAAACAAAGAAAAAATGGAAAATCAAAAAAACTTCGCCCAACAACTAGTTGAGAAAGCAACATCTCTTCTTAAGAGAATTGGAACAGTTGCAGTTTTAGCCAGTGCACTAATCGCAGGATTCTGTATTGGTTATTATTATGAACTAGCCTTAAACAAAGTCAAAGGAGAAGCTTGGAGAGAGGCTAAAACTCTTAAAAGTACGTCGATTGCCGTGAATGAAAAGGAAGAGCTATTGCTTATCGATAGAAAGACTGGGGTTTATACAATCTATTCTGATTCAATTGGACGTGTTATTTTTAACATATATGCTCAAAAGGCATATGTAAATGCAACTGGCCACTAAAACTAAAGTATGGGAGTAAGATCATTTAAGACTCTCATTGTATTGGCTGGAATCTTGGCATTCGGTTTCCTTTGGAGACTATTACACACTGAAAAACCTAAAGAGCTAAACAGCGGAACAATCGATGAGAAGTCACCGCCAAGTTTAGCTCTTTATTATTATTTAGAAAAGTATTCTGAAGAATATGGTGTGCCATTCCACATTGCAATAGGAGTAGCTCGAGAAGAAACAGGTTATAAGGGACCATTTCATTGGAAATACAATCCTAAACTAACCTCATCTGCGGCAGCATATGGTGCAATGCAGATTCAGGTCCCAACCGCAAATTTTATTTGGGATAAACCTGTGACTAAGAAACAATTACTAAACAATCTTGAACTAAATGTTCAAATTTCAATGAAACTTTTAGCATATTTGTATAAAAGATATGATAACTGGGCGGTTGCATTGGGTTGTTATAATACAGGAAGGCCCCTAGTTAATGATTATGCAAGACGCATAGTTAAATAAACTAAAAGCCACATGGAAAACTGGGATCCAAATGACCATCAAGGTCGTAGTAAAGAGCAAGTTGAAGCAAATGAAAAAATCGCTACTGTTGCAGTTGCAGCTTTACTATTACTGATAATTGGTTTTACTATTAAAATACTATTCTAATGAAAGAAACAGCTAAAGCAAAATTGCACTCGTTCCTAAACATCATATTTTATGTGATGGTTACTGTAAATTTCATTGTTCCTATTTCTCTGCTTGCACTTTGTACAATCGCATTAGGACACCTAGAAAATCAACACTGGTCTATTAATTGGGCAGTTAGAGTTTCACTATGTCTTGCTATTGTAGAAACCTGTGCACAGATAATTAGAACTGTGAAACTTTTCAGGAATAAGAAGTAAATAATACTGAAGAAGAGAGAATTAGAGCCTCTCCTTGTTCGCCTCGGGTTAATAGCCCTTGAATGATCCCATGGTCATGAAGAGGTAAGCAAAAAATATAAATCTAAAATGTATACACTACAAGAACAAAAGAAGTGTTCGGTGAATATCACCAGCAACAAAAATCGTATTAAACAATACGAAAGTTCAGTCTACTTAAAAGACGGTCAACAATTTGAATTGGAAATCTTTAATCCTCACCAATTCAAAGTCTTAGCAAAAATTTCAATTAACGGTAGAGAAATTTCTCAAGCCGGTTTGGTAATCAGACCTGGCCAAAGAATTTACCTTGAGCGTTATATTGACGTTGCTAAAAAATTCAAGTTTGAAACTTATGAAGTTGAAGACTCTAATGAATCCAAAGAGGCAATCGCTAAAAATGGAGAAGTTAAAGTTGAATTCTTTTATGAGCAAAACTTAAGAGGAAATTACTGGTATGGTAATTCAATGACAATTAATTCAAATAATTGGAATGGATCACACACTACTACAATTAACCCAAATACATTCTTTACCACGACTGGAACTAGTCAACTTGGATCAAATATTAGTTATACAAGTTCAAGCAGTGTGGGTAGTTTGAGTTATGGTGGAACCACTGTTAATAATATTTCAATGCCAGTCGCTGGCTCGCTTGAAACAGGCAGAATTGAAAAGGGTTCTAATTCAAAACAAAAATTCTCTGAAGAAAACGGATCCTATAATTGGTGGGTTAATGAAACTGTAATTATAAAACTCCTACCACTTTCTAAAAAACCAGTTGAAGTTACTGAAATACGTAACTACTGCTGTGGATGCGGCTCACGTATCAAAAAATCTAGTTGGAAGTTTTGCCCTAGCTGTGGCGAATCTTTAGACTAAAATCAGAACAGAGAGGCTCTAACTCACTTCTTTTTAGTATATTAGTTTTAAATCAAAATAGGAATGGAAGATTTACTATACAAACTAGGCTGGCCAGGTAGAATGATCTCAGCAAGCAAAAGCGGTTATCGTGAGCAATACCCAGATAACTTGTCAATCTTTAATGCTAATGTGTGCACTAATGAGGGAAAGATTTGGTGGGGAGATATTGATGTTACTCTTAGCAAAGAAGATTTAATTAATTTGGCAGTAGGCACTGGCAAAACTATCTATGTACTCTATGAAATGGACGGTCGATTTGAAAATGAAGACAATCCAAAAATTGGAGAAGCTGCTGTTAAGTTTTTACCAGATGGTACAGTTGAATTAAAAGAGAGCCTTAGGGAATACTATACACTTTAAGGTCCTTTAGCTCAGTTGGTTAGAGCAGCTCGCTCATAACGAGAAGGTCACAGGTTCGAGTCCTGTATGGACCACTAATTTTTTAACAAAACAAATATGAAAATAGCGTCAACCTTAGGACTAGTCATACTATATTTTTTAGTGGCAGTCGGAGCAGTCTCAACTATTGAGTTTGCATTTACATTAATGAATAAAGCAGATACTCTTTCGTTTATCGGAGGTCTTGGACTATTCATTATTACTGGAGCTTTTATTGTAGCATTAATTATACATATGATTAATGAATATAAGGGAGCCAAAGAATTTACTAACAAAAACGAAAACTAACATGGCAGAAAAAAGCTATTGGGAACTCGAAAGAGAACGTGAAGAACAAGAAAAATTAAATAAACAACTAAAAATTAAAAAAATGGTAAAGAAAATCGTAATCGGAATTGCTGCATTTATTGCACTAATCGTATTGTTTCAATCATGTGAGCGAATTGACGCTGGACATGTAGGTGTAAAAGTTAATTTGTATGGAACTGGAAAGGGCGTTGATGATGTAACTGAGTGTACAGGTTGGGTATTTTACAATCCAATCTCTACAAAAATCTATGAATTTCCAACATTTATTCAACATAAAGAATATAAAAAGACAGAGGACATTGATAATTCATTTGTAGTCAATTCCAAAGATGGTAGTGAATTCCAAGTTTCTCCTATTATGAACTATTCAGTTCAGCGAGAAAAAGTACCCGCAATCTTTGCTAAATATCGCAGAAGCCTACCTGAAATTGAAGAAGGTTTCTTAAAGACAGCAGTATATGATGCGTTCCGTTTAGCTACTAACAAATATACAGCAGACGAGCTAATTTCTAATAGAGCAGTATTTGAAGTAGAGGTACGAAGATTATTGGAGGGCCAATTACTTAAAGAAGGCTTTATTATTAATCAATTTACATCTAACTTAATCTATCCTGAAACATTTAAGAAATCTATTGAGGCCAAGAATAACGCAGTGCAAGCAGCGCTTAGGGCAGAAAATGAAGTTAAAACAGCTGAAGCACAAGCCAAAATTAAAATTGCAACGGCAAATGGTAATGCTCAGGCAATGTTAACTGCGGCCAAGGCTGAAGCAGAAGCAAATAGTCTAAAACAGAAAACTATTACTCCAATGCTATTACAATTAGAGTGGATTAACAAATGGAATGGTAGATTGCCTGAAACAATGTTAGGTGATAAATCCAATACAATGATTGGACTTAAGTAAAATGAAAGCAGACGACCTACTTAAATTAATAGAGTCTGAACCAAACAAAGTTAAATTGCTGATTGAGGCACTAGACCAGCTTAAGGCTGGTTTAGGCTTTCAGCAAGATTTGTTAACTCCAGGTTTTATTAAAGAATGGATGATTTCTGAAATTCTTGGACATAAGTGCCATACTACTAAGCATGGAGCTGATGCCTATTCACAATGTGGTAAGGAGCAATATGAATACTTATCATGTAAAGAGGGTGGCGGATTTCAGTTAGATCGAATTCATGATGGTAATCTTGTTAGAATAACTAGAAACTCTGCATTTTTCTTTGCAGAATTCGATGTCAAAACTGGCTTAATTTGCCAGAGAATTTGGAAAGGTTCTACTCAAGTTTTCTTAAATGAAGCCCTTCGTAAACTAGAGAAAATGTCAGCTTCATCTAATCACTTAACATTTCCAATTAAGTGGGTAAAAACCAATTGTGAATTAGTATATTTAAATCCAGATATAACTTAATATGAAGAACTTAATTTTATTAAGAGGCGTACCAGGATCTGGTAAAAGTACAACTGCTAAGCTATTGGGAGCAGGTGGAGCAGGCTATGCTCATTTTGAAGCTGACCAATATTTTATGGAGGATGGCGAATACAAGTTTGATCCTACTAAATTAAAGGAGGCCCATGCTTGGTGTAGAAATAGTGTTGAACATGCAATGCTGCTAAATCATACAACTGGCTATAATAGTACAATTATAGTATCTAATACATTTACTCAAGAATGGGAAATGGAAGCTTACTATGATTTGGCAAAATCTTGGGGTTATACTACATTTAGTCTTATTGTTGAAAATAGACACGGTGGAGTAAATGAACATGGAGTACCTGATGAAGTACTAACTAAAATGAAAGATCGTTTTGAAATAAAATTATAAAATGGAAAATCAAAATTCAGTTTGCTATGTAGCAAAAATTAATGAAATTAAACCTATTGAAGGTGCTGATAAAATTGAATTAGCTGTAGTCGGTGGGTGGAATGCTATCATACAAAAAGGTCAATATGCAGAAGAAGATCTAATTGTAGTTGCTACCACTGATGCAGTTATTCCAAAAGAATTGTCTGATGCAATTGATGTAACTAGCTACCTTAGAAAAGGTGGACGAGTACGTACCATTAAATTGAGAGGTGTATATTCTGAATGCTTAATTATCCCATTGAAGCATATTCCATTTATGGAAAATTACTATGAAGGTAAGGACATGATGTATGCAATGGATATTTGGAAATACGAACCTCCAGTTAAGCAAGTTCAATTGGCTAGTGGTAAAAAAATTAGATATTCCGAAAATCCAAACTTTCATATCTACTATAAATTTCCAAATGCAAAGAATGTGCCAGATCTTTTTACTGAAGAAGATTGGGTTGAGATTTCTCGTAAGATCCATGGAACTAATGCGCGTTATGGTATTGTAAAGAAAAATAAACTTTCTCTATTTGATAAGGTAAAGAAATTGTTTGGTGCCAAATGGGTTGATTATGAATTTGTAGTCGGTTCCCATAATGTAGAAAAGGGAAGTGATTCACAGGGGTTCTACGATACAAATGTATGGTATGAAATTGCCGATAAATATAACATTAAGGAAGTTTTATGGAAGTTCGCCAAGGACACCGAAAGATTCCCAGACGGTATTGGCACAGGCGTAGTTTTATACGGAGAGATTTATGGAGCAGGCATTCAAAAGAATTATGATTACGGACTAAAGGAAATTGAATTTGCAGGATTTGACCTGGAAATTAATGGAAAATACTGTTCAACTGACGAGTCTTTTAATTTTGTTGGAATTGAAATGAACTTACCTTATGTTGATGTATTGTATGTTGGAGATTGGAATAAGGAAATTCAAGATATGTATGTTTTTGATAACTTTATCTATGGCACCAAAGTTCCTCATGAAGGAGTTGTAGTTAAACACCATACTGGAGATCGCCATAAGGTTGCAAAAGTAATCAATCCAGATTACTTGATCTATGCTGAGAACTGGGAAGTGGGAGACAGCCATTAACAAAAATAATTAGGTATATTAGTATCATGAAGAACAAATTTACAAGCAAAGACGTTATTGTAGCTGCACTTATTGCACTATGGTTAGTTGGAGTTATTTGGGGAATTACACATTCAATTTAATTATATGAATTTATACATTTATCCAGGTATTAGACAAGTAGAAGACGCCCAATTCTTAGTTGTAACAGAGGAGGGCGAGGTTCTATATTCACATGTTTGCTCAAGTTATACCTTTGCCAAAAGCGATTTGGTCGAAGGTCGTCCTGAAAGGATTGATGAACTCAATCAAAAGTATGGTAAAGGCGGATGGTCTCTGCAGTTCATTGATGAAGAGGGTCAGACCGATATTACAATGGACGAATTGTGGGAGCGCAATCAAGAATTTTATAAAGCATCAGAACTTCCAATCGAAGGTCCTCTTTCTGAGGATGCAGATTGTGGATGCGGTCAATAATTTAATATGAATCCAGCAAATTTAAAAAGATATATGCCAGTAAGTAAAACTATAAAAGTCGCTGATGCATTCAGGACTAATGATTTGAGCTTGACTCCAGGAGGATTTGAAGTTTCAATTACTCTAAATAATGGACAAACTTTAGTTTATGATAAAATTAAAAGTCCTAAACGATATATCCAAAGTTTGTCTAATTATAGTGATATTGTATCAGTTACAGTTGATGGTAAACCTTTTAATTTTTAACAAATGAAAACTTTTGAAGATTTAGAATTTAAAGATCATCCAAATGGAATGGGTGGAGTACAAGCTAAAATCCAATTTAGTAATGGATTTGGGGCAAGTATTGTTAAAACCCCATTTTCGTATGGTGGATCTAAAGGCCTATACGAATTAGCAGTATTTGGAAAGGATGGCAGCATTACTTATGATACTCCAATTACTAATGATGTATTAGGTTACTTAAGTGAAGTGGCAGTAACCCAAACTCTATCTAAAATTCAAGCTCTATAACATGGCAAAGAAAAAATCTCCTGAAGAAATGGCTAAGATTCTCATTGATAAAATGTTTGAGATCGCTGGTCATGATGTGAAGTATGAAGATATCGTTGAGCGTAAGGATAATTGGTTTTGGGATTGGACTATGACAATGGAACAGCGTAATCAATGGGTAGAATGGGGAGTTGACGTTTTACAAAAGAATAATAAACACAGAACCCGAAAGCAAGCTGAAATTGATATGAGCTGGGTTGATATGCAATGGGGTCTTAAAGTATCAGATTATGAGCACACTAACAATTAATACAGATTCAAGTCACTTGACTATGAAAGGATCGGGTAAAGTTACTATTAAGAGTAGTATTACTATTGCAGGTAGTGGGACCCATTTACCAATTGAGTGCACTGCAGATTTTAGTAATATTCCAACTAATCTACATCAAATTTATTTTGATGCATTTAAGTATCAATATGCAGGTCAAGTAAATGTTCACAATAATACTGAACCTTTGACTATTAAAGAACAAAAAAGTGAATGGCGCTTAAATAGAATCGCTGAGATTATTCTTGGTGCAATTAAATCAAAGAGGTAATGAGTAGATACACTAAAAAACTAGATAACGGGAATACTATTGTATATGGTTGGGACCATGCACTTGGATATTTTTATGACGTCTGGGAAAATTATGATACCAAAGAAGAAAAATGCATCAAGGAAAGATGCTCGCTATTCGGAATGTCTAAAAACGAATTAGTGGATGCTATTAGCGAAATCAAGGCAAATCCAGATTTTATGCAAGCTCTTGCATTGGACCTGCCACATTAAAATTAAATTATGTACAAATTATTAATTGTGATAGGGATCACCTTTATCGCAAAGTTTTCATTTAGCCAAGACCTGGTTGAAGTTCCACCTTTTACAAAGGATTCAACTCTTAACAGTTTTATTCTTCATTGGATTGGTAAACCATATAAACTTGGTGGTAGTACTGAAGCAGGAATTGACTGTTCTCAATTTAATAAAAGGCTCTATCAAGATGTTTATGAAATTAAATTAGAGGGGGTTTGTTATAAACAATGGAACCAAACTATCCGAATTAAAAAGGACAGTCTTGAAATTGGGGACTTAGTATTTTTTAGAAGTAGTCAATCTCCTTCGGGTTGGCACTGTGGAACCTATATTGGAGAAACTATGTTTGTTCATGCTGCAAATAGGGCTGAGGGTGTAAAGGTAAGTTCCTTAATGGAACCTCGATATAAGGCCGCCTACAAAGGGGCAGGAAGACTTTCAGATTAATTTAGTGTTATTTTTAAAAAAATATCACATTTTTAAAAACTTGTGGAGGAAGCGTTGTTAAATAACTAAAATTAACAGCTGCTACTATGTCTACCCTACTAAAATCACCAGTTACCATTGACGATACTTATATCGGCAAACGCTTTACTATGGTAAATGCTAGAGGTGAGGAAGTAGAAGATACAGTTAAAGAGTTTGTAACCATTTGGATGGCTAAAACTCATAGAAAAACTAATACTAGAGTTTATCGACCGCAGTTGTCAGTTAAAAGCCCCAGTGAAAAACTCTATTCACTAGCAGAGATCTATTTTCATCTCGATTAATCCATTTCTTTTTTGTTAGTACAAGACCATTGTAGCTAAGACACAAAATAATCTTAAAACAATGGAATTAACGTCATTTGCTTTAGGTATGCTAACGATGGTTGCTGTTGCATTTGCAATAGTAGTTGTTATTGGTTTGCTTAAGGTTACTAAACAAGCAAAAGAGATTGAAAATCTCCACAAAGGTCTCGATCAAGCAACTCGAGATTACCACCAAGATCTTCAAGTATGGAGAACAGATTTAGAATTAGAAATAAAAAGAGTCGAATTAGAGTGCAAATCCTACACTGATTCAAGACTTGATAAAAAATTAGGATTGACAGGTTCAAAGTCACAAAAAGAGAATACACTAATTAATAGCTAATTAGTATAATAGTTTTAGCTACTCGGGATGTAGCGTAGTCCGGTATCGCGCCTGCTTTGGGAGCAGGAGGCCGTAGGTTCGAATCCTGCCATCCCGACCAAATTTTAGGTATAATATAATTATGGAGAAGATGAGTAAATTTTTAATTTGGACACAGATCGTAATTAACTTACTACTTATGGTAGTTTTAGTAATTGCAGCCTTTGACAAAACTATGTTAGATGTAGTTGATGTCAGATGGTGGACCCTGTTTATTTTAGTTAATTTGTACAGTGATAAACTGTGGAACGACTTAAATAAAATGCGCTAACAAAACGAGGTCCTGTAGTTCAACGGATAGAACAACTGCCTTCTAAGCAGTGGATCCAAGTTCGATTCTTGGCGGGACTACCACAAAATTTAGATATGAAAAAAGTATATTTTATAATTGGAACATTTCTTACTCTAGCTGCACTTGGCTGTGAATCACCTAAGGTTGCTGAAGTTATCGAAAAGGATTGTATTGTAACTGAAGTTGAATATTTTCAAATTGGAGAAAAACACACACTACAAATAGATCCTGAATGGAGAGTCACTACTGATTGTGGAACAACCTATACTTCTAGGCGAGCAATGAGAGTTGGTGACACTGTTCAAATTAAAATTGTAAAGTATAAGAAAAATTAGTATAATAAATTAAAATCTATACAATGAAAGAACATTTAGCAAATATGCTGAAATCAGCAGCTGAAGCAGATAGACAAAAGGCTCTTTTAACGCTTGAATTACTAAGTAATCATGCAGTAGGAATTGGAGACCATTCAACTGGAGATTTCTATAAAAATGCCGAAGAGGCTATTACAATGTTAGTAGATGCAGACGATCGCATTGCAGCAGTTGAAAAGTATCTAACTAAGTAATAAATCCACGCCCCTTTGGTGGAATTGGTAGACACGCTAGACTTAGGATCTAGTGCCGCAAGGTTTGAGAGTTCGAGTCTCTCAGGGGGTACTCAATACAAGAGTGGCGGAAACGACACATGTGGCCACATGTCGATAGATAGACGTGACCTCGCCCAGAGGTTGGTTGATAGGTAACTAAACCGTGAAGGTGCAAGTCCTTCCTCTTGTACAACAGGACTGAAGCAATTCAGTCCTTTTTAGTTTTAGATAAATAACTGTATGAAGAATCAAGTTAAACAGTTCGGAGAATTTATCAATGAAGGAAAACTTCAAAAGGATCAAAAAAAGATCTTTATTGAATTTGATGAATCTCGATTAATGGGAGCAACTAAAATTGCAGAAAATGCAAAGGAACGTGGCGGTAATGCAATGCTAACCTATAATCACTTTGTTGTTAAGTTGCCATATTACAAAAAAGCAAAAAAAGGTTGGACTGTTGAAGACCGTGATGCTGCAATAAAAGAGTACAATTCTTTGGTTGATGAACTTACTTCAACTAAAGATACCTTAAAAATCAAGCAAACTGACTTTCAAAAGTTAGTTGGAAAAATTGAAGTTCTTGGAGAACTCATTATCAAATACAATGAAATATATTAAAGTATACGAAGATTTTGATCTTGATAAATTTATGCAAGATCCTGAAGCAGAGTTTCAGAAAAATGAAGAAAATCCTGAAATTGAGCCGGGAGATTATGTAACTAGCTATAGAGGGCCAGGGCAAGTAATTGATATGGATGACGATTTTATCAAAATTGAATTATTGGATTCTAGCAAAAAAATTGTTAGAGTTCCAAAGGACCTTGTTAGTAAAACCAAAAAGAAAGATGTCTATCATGACAATAAATCTCATGCTGAAGAAATTGCAGAGATTGGTGAAGAGGTTAGACGGTATGCTGAGATTATTTCTCCAGATGGAGAAGATCCAATGAATGTCAATGCTAAAGCAATTGCAGGTTTTATTGAAGATACCCTAATCGATGTACTAAGAATGTATAAGAAAGATAAAAATGTCACATATCTTCCTGGTTACGATAATGTCGTAAATGGTATTGCACTAATTGCAGATATTGCTGAACAAGCAGATCCATCTATTTCGGATAGAATTCAAGCTGCTCTTGAAAAATTTTATGAATTAGGATAACTAAATTAACATAAAGGATATAAGAAAGAGTAGCTAATCACTACTCTTTTTTTGTATAATAAGATTAAGTAAAAAGATAAAACTGTAATGAGAATAACATTAATTTCAGACACCCACACAAAACACAATGAGGTAACATTGGACTTACCAGGCGGAGATCTATTGATTCACGCTGGAGATATTATGAACTCTGGTCGAAACCCTGGCGATATCCAAAGCTTTTGCGAATGGTTTAATGGACTAGATCAATACGATCATAAAGTGTTTATTGCGGGTAATCATGATAGAATGTTTGAAGATTTTCCAGAGAAATCAATGGAAATAGTTAATTCATATAAGTGGATTGATTATTTACAAGATGATTGGATTACAGTTGGAGATGGTGATCCACATGATGCAGATGTAAAAACAGCTAAAATCTATGGAAGTCCATGGCAACCAGAGTTTCATCATTGGGCATTTAATCTTCCTCGTCAAGGCGAAGAGTTAGCTGCTAAATGGGCTGCAATTCCAGCAGATACTGATATTTTGGTTACACATGGTCCAGCACAAGGTCACTTAGATGCAAGTGGTCCTCCATATAATGAGCCAAATTTAGGTTGTCCTCTTTTGAGAAATCATATTGATCAATCTGAAGCTAAACCTAAAATTCATGTGTGTGGACATATTCATGGCGGATTTGGTTATAAGTTTGATGGACATACCCATTGGTTTAATGCATCAATCCTAAATGAATACTATGAATATGTTAATAAACCTGTAACATTTGATTGGGATCCTATTACTAACGAACTAACTTTTATTAATAATGACTAATACTGCACTCACATACGACGATATTCAATTGGTACCAGGTTATTCTGAAGTATCAAGTCGTCAAAACATTAACCTAAAAACTTTGGTAAGCCGCCGTTATGGTTTGCTAAGACCACTAGTCGCATCGCCAATGGATACGGTATGCGAAGAAGAAATGGCATTTAGAATGTTTCTTTTGGGTGGAGTTGGTTGTATTCACCGCTTTATGACAATTGAGGAGCAAGCTAAACAGGTGGCAAATCTTAATTATCGAATTTATGGAGAAGGTTTCGGCGGACCATACGAAGATTGGGGAATTATGTATGATGATTGGCATTCTGAAATAAAACAAATTCCAATTATGGCAGCAATTGGTGTAATGGCAAGCGATATGGATAGAGCAAAAGCCTTAGTCGAAGCTGGTGCAAATATTATCTTAATCGATGTTGCACATGGCCACCACGTAAATGTAAAAACCATGATTGGTTGGTGTAAGGAAAACCTACCTGACTATGTTGATGTTATTGCAGGAAATATTGCAACTGCAGAAGCCGCACAAGATCTAGAATCATGGGGAGCAGATGGTTTGAGAGTCGGTATAGGTGGAGGTTCTCTTTGTACAACCAGAATTAAGACTGGATTTGGTATTCCAAACGTAACTTGTATTAATGATATTGTTGCGGTTGCAAAAACTCCAGTAATGGCAGACGGTGGTATTAAAACAAGCGGCGATATTGCAAAAGCCTTAGCACTAGGTGCAAGTTCAGTTATGTTGGGTTCTCTCCTAGCTGGAACGCAAGAAAGTCCTGGTCAAATTGTTGAAAAATCAACTGGCCTCTATAAAAGATATCGTGGAGCGGCTTCACTTGAAACAAAAACCGTACATGGTCAAGCTCAACGAAATGTTGAAGGAGAGTCAACAATTGTTCCATATAAAGGCGGAGTAAAGTTTATCGTAGAGGGCCTTATCGATGGAGTTAAATCAGCACTATCCTATGCTGGAGCAGAGTCTCTTGCAAAATTCCATCCAAAATGGGTACAAATAACTAATGCTGGTCAAACCGAAGCAAAACCACACTTACTATGAAAAGTATAATTAATAAGATCAAAAAAATCTGCAAAGAGATTCTATTGGGCTTTAGGATAGCCGAAGAAAATCGTCACCGCAGTGGATGGGGTAAATTTTAAATTATGGCAGACTTTTGTGATAAATGCGCTCCCGAAATGTGGGGCGATGATATAGCAGCAGATATTGATACTGATCAAATCTTTGGTAGTCTAATGGACGAACATTATCAAGATGGATTTATTTGTGAAGGCTGTGGTCTAAGAGCAGTCGGTCGAGTAGGAGATGAAAAGATCCTAATCTACGATAACACAGATCTTCATAAGATGCATGAAATGATAGTGACTAAAGGTAAATACTAACAGATTGGAGGCTTGGCAGAGTGGTTGAATGCACCGGTCTTGAAAACCGGCATACTGAAAGGTATCTGGGGTTCGAATCCCTGAGCCTCCGCAAAGGAGAACTGAAAGGTTCTCCTTTTCTTTTTTAGATAAATAATAAAAATTAATAGAAAAACTAATGCATAAGCATATCAAACCATTTAGCCAATATGTTAACGAATCGTATGGAGAGTATATGGAAGAACAATTAGGCCAGGATTTCTCTAAGCAGTTTGATGTTAGAGCCTATTCTACAACATATACAAATAGCGGCGAAATCACTATTCAACAAAGAGGTGATATACATCCGGAAGAATTTTCTCAAATGATGCAATGGGTTGAAGCTCAAGGATACGAAGTAGATAAAGAGCAATCATATAATGATTTTGATTATGATGATGATCGTTACTGGTACCCTAGAATTAGATTTAAGAAATCAATTAGTGACGAGGAAATGGATAGAATGACAAAAATCCAAATGGATCATGATGAAGCACAATTACGTCGTGAACAGGGATTATAATTACATAAATACTTAATTTTATAAAGGGCCAATTGGCCCTTTTTCTTTTTACCTGGCGTATAAATAACAAAAATAAAACTGAAATAATGGATAATCGTATCATGAGTTTCGATGAGTTTGTAGCTAAAGATCAGCCTCAAGTTGATGCAATGCCGCAAATGCAACCCGAAATACAACCAGAAATGCCAGTTGCTCAAGAACAACCAATGGAAGAGCCAATGATGCCTCAAGCTGAACCAGCTATGATGCCTAGCATGGAACAACCTGCAGTTGAACCTGAACAAGGTGAAGAAGGTCTTCAAATGTTAGAAGAACCAACTGTTTAATAAAAAACTAGAATAGAGTAAATGTCAGATCAGCCTATCAGACGTCGAAAAAGCAATAACGAAGAGGTTAGCCAAATGATGGACGAAATCCTTGGTGCACTGGACCATATCCGCAAGCATATGCCCAATGGTGAACTAAAGATTATTCAAGAAAAGGTTGAGGCAATTGAGGAATCTCATGAAAAATTGCATGATGATATTAGTCAAATTAAAAAGCTCTTACTTGATCCAGAAAATGGAGTTGTTGTTAGAGTAAACAAAAACACTCAATTTAGAGAAGATAACGAAAAAAGCATGCGCGAAAAGTTTGAAGTGCTTAATGAAGTTAATAAGTGGAAAGACGGAATTAACAAAGCAATGTGGATTATTTTTGCAGCTCTTATCGGAATTATCTTTGAATTATTCTTTAAAAAATAAATTTTAAAACAATGTCAGTACTTAAAGTCGGTTCTACCGGAGACTTGGTTAAAAAACTTCAAGAAAAATTAGGAGCTGGTGCAGATGGATCGTTTGGTCCTGGTACAGAAGCTAAATTAAAAGCATGGCAAACTGCAAACGGTCTTACTGCCGATGGTATTGCTGGACCTGCTACACTTGCAAAATTAGGAATTAGCGAGTCAGCTACTCCAGTTGCTGCAGCACCTGCTGTTGCAATCCCAGCTTCATCTTTTAAATTAGCTGCACTTAAAGGTCATGTACCTGATGCAGTTCTTGCTCAAATCCCTGATACAGCTGCTAAATTTAATATTACAACTCCTCTACGTTTAGCACACTTCTTAGCACAGTGTGGTCACGAAAGTGGTGGTTTCAAAGCTGTTCAAGAAAATGTTAATTATTCAGCAGATGGTCTTAAAAAGATCTTTGGTAAATATTTTCCAGGTAATTTAAATGAGTCTTATGCTCGTAATCCTGAGAAAATTGCTTCAAGAGTTTATGCAGATCGTATGGGTAATGGTAATGAAGCTTCTAAAGATGGTTTCAAATTCCGCGGTCGTGGTTATATTCAATTAACTGGAAAATCAAACTATACAAACTTTGCTAAATTTATTGGTGAAGATACAGTAGCTAATCCAGATCTAGTTGCAACTAAATATCCTTTGGCTTCAGCCGCATTTTTCTTTGATTCAAATAAACTTTGGTCAATTTGCGATAAAGGTGCAGATACTGCAACTGTTACGGCTGTAACTAAAAGAGTAAATGGCGGAACAATTGGTCTTGATGATCGTATTAAACACTTTAACGAATATTACAATCTATTAAAATAATTTCGAGGAATTTTTTAAATGTTCACTCCTAATCATCTTCATCTTTTGGTACGAGGGTACCTACAAAACCCACCAAAAGATGAAGCTATTTTAAATCAGTGGTTAACTGATCTTGTTAAAAAAGTTAGAATGGTCGTTGTAGCTGGTCCAACCTCAATCTATGTAGATGAACCTGGAAATGAAGGTATTACTGGTACAGTTACCTTAGCTACATCGCACGCAGCCATTCACGTTTGGGACAAAGCCGACCCAGCATTTTTTCAATTTGATATTTACTCTTGTTCTGAATTTTCAGCAGATGAAGTTTTAGATCACTTTGAACAATTTGGTTTGGTATCATGTGAATACATGTATATTGACCGAAATCATGGACTAAAGGTAGTTCACGAAGGAAAAAGATAAAACAAAATGGCAGAAAAGCAAAATCCAATCGGTGGGCTCACTGATACGTTTTTTTCAAAGTTAAAGGAACAATCATTTACAATCATACTTATGGTTGGAGTTATTTGGTATCAGGGCAAATTGATGGAAGAGCGAGTTGCATATTGGCAAAAACAATATGAAGATCAAAAAGCCTATATTCAAAAAACAGCTGATGAAGATCGAACTGAGCTTCTTGAAAGAATAAAATATCTTCAAGATCAACGGGACAAATATGTCGAAGATGCAATCCAAGAGTTAAAAAACAAATAATATAAAAAATGGAAAACAATCAAGAAGTTAAGGTAGAGGCAGAAGTTTCAGTAGAAATTTCTGATTCAGTATCTACTCAAACTGGTAATGAAGAAGTTGGCGCAAGTGCTGACGCCTCATATGATGCACAGGTTGAAGCAAGCGCAAGTGCTGAGGCCGGTATTGATGGTGGAATGGCATACGCTGGAGCTGAGGCTCACGTAAGTGCTGAAGTATCAGCAGAAGCAAACGCTGAAGCCCATGCTAGTCAAGAACTAGGTGGAGGCGTAAGTGTTGAAGCTGAAACCGATGCTCATGCAGAGGCTCACGCAAGCGCAGAAGCAAATGCTGAAGCTCATGCAGAAGCAGGTTGGAATGGAACAGATGCCGTAATTGAAGCTGGAGCTAGCGTTGATGCTAGAGTAGAAGTTGAAGCTAGTGCTGAAGCCCATGCTGAAGCTGGATTAGACACTCCACTTGGAGAAGTTAAAGTTGGAGCAGAAGCTGAAGGTCATGCTGGAGCTTATGCTGAAGCACATGCTGGAGTTGAGGGTCATGCCTCAGTTGGAGAGCATGGAGTTGATGTAGGTGGTGGCGCAATGGCTGGAGCCGGGGCAGGAGTTGAAGCTGGCGGATCTGCTGGTATCGATACTCCAATTGGTAACGCAGATGCAAGCGCTGAAGTTGGTGCAAGTATAGGAGTTCAGGTTGGCGTTGAGGGTGAAGCTCATGCAACGTATAATAATGGAGAAGTTTCAATTGGTATTAGTGGAGAAGCCGCCTTATTAGTAGGTTTGGATGCTGATATTAATGTTGATTTAGACTTAAATCCAGCAATTGATCTTGCAAATAACGCAGATGAAATTGCAAAAGCAGCAGCAGAAGAGGCACATAAACAAGCTGAAATCGCAGCTGAGGAAGCTAAGAAAGCAGCAGAACTTGCAGCAGCTGAAGCGCAAAGAGCAGCAGAAGAAGCTGATCGTATTGCAAAGGAAGCAGCAGAAGAAGCTAAAAGAGTAGCAGCTGAAGCTAAACGTATTGCCGATGAACAAGCCGCTGCTGCAGCTAGAGAAATTGAAAGACAGGCAGCTGAGGCTAAAAGAGTAGCAGATGAAGCAGCGAGAGTTGCAGCAGCTGAAGCTCAACGTGCAGCGGAAGAAACTAAAAGAGCTGCTGAACAGGCAGCAAGAGAAGCCGAAAATCTAGCAAATCAAGCAGCTAGAGAATTAGAAAAGGCCGCAAAGAAAGCCAATCCTAAAAATTGGTTTAGATAAAAATAAATTTTTTAAATTATGAGTTGTTACACTAGAGAACAGATTGAAAATGCAGTAAAATCAAAGGGATATGTTTGGTTTGAAGGTGCAAAGGACTATGATCTTAATATTGTTGGAGTTAGAAATTCGGCAACTGGTCAAAAAGTTACAAATGCATTTGATGATTGCATTACTGTATCATATAAACTAGGAGGCGAATGGAAATCTCATTGCTGGATGGCCACAACGGATCCAGGTAAAAAGGGAGTTATGGAATACCATAATGCAGCGGGAGTTGCCAGACTAGTTGAAGGTCAATATAGAGGTTCACACACGTTAGGTTTACACCAAGGTAAGTACGAAGCTCTTAAGCAACAAAAACCTGTAAAAGTATATCGTGATGCAGACAAAGATCTAGAATACGATGAAAACAAAATTCAAGAAGGTATTTTTGGTATTAACATCCATAAAGCTGGAGCAGATTCTACCTATGTAGAAAACTGGTCAGAAGGATGTCAAGTATTTAAAAAGGCTGCTGAGTTTGAAGATTTTATGGCTCTTTGTAGAAAAGCCGCTGCAATCCATGGTAAATCATTTACCTACACTCTAATTGAGTCTAAGGATATTGTATAATGATTAAGTACATTAAAGACATATTAACTACAATTACACCAGGGCAGAGACTTTTTGCCCTGGTATTTTTACTAATTGCTATAACACTAATGACAGTTGGCCCACGCCTATTCGATAGTGTTACAATGGACCATGAAGAACTCAACCTTAAGGTAAATCGTCAAAAAACTGAAATCTTTGAATTAAATTCACGAGTTGGAGAATTAACACAACAAGTATTAGACAATCAACGTAGCTGCACAAATGACTTAATTGCAAAAGAAAAGGAAATTCTTGGCATTATTACTTCAATTGAAATTGAAATGGAACGTGGACAAACCACTATTACTAGAACTGAGAAACGAGCAGAAACTAGCAATCGAATGATAAGACGCTCGCCTAGCTCAACTGAAGATACTATTCAAGTTGCATATTCAATAATACCAGATGAACTTGAGCAGACTATAATTGAGACACGAACTGATAATAGTAAAGCTTTAAATTCAATTAAACAACTTAAAAAGAAAATTTCTTCTGATATTGAGGAGAAGAAAAAACAATAAAGGATTCCTTTGGAACCTAGAGCTCCAACTCTAAATAAGCTGCTTTCGGGCAGCTTTTTTTATGCATAAACTTTGGTAATTGACTATAGTAAAATATCTTAAACCTATTAATATGGAAAATCACGAAAATCTAGAGCCAATTGGCGAAGTTACATTAATTCAACCAATGCAACCGCAGTATCTTTTTACAATCAATGATTCTGGCGAAAAACTAGTTGAAATTGATAAAACTGGTAATATTACCTATATGAAAGATGAAGAGGCTCTTAATGAAGCAAGTAGAGTTTTTTGGAATAGTATTCAAGGAAATTTTTTAGTAATTCAAACCAATCTACTTGATGAAACTCCAAACGATATGGAATTGGGTAAATTAGTTAGACAACTGTACAATAAGAAAACTTCAGAAACAAAATGGATGTAATTGATATTGGTCATAAGGTATTTGATAGACTAGTCGATTCGTATGGAGAAGATCCTGCAAGTCGACTTCTATTTTTAGCTGGTTGCACAACCGGTTTTGAATGGTTTGTTATTAATTCTGATAAGACTGTACTTGTTACTGATCATGGTATTTCAGCAAATTGGGACGATGAAGTAATTACTCAAATTAACGCTGACATCCAAGCCGAAAAACGTAAACTTGACGAAGCTGCTGCAAAGAAATTTGCACAAGAAATGGAAAAGGGCCGCGATAAATTTAAAGATGGCGATACTTACCATTTTTGGAGTGATACTTCAAACAATATAAACATTGATATAAAATTTTAAATATGAGCTACGTAATTGTAAAAATGGTAAAGACAAATGACGCTTCTTCGCATCTTCCAGTTATATTATTGGACAGTACTAGTGAGGTAATGGAATTTGAAACTGAACAAGCAGCAGAAGAAATGCGACGAAGATTTCAGGTAAACTCTGATTCGGGGTATTCCTATCAAATTAAAAAAATTGGAAACCATGAGTAAAAATCTAAAGCTAATTATTGATATTCTCCTAATTAGCACATTTGTTATGATATTTTCGTTTGTTCCAGAAAATGCAAGAGAGTTTTTTGGCGATTGGCTATGTCAAGGAAGCGGAGAAGCAATCAAAGATACTTATCACTATGTTGGTTGTAATTATGCTGGAAATGGCTATCACGATCCCGAATGGCATTGGGGTTTTCGACACTATGTATGGATGTTAACTGGATTGGCCATAACTGTAGTCAGAGTAATTAGCCTTATTTCAAAATACGAAAACACTAAATAATGACAAAGGTTTTTTTAATTGATATAGATGGTACTATTTGTGATGATATTAAGAATGAGGATTCTCATCTCTTTGCAAGCGCAAATGTATTCCCAGATTCACTAAGTATAATTAATAAATGGTATGACGAGGGCCACGTTATTACATTTTTTACTGCTCGTGAAAGTAAAGACCGTAAGGTTACTGAAGATTGGCTAAATCAAAATGGTTTTAAATATCATGGATTAGTAATGGATAAGCCAAGAATTAAGGATGACCAAGAATATGTGTGGATTGATAATCGAAAGGTTAGAGCAGTAACTTATCTTGGAACCTGGTCAGAATTAACAGAAGTTGACGCTAAAATTAAAGTATTTAAATAATATGAATAGTCTAGATACACAATACACAGATTTGCTTAAAACAATTTTAACTCATGGAGTTGAAAAGAGCGATCGAACTGGCACCGGAACCTTAAGCATTTTTGGCTATACTGTTCGTCATAATATGAAAGAAGGTTTTCCACTCTTAACTACTAAAAAGATGGCTTGGAAAACTATGGTAACAGAATTAATTTGGTTTCTTCGTGGAGATACTAATATTCAATTCTTAGTTCAAAATGGTTGTAATATCTGGAATGGAGATGCATATAAAAACTATGTAACTCAATTAGCAAAAGAGCATTCAAAATATTATATTCCAATGGAGATGCCAGCCTTTGTTGAACGTATTAAAACTGATGATGCATTTGCAAAAGAATTTGGAGAATTGGGTCCAATTTATGGTAGACAGTGGAGAAGTTGGGAAGGATTAAATTCCAATACAGATCAAATTGCGACTTTAATTAAAGACCTTAAAACAAATCCTGATTCAAGAAGATTAATGGTTAATGCTTGGAATGTTGGCGAGCTGAACAACATGGTTCTTCCTCCATGTCACTATGGTTTTCAACTCTATACGAAAGAATTAACTATTGCTGAACGAATTAAATGGGTAATGGAGAATACTGATGTTGAGCTAGAGAATGTTGCTATTACAGAACGAGCTTTTCATGAATCAACTCCACAAAGATCAATCTCTCTAATGTGGAATCAGCGATCAGTTGATACATTCTTAGGTTTACCTTTTAATATTGCATCGTACGGTCTATTATTAGAGATTATTGCAAAGATGGTTAACATGGTTCCTGATCAATTAGTAGGAAATCTTGGAGATACTCATCTTTATCTAAATCATATTAATGCAGCAAAGGAACAAATTGGATATCAATATAGTCTAGACGAAAGACGCGCAATGGTTACACAAGAGATGTTTAATGAAATTTATAATGGAGGAGACCCGAGTACCCTATCGCATTCAGAAATCGACCAGTGGGGTATTCCAAGAGTTAAGGATAGAGAATCTTTCTTTTTACCAACATTAAAACACATGAAGACCGATGAGTTTTATAAATCACTAGGCGAAGACCTAAGTTTAATTACACATTTAGATAATACTGATTTTGCAATTAAAAATTATAAATCTCACCCATCAATTAAAGCACCACTAAGTAATTAATATGAAAACTCTTAAAATTAGATTTGTCAAAATATACGACTCATACACAGTTCAACAAAAAACTTGGTTTGGCTGGAAAGATCTTAGATATGTAGTTGACATGGGATATGGTTCAGTTTCCTATCCATATGGTGGAAAAACTAAAGAAGCTGCATTACTCGATGTGCTTGAAAATAAATTTAAGGCTGACCGAAGATTTATTAAGGTTATTGAATATCCTACAATAAAAATATATTAAACTTCAAGTTAAATAATCTTGAATGCACATCCTAATATCGCCCGAAGAATTTGAACCAGAATTTAGAAATAGTTGGAAAGCGGGAGTAATTTCACAGCCTTCTATCGACTATGCAACAAATGCAATCCATGTTTGGTTTGAGGGCAGGGACTGTATCTTATTTAAATTTAAAGACTATGGGTGGATTCATGATAATCGATTTAATACCTATACGATTGCAGCCGGTCCAGCTGGTATATTAATTCAAATAGCGAAAACAGGGGAATAAATATTCCTATGAAACGTATATTTTACATTTTGCTATTTTTGTTACCGGTGGTAGCATCAGCACAGACCCAAACCAAATTTGCTACAACTGATACAGTTAGACTAAAGCATACAAACTACACAGCAGTTTTTTCAAAATCACTAAAGTACCCTATTCTTGTTGAATGGTGGACGACTAAAGCAATGGTAACTTGTCCAGCTCCACTTAAGAGAAAGGACGCATTTAAACCAGATCCACTTCTTCCAAATGAAACTAATATTGCTGCAGATTATGTTGGTTCAGGTACTGATAGAGGTCATATGATGCCAGCTGCAGACAATCTTTGCCAAACTCAATTGGTACAGGACGAATGTTTCTATTTTTCAAATATGTCAGCTCAATATCATTCGCTAAATGCTGGAGACTGGAAGTCATTAGAGACTTATACTCGTCAAACTGCAGCCGTTGCAGATTCAGTTAAAGTATGGTGTGGCAATATTGGAGTTGCTAAAACTATTGGTAAAGGTACAGCAGTTCCTACACATTGCTGGAAAGTCATCTATATTAAATCTAAAAATGAATGGCACGCTTATCTTTTTGCAAATACCACAAATAAACCAGATGGTATGCAAAATAACGAAGTCCCTGTAGCTCAAATCGAAAAGATCACTGGATTTAAGTTCAAAGTTAATTAAATTAGGTATAATATCCTAAACATTGACTGTTATGGATATTAAATTTGCAGATAGCTTTACTAAAAGCTTAAAAAAACTGATTTGGCACGAAAGTCGTGTCTATAAATTTTGGGCATTTTTTCGTTACGATATTTCCCGTTTTATTAAAAATGTTTGGCGGTTTAGAAAAGCCCTAAGCAACCACTATTGGTGGGATCATCATGGTACCTTAATGTTTATGGAAACTGCCTTGACCCACATGGCAGATAATCTAGAAAAACGAGGAATGGAAGTGGATGAATCTAGGCTAAAGAAGGTTTCTAAAATGCGCCGAGCAATTGAGATTATCAAAAACTACAATGAAAGTAATTATATTGAAATGGCTGAAGCTGAGTTAGGCCCAATTTATCATCATGAGTGGGAATTCGAACCAGTTCCAGACAAACCGGAATATTTTCAATTGGTAGATAAAGATACGCCATCTGAACGTAAACACAATCGTAAAGTTTACGATAGAGCTCGCCAAATTGAAGAGCAGGAGTGGAAAGAATTATTTACAATCTTAGAAGGTCAAGACTATAAAAAGTTTAACACAATATTCAAAAAGGCCAGAAAAGAGGGTATGCGTGATGATCGCGATCTTTGGAATAATTGGTTTGACGGTAGTGGTTTAAAAGGCTGGTGGGACTAAAATTTAGTATAATATTATTATGGAAAAGCAACCTACTTTTAAAATATTTGTAAGAGAATACTGTAAGCGAAACAGCATTCCTCTATCTAAACTTATCCTAGATAGAAAATTGGCAACTAAAATCAGAAAAATTTATAACACAACATATGGAATCGAAATTAAAGAAATTGCCTAGTGGCGATATTACAGAGTTTGCAAAAGAGACTGCTCAAGCCATGATGCAGGCAATGGGTCAAGCTAAATTAATGGGTTTACTAAAAACCGATGATGATATGCTAGATCTTATGGCAGTTGGCATGGAAGAAGCATTTACTATATTAATTGAAAGAATGGAAGAACCAGAGGAGGGTACTGAATCTAAAATTATTCTATAATGCGAAATTCCTCAACTCTTGATATTGTTCTTAAACGAACTCCCAAAAGCTTTTCGGCCAAGCCAAAACATGAGGAAGATACCGTAAAACCAAACTATGAATCATATGAAATTCTTAGTGAGGTTGCATTTAATTCTATTTTAACCCCACCCAAACTTGTGAAAACTCCAGGCTTTATTAAAAGGTTCGTTAATCGTCTTGCATTTAAGTTTAAACGATATTTAGTTAATCAAAAACTAAAAAAGTTTTATTCAACTCGATCTGGAGTTGCAATTGATGATAGAGCTGCTCTTGCAATAAAAGCCCTTGATGTTTCGCTTAAGGACCCAAAGAATACTCTGTTAATTGCACCAACAAGCGGTGCACGATATGTACAAACCCCAAACGCACATGTCTTTATTATTCTTAAATATCAGACTATAATTTTATCAAATCACCAATACTATTATGAAATTGCAATTTCACAAACGGTATTTGATTATCTACTTGATAGATTTGATAGAATGATCGAAAGTCGTCGCAGACAAATGGAGAAAAAAATGCTCCATAATTCAAAGACAACACTAGAACAAGCTGTTGCAAGTTTAGAAGGCAAAATGCTTAAACATACTAATAAAAATCCACGATAATATACTATGTCAAAAAGAGACACACGAACACCAGTCCTAGATAATTTCGGAAAGGACCTTACCCAACTTGCGCTTGAAGGAAGAATGGATCCAGTAATTGGCCGTCTTGCTGAAGTTAAAAGATGCAGTCAAATCTTATCTAGACGTAAAAAGAATAATCCGATTCTAATTGGAGAACCTGGTGTTGGTAAAACTGCAATTGTTGAAGGTATCGCAAAGATGATTGTTGAAAAAACCTGCCCTAGAGTTCTTTTTGACAAAAAGATTATTGCACTTGAAATTAGCACATTGGTTGCAGGTACAAAATATCGTGGTCAATTTGAGGAGAGAATGGAGGCAATTATTAATGAAGTAAGTGCCAATCCAAATATTATTCTATTCATTGATGAAATTCATACAATGGTTGGAGCTGGTTCAGCAAGCGGTTCCCTTGATGCAGCTAATATCCTAAAACCTGCACTTTCTCGTGGAGAAATTCAGTGCATCGGCGCAACTACTCTAGATGAATATAGAGAATCAATTGAAAAGGATGGAGCGCTAAATCGTCGTTTTCAACAAGTACTGGTTGAGCAATCTACGCCAGAACAGACTCGTCAAATTCTTGAAAATATTAAAGAATATTATGAAAGCCACCACTCAGTTAAGTATAGCGATTCTGCACTAGACTCATGTGTAAAATTAGCCGATCGTTACTTAACAGAAAGATTTTTTCCAGATAAGGCAATCGATTTATTAGACGAAGCTGGCGCAAATGTACATATTGATGGCATTGTAGTTCCACAAAAAATTAGAGAATTAGAAGAAGAGCTTGGAGAAATTTCAAAAAATAAACGTAGTGCAGTTGAGTCACAAAAATACGAAGCTGCTGCTAAATTAAGAGATGCTGAGCGTGATCAACTTGCTAAAATTGATGAAGCTAAAGTTGAGTGGGAAAAAACCCTAAAGGATAATCGTCTTGAAGTAGATGATCGTAAAATTGCTGAAGTTGTTGCAACAATGACAGGTATTCCTGTATCAAAGCTTACACAAACTGATCTTGAAAAAATTGCATCGCTTGAAGCAGACTTAACTAAAAGAGTTATTGGTCAAGAAGAGGCAATTAAAAAATTGGCTAGAGCAATTAAACGTAGTAGAGCAAATATTGCATCTCGCAAAAAACCAATTGGAACATTTATGTTTTTGGGCCCAACTGGAGTTGGAAAAACCGAATTAGCTAAAGCTCTAGCTCATGAAATGTTTGATTCTGAAGAAAATATTATTAGGGTCGATATGAATGAGTATGGAGAGAAATTTACAGCTTCTAAAATGATGGGAGCGCCTCCAGGCTATGTTGGTTACGAAGAGGGTGGTCAATTAACTGAAAAAGTTCGTAGAAAGCCATATTCAGTAGTTCTATTAGACGAAATTGAAAAAGCCCATCCAGATATTTTCAATAATCTACTCCAAATCCTTGATGAAGGCTATGCTGTTGATGGAAGAGGCCGAAAAATCAACTTTAGAAACACGGTTATTATTATGACGTCTAATGTTGGTGTAAAAGACATGCAAGATCGTGGAGTTGGTATTGGATTTGCAACCGCAAACAATATTGAAAAGGAAAAGGCACTTGCAAAGAGTATTTTAGACAAAGCTCTTAAAAATAAGTTCCAACCAGAGTTTCTAAACCGTGTAGATGATATTATTATCTTTGATTCTCTAGAAAAAGCTGAAATTGGTCAAATTTTAGAAATTGAAATTAAAGATTTGTTAGCAAGATCACTAGAAAATGGTTATACTTTTGAATTAGATCAAGCGGCTAAAGATTTTATTATTGAGCATGGATATGATGAGAAATATGGAGCACGTCCTATTAAAAGAATGGTTCAAAATCATATCGAAGATCTCCTAGCTGAACTTTGGATAGATGGTAAGCTAAAAGACAATGGTCATGTTAAGATTACTGTCTCAGAGGACAGTAATGGACTAAAAGAGTCAAGTATAGAGGACCGATCTAGATAAATAACCATGAAATAACTATTTAAAATGGGAAAATTTTCTAATAAAGACCTACCTTCTTTCTTAAAGAAGGCAAACTACTACTCAGAAGATGAGCAGTTTGATGGAGAAACTGGCAGAAATCCAGAAGTAACAGAAGACTGTGAAACTTGTGGTCAAGAACCTCAGGTTGTTGAAAATAAAGTATTAAGATTTGCAGATTTCTTAACTGAAAAGAAGAAATACAATCCTAAATACGATAAAGATGGTGATGGCGATAATGACTTTGAAGATTACAAAGCATTTAAAACTGATGCTATCAAAAAGAAAAAGCCTGTTGCTATTAAAGAAGGCGTAATGTCTGAACTTGATATTTTAGCAAAAGAATCTAAAACTTTCAAGAGTTTTGTTAGAGCATTTAAAAAAGAATACAGTAACCTAAATTCTGGTGATAATAAAGAGCTAGAAGGTTGGTTAAAATCTGTATACGATGCAGCAAAAGTAAATGAATCATGGGATCCTAGAGATGCTTATGAATATGGAGCTACTTCAAACTGTTGCGGAGCTTCAGTTATGATGGGTGATATTTGTTCAGACTGTGGCGAACACTGCGAAGCTGAATATTGGGATGAAGAAGGAGATGGCGAAGAGCCAGAAACATTTGGACCAAGAAATGAAGGTCATACTTGCCATGATGGTAAGAAAATGATGATATCTGAAGCTGCTCACCACTTAATTGAGTCAATTTGTGAATCTACTTGTTCAGATGCTTCAATGTACGAAGACGATGAAGATCCTGAACATAAATTTGAAGGTTATATTAATGAAGCTTGTGCATATATGGAAAAGTGTATGTATGAAATGGTTGATGATGGTATGACAATTAATGAAGGTTGGAATAACGAATCAGCTTGTTATGAATCAACTTGCGAAATGGTTAAAGAAGTTTGCGAAAAACTTTGTAGCGAAGCTTTAGAAATTCATAATGATGAAACTCCAGTTGAATATAACGAGTATGTTGCTGAAGCAATTGGTTGTTATAAAAATGGTCTAATGGAATGTGGTTCAGGTTGGTCTGGAAACATGGGAATGTATGAGGCTGAAGAATCACATAAAGCAGTATATGCAAAAGTTACACAATGGTTAGCTGATCCAAAAAACCAAGAGCTTACTTTAAAAATGTCAAAGGAAGACCAGGCTGATATGATTGGTATTACACCAGAACAATATGAAAAAGCTGTTTCTCAACTTAAAACCTCAATATAAGCAGATCTTACCAGTCGGAAGAACCTGATCGAAAAACGCAAGGCCCTAAGCTTTGCGTTTTTTGCTTTTATTAGTCCAGAATTAGTATATTTACATTGAATAACTGGCTAAATAAATAACAAAAAATAGTAGGCCAGTGCAAAGAGTAAACGAAATGGCATTTTCTAGAGATAATTCAATTATTATATTCGATTTAGATGATACGCTAGTTGTCACTAATGCAAAGATTATAGTTAAGGACGCCTTGACTGGCAAAACATTTGATCTTACTCCACAGGAGTTTAATGAATATGAAAAGGAACCTCATCATGAGGTTGACTACAACCAATTTAATGATGCTAATATCTTAAAGGCTGGTCGATTGGTTGAATGGGTACTTAATATATTACGTACTGCGTATGAATCTGGGACCGCTGTCGGGATTATTACAGCTAGAGATAATAAGAAATTAGTCAGAGAATTCCTATTGTCCCATGGTATCGATATTCACCCTAATTTAATTTACGCAGTAAGCGATCCAGACTTTGGATTTGATGGAACTATTGCAGAAAAGAAAAAAGAAGCATTTCGTAAATTAATGGCAAAAGGCTTTACTCATTTTACATTTTATGATGATGATCGTAAAAACCTAGAACTTGCAAAAAGTCTAGAAGACGAGTTTAGCGAAATTACAATGAAGACCAGAAAAATTGGTCGTACTCAAGTTCCAAAATTAGATATTAAAACTGTAGGTATATTTAGTGGTAAATTCAAACCACCTCATGCCGGTCACTATGAAGCAATTGCAAAAATTGCAGAAGAAAATGACGAGGTACATGTGTTTATTTCCAAGACAGAAATGGCTGGAATTACTGGCAAAGCTGCAATGGATGTACTTGATTATTACTTAGAAGATTTTGATAACGTTGAATTACACCTATCAGAAGTTACGCCAGTTAGAAGCGGATATGAATTTGTTGAAGCTCTAGGCCAAACTCAATATGCTCCAAATACAGTTGTAAATCTTTATGCAACTGAACAAGATATGCCTAGATGGGCTGCCATGGAGAAGTGGAGAGGATCTATTTCTAAAATTAACCGAATTACAACAGAAAGACCAGAATTTGGTGGAAACTCTGGAGCAGAAGGAGATGACGATGGAGTTTCTGGAACCTTAATGAGAGAGTTTTGGTTAGCTCAAGATTTTGATAGTTTTGCACAGGGGATCCCTGAAGGAAAGGATCCTAAAAAGGTATGGATGATATTAGGTGGAAAGATTGAAGAGGACCTGCTAACCCCAGAGTTACTCAGAGACCGCAAGAAAAGCAATCCAGATATGGATGATATGCCACCGGAAAGAGCTCCACAAAGAGTTGCCGGAACTATGAGAGTACCATCTCAATGGGGTGCATATAGAGGAAGTCGTCAAGAACTTGGAGCAAATCCTGGTTCTGGAACAACCCACGTAAAAAGTTTTTCGGACTATCTTTCCGATAAATAATAAAAAGAACTAAATTAAAAATGGTTAAGTCATTTCAAAACTACTTTGGTCTAAATGAAGATGCAGCAGCAGATTTAGTTGCCTTAAATCAACAAGAAGCAACTGCAATGCAAAAAGTATTAGATTCTCAAAAAGAACTTGATGCAATTAGATTAAAGATTGCTGAGGCTAATAAACTTAAGACTGAAGAGGACAAAAAGAAAGCAGAAGCCGCTAAACTTACAGCAGCTCAGGCACCAGTTGCCTAACTAAAATAACGCAAAACGCGTGACTAGACAAGAATTAATATCAGATATTATCGATGAAGTAACGTTTTCGGGATCCCTTCCATATCAACTTCCAACTAAAGAGGTAGAAAGGGTTATAAAAAATGCCGAAGCCTTTTTCTATGATAATTGGCAATATGCTCTAGATAAAGCGTATTTGCAAATCCCAATCGAGGTATTTAGTGCAGCACAATTTAAAGATAGTCGTACTATTACTTTACCAGATTGCGTACAGTTTGTACATAAAGCAGTTGAACCAACTGGAGCTTCTGTATTCTCAACAATGGATAGAGACTTTGGTGAAAACAAATTTGTTGGAGCAGAAATGTTTTTAACGCCATTTGTTGGAGAATCATTAATGTATAGAACTGTAATGTTTTCATTCCTAGATTTAACCAGAGCATTTCTGTTAGATACTATTGCATACGATTATAATAAAAACACTAAACAATTAACAGTTCTTGGTAGAACTCCAAAAAGAGGAGCTGTTCTAGAAGTTGCAAAAAAGATTGATCCATCTAATCTATATGAAGATGAAATGTTTCAGCGTTATTGTAGAGCAAAGTCTAAACAACGCCTTGGTGAAATGATTACTACATTTGATTATGTTTTACCTGGAGATGTTAAAATAAATTACACCAACTTAGTAACAAAAGCTGATACTGAAATGACAGCAGTTTTAGAAGCAATTAAAGGAGAAAACTCTGCAGGTTGGATGTATACAATGAGATTCTAATATGATTACTGATATCTACATAAAACACGAAAATGATCCTGGATATAATGCTGAGTCAATAGTTGAACAGGAAGAAATTCAGATTCTACTTGCTCAAATTAAAATGACCTTAATGACGCCAAAAAATTCAGTATTGGGAGAAAATCAATATGGAGTAGATGAAGATAAATTTTTGTTTACATTTTCAAACTCATTTGATACGATTGGAATCGAAAATACAATTAGAACTCAATTACAAGATCACTGTACTCTTCTAAAAAATAGAAACTGGACAGCAAAGGCTTATATTATGCCAGATGGAATTGACCAAAATAGAGATGCGATTCATATTATGCTAACAATTGACGAAAGTGTTAGGTTTGTTATTGCATATTCATAATTAAAACTATTATAAAAAGAAAAAGCCGCATTAGCGGCTTTTTTTATGTAGTAAATGATGGATTAATTATAGAGCGCCTGGTGCACCTACTTCAGATGCAGTTTCTTTTCCAGCTGCGGCTTCAGCACCTGCTCCACCTTCTGGGGCAGAACCTGCTTCAGGGGCAGCGCCGGCTGCAGCGGCTTCTCCAGCTTCACCCTCTCCAGTTGGAGTTTGGTTCATATAGTCCTTGTTTTTCAAAAGATCTTCATCACTCATTTTTAAATACTCTTTAACCAAGTATTCAGTAGAGAAGTAAGGCTTACCTTCATCATCAACAACTCCTTTAAGAGCGTTAAGTGTAGCAAGACGTTTGTTAAGTAGATCCTGTTGCTTGATTTCTTCAAATACGTTATCATCATGCCAGTTAATACCAACTGCATTTTTAAAACGATAATCGTCTTTTAAGTCTTTAAAATCAAGGCACATTTGAAGATATAAAGGCTTAGTTAAAAGCTCTTTAAAGGCTGAACGAAGACGAGTTACAAATTTATTATAACGAATCTCTTCACGACGAATACCTTCAGCATTCATTGTATATTGACCTGCACCATTTGCTGAATCCCATCTTGAATAAGGGATTTTAGAGTCCATTTTCAACTTCTCTTTAAAATAGTTAAGAAGTTCAGATCCTGACATGTTAGGACCTGCATATTCCAATGGAGCAATTTCAATTGCCTGGTTTTGGTCATTAACTGGTAAAATGTAATTCTTATAGAATAATAGGTTAGGACGACCATCTACTTGAATTTCTCCAGTATTAGTATCAAAGAAAATATCCTCTTTTAATTGGTTTGCAAATTCTCTAACATCTTCTTTTGCTTTATTTAGAGACTTACTTCCAATAGGAACTTTAGTAGTTAAACGAATTGGAGCATTCATTGTATGCCAAATAACTTTAGAGTGTTCAATAACACGCATTAAGTTAAATGATCTAACCATTCTTTCTACAAACGAAATACGCTTTGTTCTAAAGTGATTTGAATAAGATAAGTATAGAACTTGAGAATCAGTAAGGGTTCTTACTTTAGATTCGCCTGGAACTTTTTGTGCCCATTCTAAAAATATCTTTCCAAGAGAATCCTTTTTGATTTGTGGATATAGAGTAGATGGATCAATTTCTTTAAATCCAATAATTTCTCTTGGGTTTTGTAAATCATCATAGAGAATTTCAAAGGCCAAGTGACCTTCAATTAACCATTGATAAAAATACTGCCATGCAGAAATTCCTTCGTTGAAACCCCATGCATTGTAGATTTTCTCAAAATTTTCATTATATTTTTCAATAACTTTCTCTTGATACTTAAGACGCTGTTCTTTGTTTTTACCTTTATAAAGCATTTCTCCAACTAAATCATTGGGATATGCAAAACGGTTATCTTCGTCAAAAACAATAACATCATCTGTAATAGATTCAATAACAAATTCTATTTCACCATTAGATGCAAGATCTCTTAATCTTTCTCTTTTGGTTGCATAGTCTAATTGAAAAAATGCAATAGCTTTAGTCCTAAGGGCAGAAGTCGTATCTGAAATTGCCATAGTTGCTCTTGCTAAAGAGTCAGTTTGACCTCCAGGTAAAGCACTACCTCTAGCTTGCATTAGTTGACTTTCAATAAATCCAATTGATTGTGAGTTCTTAATTAAAAGATCCTCGTACTTCATACCAACTCGGCTTAAATCTGATAGTCTTGATTTAATTCCGCCTAAGCCGATATTGTCTAGAAATCCTGCCATAATTATGCGTTAAATTGTGATATTACTGAGTCCATGCTTAAAGATCTTGTCTGAATTCCATCAAAGATATTGGTTTGAGCAATTCTAGGGGCCAGATGGAACGGAATAAGCGTAGGATTTGTAATATTTGCTTTTTGATATTTATTTACTGCGTAACGAATGTTAAATCTACCTCCGCTCGCCTTTTGAAAAAGGTCAGCCATCATAAATGGTTCTGCATTGAATCTCATAAGTGGAGTATATTCAGGTAATTGATACAGCTTCCTGGTATCACTTATAAACTCACCTTTATCACTATATGATTTACTTATAATATTATTAAAGGTCTGCCAGAGTATATTCAGGATAACCTGGGTCGACCCTACGGGCATTACTTTAAGGTTTAGTATAGTAACATCTGCTAAATCATTAGATAGACAGATACCAATTGGGCGCTGATCGTAGTACGGGCGTTTAATTGGATAATTGGCCATTTCCCTAGCATCAAGATATTGATCTGCAGTTGGAATTTGCGAGTCATCTACTGGTTGTGCAAAAAATGTATAGATATGACCTGGAATAAAGATAGATTCAGGTAAAGGCTGGATGCTACCAAAAAATGGGTCATCCATCTTTTCGCCTTTATTTCTAAAAAAATCTATTTGGTCACTAAATGTTGGCTTGATCATCTTTATATTCTACAAACTTTTGAATAAGAAGTTTTCGGTAATAATACCGAACTTAATGCCCTTTTGCGCAGCATAGTCCCTAGCTGCTTCAAACTTAGCTTGATTCATAATAAACTGCTTTGCAGCATAAACATAATTTGCAGTTTGTTTATCAGTCATTCGCTTTGGTTTGGTTGGAGGTGACACATATTTGTTTGGTTTAATTTCAATTAACCAATTTTCTTCAGTTTCTCCAGGCCCAACCAATTTAACAAAAAAGTCAATATAGTAAATATGTCCGCGTTTGTCCATTGGATTATAGTATGGAATACCAAACGGTTCAGACGAATATTTAAGAACGGATGGACTTGAATCTAACCATTTTAGGAATTTGTATTCCCAACTGGATCTATAGATGATTTGACTTGGATCGCCCATATAGCGATCAGGTTGTTGAGGTCTAAAATAACCTTGCTTAACAGATCCTCCGACTCTTGGCTTAAGAAATGTTTTTATATTCTTCTTTTGATTAGGATCCTTCATATAATATTTATAGATAAACGATATCGTATACTGAATTACTAAAGTGCTTACCTATTAATTCCTGAAATTGTGTAATTGTAAGAGACGGATCCTGTTTATTTAAGAAAAGAAATAGGTCGTTAATATCTTTAATTTTTGATAATTTAATAATTTGAGTTGGAAATCTTTTCTTTAACTCTTCCATTAAACTATTCCATAAAAACACTGAATATCCATCTTTAATAAAAGCCAGCATTGAATCTTTACCAGCTTTATCACGGTCAAATATGATCTTAATATCAACGGCGCCCATTGACTTTAGAATAGATTTAGCTTTGGAAACTCCAGAGGTTGCCAAACCATTCTTTAAAAACATTGAGTCAATTTGACCTTCGGCTACCATTAGGGGCTGAGTAAAGTCTACATTTAAGATATTAAAATAGTTATTGAGATAGTTTGCATCATCAATAATTTCTGGTGTATCTTTATTAGTAAAGATTTTAGAAACCTCATTATAGGATTTAATTAAGTATTTTCGATCAGTAAATGGATCTAAACTTCTAGTGGCAAGACCTAGGATTTTACCAGAGCGATGGTCAAAGTTAAAAATATAAACTTTATTATCCATTGCATCTGCATACATAATATCGCCAAAGTTTTGAACTTTAGTTAATCCTCTGGATTGAGCAAACTTATATGCAGCAGAATTTTCTGAAATTTGATCTAATCTTCTTAGCGAAAAACGGTTAATTACATCACTAATTGAAATCATACCCTTTCGGTTAGATGTTAAGAATCTAACAAGATGATTTTCAGTAGTTTTTTTATAATTAACCTCAAGATCCTTTTCTTCTAAGAATAGAGAAGAGATAATTCCATATTGATTACTTAAACTTGCAACAAACTCAGCAAGGCTCATCCATGCCATGCAACCATCGTTAAAGCACTTATAAGTTTTTGTTTCCATGTAGAGGTGACCTCTTTTTTTGGAAGCTTTAACTTTAGAGTCTCCACAGAATGGGCATGCAAAATTTAATTTGCCATCGCTCTCTTCAATAGTCTGCTTATCATGAATGCCAGGAAATCTGGCGCTCATGACACTTTTTACAAACTTTGAAACCTCATTTATTTCCATCTAGATTAATCTTCTACTTCTTCTAGCTCGTCCTCTTCGACTACAACTGCTTTAGAAGCTTTCTTTTTCTTAATTTTATCAATATATTTAGTAAGCTCTGCTTCTGGAACAACCACTGTATTTAGGCCATATTTAGAAACAATACTTAAATATTGTGGCATCAATTGGGGCGGAATTGCTAGATCTGGATTTGCAATAAAATCTTGAAGAGCTTCTGGGACTAATGTATTTTCAAATGTTTCAGAATCTACAATATGGATAGGGAAATCTTGGATTTCTTGACCCTTTTTAGGTTTATGCTTAACTACTTCGATTGCACGACGTAATTGTGGATTAATTTGAGGTAATCCCATTGCAAGAAGTAGTTTATTTAAAGGTTCACAAATCAAGCGAAAGAATTGTTGATCTTTATCCATCGGTAGGGCAAATTCAGTTGGATAAACTCCTGGAGAAAATGCAAAAATATCAAATTCATATGGATTAGGTGCAGCATAATAGAATTTAACTTTACCGCTTATTACACGATTGTATTTCTTATTACCTGTTTCTTTTAGCATAAAATTATGATATGATGCAGCTCGTGTATAGATTGGAACACCCTTATCTAATTTTAAAGGATGCTCGCTCTTAACATACTTATCATATGTACGAACAGAAAACGAGAAACAAATATCATCGGGTGAAAGAGTTTCCATCTCAGCTCGTAAAGCTTGTAATTTAGGAATAAGCTCATCTTCAAGATCTAAGTCATAACCACGATCTAAGAAAAAGTCATATAGTTTTTCAAGGTGAGCTCTTGCCCAGATTGGATAAGAAGATTGAACCTTTTCAAGACCTTTTACAATTTGACTTTCTTTTTCTGCTAATTCTTCAGCTGGATTGTCTTCATAACTTACCTTAAGGACGTATTTCTTTTTAGCACACCAAATTGCAGCTCTTGAAAGATTCTCCATTTCAAACTCTTGACGATTATCAGTATTAAATGCAGTTGCATATTTTTGAAAGGCTGCTCTAAAATAACCGCTTAGTCTTTCGCGATTAATTGCCAAACAAAACTTAAGAGCTTCTGTATCAGTTAAGGAAAAACCTTCAATTGATTTAATTGCTGGATGAAAACTAACATAACATGAGTCTGTGTCAGTATAAATTGCAGCATCTTCTTTAACTTGATTAATTTTTAGATTGGATATACCAAGCTTTTCATGTAATTCTGTATCAAGATGCCACTTTTCTGTAAAGTAGTGATTTACGGCTTTAATTGAAAACTTGATAAGGTCTTGGCCTTGAAGAGTAATCGACTGTGCAATATCTGTATCGTGAAAATAGAAATATTTGTTACCGAAGGCTCCATAAAACGAGTTAATCAAGATTTTTAGAGCATTTTGCTCAAGATTAAGACGTTTGATCTCTTTGTCTAATTGTTCTTTAGTTTGCATACATAAGTGTTTTACTCGGTTGGTGTTCTTAGTTTAACCTACTAGTATAATACTAATAAATAATAAAAATTAGCATGGCATTGGTAGCACAAGACAGAACCCTATCTAAAGTTTACGCAAATTATCCCTTTTTGCGAAATTTTCCATTCCAGGACTTTCAAATTGAGGCAGAGGAGCTAAAAAGACCCCAATCTGATGACGGGGAGTTTGCTTCGGCACCTTCTTCTATCACAAACCCATTTGTTATTAACTTTGTCTATACAAGAGAGAAACAAAAGACTGCAATTTCAGTTTTTGATAGAGAATTGGACTGGTTGAGCACTAGAGCTGATCTAATTACTGAACTAGATGATATTGTTCATATTATAAATGAGTCCTTGCCATCTGGAGACATTATTAAGAAGAGGGATGCTGTACTTGTGATTGAACATTGGCTCAAAAAGATCGCAGACGATCGTGCCACCCTAAATTATAGTACATTTAATGATATTTTGATGCGCTTGATCGGCGTAACACAGCTCAAGGAGACTGTTCAATTGATAAATAATATTAATAAGCTATCCTCTGGTGCAAATGTAATAAAAATGGATAAAAAGCAATACGATATTATTATGACGTATTATGATTTCCAAATGATTTATTGCAAATTGGTGCTTGGGATAATTATTGCAGCAAAAATATCGCTTTAATATGTCGCAAATCGACCAGTTTTTAAATTACCTGTCCACGATTAACGAATCAACGATTCAATTGACCAAACAGGACTACCAAAAAATTTGTGCGATTAGAGATAAGGTTACTGAACTAGCGGTTAAGGTATCTCAAAGCCAAACTATCATACATGGTACCTCAACTCAAATAAAGGAAACTAAAAAGGTTTCAATATATCAAAAAATGAATGAGTCTGGTGTTCTTCAATTTGAAGAATATTCTAATTTACGCAAGCCTACTAACTAATGAAGCATATTAAACTATTTGAAAATTTTAGCAGAGAATATCTAAAGACTAATAATAATTCTTTAGTTTCCTTTTATGCAGATAAGCTTGGAGATTTTTGGTTAGAAAAAGAATTACTTGAAAAACTAGAACAGTTTGAAGCAAGAGTAGATTCGCTTTTTTCAAATGACTGGAATCTAAATAGAGGCCGTAATCACTACAATGGAGACTTCTTTGCCCTAAATGTAAAAGTTTATAATTACCCAGATGAAGATGAAGTTCAGGCAAAGGTTGGCATTGAACTTGATGAGGAACGACTTTCTGATATTTGGTATAGATGGTTGCAAGATCAAGCTGAAATGTTTCAAGAAGATATTGAACAGTCTTACGATTGGGTTGGTCATGTTGGTTGGGGCGGAAATAGCGGCGGATGGCTACACCTTTCACCAGACAATGGCGCAGATAGATTATTAGAATATGCTGAAGAGACTATTCAAATGTATTTAGATACTAAAGAATGGTATGAAGAAGATGTTATTGCTGATGTAGCAAAGGCAATCAATAGTCCTGAATGGAAACGCCTTGCTGAACTTGGTTTGGTTGAAGACGAAGATGCAGTAAAAGAAATTACTGATAAATTAACTGAATCTATTAATTGGTTTAAGGCTGAACTTGCTAAACTCAATCAAATCGAAGAAGATCTTAAAGATATTCAGCGTCAACACAGATCATTTGAACAAAATGCAAAGAAATATTTTCTAGAATTCTTAGAAGAAGAGATTGCAGATGGCCACTTAGGTTAGCCTTTAATAAACTTACTTAAATCATAATTGTGCTTAGACACAATCCATTTTTCCTTTTCATAAATTTTCTCACGAACCTTACCGTGTTTTACAATATAACCATTTAGATCGTCAATTAGATCATAAATCGTTACTTTGCTTTTTCCAGCCAATTTACGCATGCCACGACCTACTGCTTGGCGAATAGTAATTTCAGACTTATAACTTTCTGCAAAAATAATGCTCTGCACATTTTTTAAGTCAATACCAGTTGCAAAGGTTGCATAGCTTGCAACTAGAGTTACGTTAGAACCTGCTTCCATTGCATCTTTATATTCAGCTCGGTCATCTCCGCTTACTTCACCATCAATATAGAATGAGTTTGGATTCCACTCAGAAATTCTCTCTTTAATTCGTTGACCGTATTTGTCTTTCACATTAATAAAAAGAATTAGGGTATTTCCACCTAGCTTTTTAACTAGTGATGAAATAAAATCTACACGAGGTTCGTATGAAATAATAAAATCCTTTTCCATTTGGAACATATTCTTTCCATAGTCTTCAATACGATGGAATTGACTTTTACCGTGTTCCTGCATATATTTGTAGTTTTGAATAAAAGGCTCGTTCTCTGGATATTTTAGGGAAAGTATCTTAATAAACACGTCTGGCGAGTGTTTGTTTTCAATTAAGAAACTAGATTTAAGAGTCATGCTTAGAGGGCCAATGTACTCTTGGATTTTATAGAAATCAGAAAAATCCTCATCGACTTGAATTGTACCAGAAAGTCCTAACTTATATTCAACATTAGTTGAAGCTAAGAGAATATCTTTAATAGTATCACCTCTTGAAGTATGACACTCATCTACACAAAGCACAGTAAATTTTTTAAAGAAGTCTCCATCGCGTTTAGCTAAACTTTGATAAGTTGAGATAACTAGATCCGCCTCTTCAAATTTCTTGTCTGAATATTTGTTCTTACCGCCAACTTCTAAAATATTCCAGTTAATTAGGCCAGTATGATAGTCCTTTACAAATTTTTCTGCAGTTTGACCAACTAATGAAATATTAGGAACTACAATAAGGGCTTTTTTATCTTTACCATTGATAATTCCCTTACGCTTAAGAAAGCTTAAATATAAAAATAGGATTAGAGTTTTACCAGCAGAGGTTGCCAATTCCTGTGCACTAAACTTAAATTTAAGAGCACGGTATGCAGCTTCCATTTGATAATCATATGGAGTAAGATCGACTCCATCTAATAGGACACTTGCAAATTTATCAAGTTGATCCTTTGTAAATTCAAGATTAAGTAGAGAATCTAATCCATCTAATTCAATCTCATGACCGTAGATTTGACTAAACTGTTTGATTTGATACCATAAACCGACTCCGATTCGATTTTCGCGATCTATAAACTTATCATAGCCATCCCAAAGACGACGCTGAAATAGTGGACTAAAGTGATAGCCCTTGGCTCTTTTCTTAAAGAAGTTCTTAAGATCGACTACCTCTTTCTTAAGATCATTATGTATTAATTGAAAATATCTTTTATCTGGTGTTAACTTAAACTTTAGCAAACTCTTTGGATGTTTTTACACACCCAGCATCTTTTCAATATCAAGTCTAGTTTTAATTCCGAAAAGAGCGGCGTCTACTGTCTTGATTGTGTCTTGATAAAATTGAGTTTGGCTTTCGATCTGATCGATCGTTTCTTTGATGTTAGACGTTTTTCCGTCGACGATAGTAGTCTTTTCGTTAGAGTTGTATCTTAGCTGGGATGTTCTGGAGACTGCTTCCCACTCGTCTCCTTTTTGTTCTCTATATTTCTTTTTATAGCGATTGTAGTGTTCAATTAGGGTATGGTTTTCCTCAAGCAATCTTTGGCGTAAGCTTAAAAAGTAAACCTGAGCATCAGCAAGGCGCTTTATATTATTCATATAACCAACTCCTTCCTGTACCTCTTCAGACACAGCTTTACGCTTTGCCGAAAAAACGTCAGACAAACTCTTTTTAACTTCTGGTGATTGTTGTTCGAATTCCATACCTTCTTTTACTTGGTACTGGACCTAAGGTTTAGACAAAAGTGTAACAAGTACTCTCAACTTTAAAGTAATAACTTTCAAATTCTTTGGGATCTAGCGTTGTGTAAATATCAGTTCCGATTGAATGGTGGTCGCCATTTTTATAATATGAGCTAATTTGACCCGCATAGAGGCAAATAATTGAATCAATATGGTACTGTTTTAAACTACCAATTATCATATGTTTAAAATCTGAATCAGGAACGTCAGATCCAACATTTGTAACAAAGATACTTGGGTATATTAATGGATAGCCTCCCATCATATGATTTGTCATAAATGTTTGACGTACATAAGGTAAGGCTCCGAATTTAGAAAGATCGGTTAAGAATTGGCGGTAAATCTTTGGGTTACTGAAAGTAAAGACGGCAAAGGGCTGCTTTCTCTGGACAGTTTCTCTAACCAGATTAACTCTGTTACCCTCGTATTCGCCTTTTATAAACTCTAAGTTCAATTTTAGTATAATAATATTTCAAAGTTATTTATTTCATATGGAGCAAGTTTTAAATGTCGTAGATTTTGATGAAACCTTATTTAGGGTTCCCCCATTTACCCACGCCGGTACTGAGTTTACAAAACCTTACGAGTGGTTTGATAATCCAAAGTCTCTAAACACCAATTTATACAGATTACAGCTAATTGAGTCTGTTTTTAATAAACTTGACAAAAACCATACGACTATTATCTTAAGTCACCGGGTTGAGGCAACCAGAAAAGCAATGGCTGCAGTTTTAGATAAGTTTGGAATTACCAAAACATTTGATCAAATTATCCTTTGCGAGCGTAATACAGATAAACCACAAATGTTACTTGAATATTTGGATAAAGTTGGTCCTAATTTTGATAAAATCAGAATATTTGAAGACTCTCTTGTTCAAATAGACCGATATGTTAAAAATCCCTATTTAAGTAAGATCACCAATTCAATTGAATATTGGTTTGTTGATAAGACCGAATTACTCCAAATTGACGGAAATATTGGTATATTAACAAGAGAAAGAATACAACTTAAATACTCATGATAATCTTTATTGAAGGCACACGTCACTCTGGCAAAACCTATTTGCTAAATCAATTAATTAAAAAACACGGTGCTGAATTAAATCTATTTTATTATAAATTTTACCTAGCTGATGAATATTCAGCAATTGTTAAAGAATGGGATAAATCCGATTCAGGCATTCACTATTTTAGTATGGGTAATATTATGACAATCTTAGATCTACACGAACATTTTCCAGAAAAGATTTTTGTATTTGATCGAGCTCATATTACAGCTGCTACTTGGGCAACCATTTGGAATCGATTAGAATTTAATCAAGCCCAATCTGAATTATATGGTTTAATTAAACGCCCAGGCTATCAAAATTGCAAAACTGTCATGATTGATGCACCAGATGAATTTAAACAGGACCAGGCTCGTAAAAAAGATTTATGGGATGGTCTAGTTTCAGCAAAAGAAGAAAAGCTACTTATGACTAAACTTATTGAATCTGCTCCATTTAGATTCAAAGATGGTCGCGAAGGTAATTCATTTGATCAATTTACAAATAATTTTACGCCAGACTCAGTTGATGAGTTCTGTGATCTAATACAAAAATTGGTTCGGGATAAATAATCAGAAATAGGCAACTATAAAATGACAAAACGTATTATTGGAGACTTTAGCCAGTTCCTAAACGAGGCAGAAGAATCAGCACCACTTAAAGGATTACCTTTTCAAGAGCTTATGGATCAGTTGGTTAAATTAACAGATCTTACATCAGATAGTTTAAGCATCGGAACCCCAGCTGATATCTATGGTCACTCAACTTCATATAAAACAGATCTTTCTGAGGTTCAAGCTAGATTAGCTGATGTTGACCACTACTATGCAACAAAAATGAAGCAAGAAGTTAGATTCTTTTGTTGGAATATCAATTGGAAAGATTACTCTTCAGGTAGAGAGCTTGAAAAGAAGCTTCCTGAAGGAACTATCCAGGCATATCAAAATATCGATTTAGCAAAACTTATTACCTATTTTGAAGAAAATCCAGAAGATGCTGGTTTGTTAAAAGGAATTAACCTTAGCGTTTCTTCAAAAGCTGGACAAGAGTTTGCGAAAGATATGGGAGCAGGAAAATACGGATCTTTAGACTAATAACAATTTAAATTTTATGGCAGGATTAAACCACTTAAAAGACATTTACGAAAAGAAGGGCAAAGAATTTTTAGAAGCTCTTCTTAATAAAGAAGTTATCGTTAACGAAAAAATGGACGGTGCATTTTTTGGTGCACAAAGAAACTGCGGAAACTCAGAAGAACCATTTGACTTTTTTAAACGTAATACTAAATTAACTGGAGTTGATCGTGTCCTAAGTTCATACTATAATCCAGCACTTAAACATTTTGATGAGTTATCATCAGAAGTAACTGAAAAACTTCCATGTAACTATCACTTTGGGATGGAATATTTCAGTTCCCCAACTGCTCAATCAATCCAATATGATAGACTACCAAAAAATCACTTAATCTTAAGCTATATCCATATATTGGACGAAGCTGGCGAACAGGCTGAAACTATTCAAGATAAAGCAGATTTGGACAAGTGGGCAGATATTTTAGATATTGAGCGCCCTCCAATTATTTTTCAAGGAAAACTAACAGACGATCAAAAAGAGAAAATTTTAGATTTTGTCTATACTCCACTTGATGAATTAGTTGGAAAATTTAAGACTGCATCATTTACAAAATACATTATTAATGTCTTAAATCCTGAACTTAAAACCTCTTTTTTAAGAGATACTGCAGATAAAGATATTGAAGGAATTGTATTTAGATTTTATGAGCCAGGCGGAGAAGATTCAGTATTTTTGGCAAAGTTAGTGGACCCAGTTTTCCAAGCAAGAGCAAAAGAAAAGGCTCAAGCTAGAGTTGAGGCACCAAAGACTGATGATTATATTTGGATCATGACTGCAGACCTAATGAATTTTATTGAAACCTATTCACAAGCAGATCTTGATGCAATTAAACCAAATGGTACAACATTTGAAAGACGTTATATTCAAATTATAAATGCAATTTTTAAAGATTTTGTTCAAGAACATGGTAGCAAATATCGCGGACTTGAAATTACAACACCAGAATTCCTAAATAAGCCAGAATTTGACGTTAACCGAGCATTAATTAGTGATGATATGGTTATCAACCTAATTGATTCTGATAAAACTCTTAAAGAACTCTATCGAGTTTTCTTAAATACTTTTAGAAAAAAGAATATTAGAGTTAGCTCAACATTTTTCAATAAAACTATGAAAGAAACTCTAAAGTCCCAAATTGCTAAGGTTCAACTTGCAGCAGAGGACAAATTAAATGAAGCGTTCTTCCCTACCTTTAATCAATTTTTTGGAACAGATGAAGATGCAACTGATTTTTTCAGTCAATTTCAAACTGACCAAAATAAAAAAAAAGATATTGAGGTAGTTGTCTATTTAGACAAATTTCAGCCATTAAGTAAAGAACACGAAAAGGTTGCCTCAAGTATCAAGGGAAAATACGATGTGCCTTGTTTAATGATTGCATATCACCCAGGTCAAAGAAGTTCAGCCTTTCCAATGTCACCAGAAACTGTTAAAAGTTCAATTGATAGGTTAACTAAAACTTCAGACTATGTAGTTGGTGGAGGAACAACTGATTCAATCGGAATAGATGAATTAATTAAGTCAGCTGGACAGGGATATTCAATTAAAGCAATTGCAACAAATTCTGAGTTTGTGCCAGATTTAGTAATCGATCTTAACCGAATTAACAAAAAAGCTCCATATGCAAAAATACCATCTCAACTTAGAGTGGTGGAGGTTCCTAAAATCGAATTAGAAAGCGATCTTATTAATTCAGTTAAAAACCAAGATTTTGTTCAATATAAAAATCTAACAAGTAAACCTTTACATTCAGAGTTTTATAATATGACAAAGGAGATTGAAGAATCCCTTTTAAATGAATCAATATCAGCTGCAGATTTGGATAAAAGAAAAACTGATTTGCTTGATTTGATTATTGATGCTCCATACAATGAAGTTCTTTATAAAAAGATTGAAAAGCTTTTAAAGAGAACGCATAATGATTTAACTAAGGATTTGTTTGATATTCTTAGCAAAACTAAAGGTTATAAAGATTTAGCAAAAACTATTGTTTCAATTGCTGATGATTTAGATCAAGATGATGAACTCCTTGCATATCTAGAAAATCCAACTGTTACGTTTGAAGATGTTATAAAATCGCCAAATGGTAATCTAAAAACCCTATTTAATACAACTGGCCTTAGCACAGAACTATATGATCAATTATTCAATTTAATTGGCTCAGTTGGTAGTGTAAATATTGGTCGTGGAGAAATTTTAATGTCAATCCTAATTAAAGATGCAATAAATGCAGATAATAAAACTAAAGGCGACGTTAAAATTGGATCAGACTCTATTGAAATTAAATCAAGTGGAGATAATTTTAGATTAACTGGTCAAAGTGGTACTGGAATGGGAGCCGATACTGGAAACTATATTAGAAAAGGTCTATCTGACCTATTTACTGCAGCCAAGCAGGAAGTACCAGAATATTTTGAAAATTCTACGGCATTTGCGCCATCAGCATCAGCAAATCCACGAAAGGAATATTTTAGCCAAGGAATCACAGCAGCAGTTCAGGCATCAAATAAAGCCGAGGTTGTTGAAATTTTAGCTTCTGGTTTTAATTTAATTTACAAAAACTATAAAGAAGAACTGGTTTCAGTTTTTAATGCTGCAGTTGCCGAAGATGGCGCATTCAATAATAGAGCATATTTAGATGGTGTTCTAAAGATTGAATTTGACCGTTATTTACAAGATGGCACATATTTTATGGCTGTAAGTAAGCACACTGGCGACTATGTCTTGATTAATGGAAAGATTACAGATGATCAGCTTAAATACTTTAAAGTTGAGCAAGCTAATAATATTAGACCTAAATCAACTTCTTCTGACTCTCTATTGGGAATCGATATTAATATGGATTCTTTCTCTACAGCTCCTCAAGAATAAGTCTAGACTCGCTCGAATAAATATCTTAAAAGGGCGAAACTTGTGAATTCTTCTCAGAAAAACTATAAAGATTATATCCAGGGTAAAGCTAGATTGGAAAATGCAATCATACAGCACCCAAGCGGAGAAAATCCAATTATGGATCTTTTAAAGAAGGAAACCAATAGAACCTTCTGGGTTAAACCATTCGCCGATTGGAAAAAACAAACTACAAAGAAATGATTCCATTTGAATTACAAAGCGGAATGGACGAGCCTCAAACTGAGGGCATGGACGTATCAACGTTTATGTTAAGTCTATTACAAATCAGGGACCAGGCACATATTTTACACTGGCAAACAACTAATGAAGCTCAGCACAATGCATTTGGAGCTTTTTATGATGATTTCTTAGGATTAGTTGATGAAATTGCTGAACAAGTTATTGGAAAATACGGCAGATTTAAAGTTGGAGGTTGTGCTATTTTGGTTATGGACTATGATCAAGCAATGCCAATTTTTATCCAAAATATTGAAAAAGTATTTCAACAAGATTTTTGTGAAATCTTTGATCAAGAATCAAATACTGAATTGTATAATTTAAGAGATGAATTTTTATCACTTAAAAACAAATTAGCTTACAGATTAACCCTAGACTAATGCTTAAATTTAAACACATAAATATCCTTGAACAGCTTCTATTAGAATCTGAATTAATTATTATTGGAAATGAAGTTTCTGATATTATTGCATTTGCAAAAAGTGGCGGTCAGAAAGAAGAGGATATTATGAAAAAGGTTGATGAGTTTTTATCAAAACTTATTGAGAACGACCTTTTAAATAAAGCTAAAACTGATCCTCAGGTTCTTCAACAATTAAGCCAAACTTTCCTTAATAAAGAATGGATTGATATTCTAAATAAGTATATCGATTTTGTATCTCAAGTTCTAAAATACGAAACTGAAATTCTTGATGAAATGATTAAGAATGGAGATGATGTTGAATTACAATTAGAAAGAATTAGAGCATATAAAGGAAGAATGGGTATTGTATGGGAAGCCTATCATACAATCGAAGAAAGTAATTGGACCGAAGAGGTTAACAGTCTACTTGATAAAATCAAAATTTCATTTACTGGTCAAAAGAAAAATGAATCTGAAGTTTCTAAAAATCTTATTGCTGCGGCAAAGGAAAAAATGGAAAATACTTCAGCTGATTCCGAAGATTTTAAAAAGACCGTTGATGATACAATAAAGGTTGCCTATATCATCTCAGATTTTTCAAACAAAGATGAAGATAAAAAGAAGCCTGAGCCAGATGTAATCGACGTTGAATGGGAAGATGTTAAGGAAGAAATGGACAAGGACGTTGATGATTTTAGAAAATCTACTGATGACTTTAATAAAAGAACTGAAGGTAAAGCCGAAACCATTACTAAGCGTGATGTTATTATCAAAAATGCAATTGAAGAATTAAGAAACTGGACTGATTTAAATACGCTAGAATCTCAATTTGTAAAGGTTCGTATTATGATTATGACAGACGAACGAGGTGAAGTTGATCCTATTACTAAGCGTAGAATTCCATTAGTTAAATTAGATGACTCTGCTAAGAAACAATATATGGTTGAGGCAATTGAGGCATACTTAGAAGCAAGAGCACGTCTTGGAAAATATAAAACTGATCTTGATCTAAAGAAATATAAAGGAGTTTCATATTCACCTTCAATATCTCTTCCTCTATTTGAAAGAACTAAAATTCCTATTACATCTAAACAGATGTTAGATTCAAGTAGAATTAACTACTTATTAAAGATTGGAAATTATTTAGGAACAATTTTAGCCGATGTTGAATGGCTCGGAGACGAACAAAAACATTTAGGAGCACTTATTGCAAAATTTAGAAAAGCCACTTTACCTATTGTTGGAAGAACTATTTCAAGAACTGCCAAAATAACTGGCGGCAAAGAAGCTCAATTAAAAGCTGAAAAATGGACTAGATTTCTATTTACAAGTCAAGAAAGTGGATTAGACGCTCCACAAAGTAAAATTAAAGGAGCAACTAAAGTTGGGTCAGGAACAGTTAAAGAAGATGCAATGGCGCCTGGCGTAGCGTTTCAAACTCCAGCAAGTATAGGTGGAATGGGAGATGCAATTGCACCAACTCAAACAACACCTGGTTCTGGTGATAATTTCCAACCAAGAAAATCTAAAAAGTCAAATAAGAATATTATGGACTTTGCAAGTTTTTATAAAAATTTAGGTAAAAAATAAAATGCAAAAAATTAAAACATTCGAATCATTTTCGCAAGAAGATTTCGAACCTACTCAAATACAGCCTTTTCAAGAAAAGCCTGAAGTCGATCATACTGAAGATTCATACAGCGATGGTGCAGAATATGAGCACTATATGTTCTTTAATAATTTAAAGACTATCCAAAGAAATATTGAAGAATTACTTCAATTGGATGCGCATGAAGTAAATGAAATATTGTCAAATGGTCATGCATGGGCAGATGATCATATTGCAACTTCATCGGATGATATCGAAGAAGTTAAAAACTTTTTGGTTAATGAATTAAGCGGCTCTAGTGAGAACTTAATTCAAGAAGAACCAACTCAATACTAAACCAAAAACAAAAATAAAATAATTTTAATTATGACACAACATCCATCAGATTTAGCATTAGCTAGAGGACTTAAAGTAGTAACGCCAGCTGTTATCACAGCAGATGTAGAAAAGGCAGTTAAAGCAGCTGAAAAAGCAGCAAAAGACGCACAGAAAGCGGCTGAAAAAGCAGCTAAAGAAGCAATTGCAGTAGCAGAAGCTGCAGCAGAAGCAATCGTAGAGGCAACAGAAACTAAAGACGCAGAATAATTAATGTCGCCTAACCTCCAATACCATTTAAATGAAAATTTGTGTATCGCTGAATCGGTTTTTAGACCAGGCAGCGATGCACATATTTCTTTATTGACTGAGGCTAGGTTTCATTTTGAAAATGGGGTTAAATTAGACCCAATTACAGAAGAATTATTCATAAAAACTGATTTAGGTTTTATTGGAGAATATCATGGAGAACCAGTTCCACTAGATTTTCCAATTGAAGAGATTAATGAAGCTGAATACCATGGCAAAGAAGTTGATCTTAATTATCCACGAAGAGGTGGTACTAAGAAATACCATGTCTATGTTAAAAATCCAAAAACTGGTAAAGTCCTTAAAATTGCATTTGGCGATATTCATGGAGGACTTACGGCAAAGGTAAGTAATCCAAAGGCTAGAGCAAGTTTTGCAGCTAGGCACCAATGTCATCTTAAAAAAGATAAAACCAAAGCCGGTTATTGGGCATGTAGAATTAATAGATATGCTCACCTATGGGGAGGTAAAACTTATCCAGGTTATTGGTAATTAATATTATGAATAAAGTACTTTCATATTCAGAATTTATCACAGAAGCAAGAAAAACCAAAAACTCACCAGATTGGCATGACTCAGATGCTCCTGATGCAAATGGTAAATTTAAAAGCCTTGGAATTAAAGCCCTAGCTTCATGGTTAATTAAAACCAGAAAGGGTGATATGAGAAAAATTACAGGTAGCCTTAACCAACAAATTGTTTTTAACCGCAATGACAATCCATCCTATGCTAAAAAGATGGAAAAGGTTAGAGAAGAGGTAAAAAGACAACTTAATAAAAAGTAATATCATATGTACGTAAAGCCATTTAGCGAATATGTAAGTTTGCTTGAGAAAAAGTCAAACCCAGAAAATCCTGCACAATATAAAGCTCCAGAAGGAAGTTCTAGAGATAAAAAATTGGATAAGGCTAAACGTTTATTGGATAATGGCAAAAAAGAGGCTGCTTATAAACTTAGAGATGAGATGGAAGCAGCGGAAAGAAAAAAATCTGGTTGGAAAAATACCCCAAGACCAGATTCAAAAGTAACTGAGGCCAGCAAGAAAAAATCATCTAATCTTAGCAAAGAGACCCTAGCTAAAATTAAGGCAGTTGCTGATAAAAAAGGTTATTCATTTGCCGATTTAAAACGTGAATACACCAAAGGTCTAGGTGCATTTTACTCGTCTGGTTCCAGACCAGGAATGACTGCTCATCAATGGGCAATGGCTAGAGTAAATGCGGCAAGTCCAAGTAAATCTTGGGCCGATGTCAAAAAGACTAAGTAACATGCATCCATACAAAGATATATCATCTGGCGATAACTGGGTAATACGAGAATTCACCCAAGCGGTCGACCCAATTGAACTATTATGGCATAGAGATGATGAAGACCGTGACCTTGAATTAATTGAGGGAAGTGGTTGGAAGATCCAATTAGACAATAGCCTACCTATAGAGTTAACACAAACCCAAAGAATAAATATTAAAAAGCACGATTGGCATCGATTAATTAAAGGCGATGGTAATCTGGTTGTAAAAATCTATAAATCATAAAATGGCATTCGAAATCGGGGATAAAGTTAAGCTTAGATTATCTAAAGATACAATGGATCGTCTTAACCTAGTTGGCGCTCCAATTGATAATAAAATTGTTACTATTGGCAAAGTTTATAAAATGGATTATGCTCCAGATCAAACTCTTTATATGGTCGATTTAGACGAGCCAATTAGATTTGAAGAAACTACCTTTGATGAAATCTACGATCTCCGCGATGCAGATCTAGACCTAATTGATGCGAATGAGACTCTTCCAGAAAATAAAGTATTAAGATTTTCTTCCTTTTTAAATGAAGCAAAGGAGCCAGCCAGCTGGTACTTTGGAATTGCCGATTGTCACGGTATAGAATCTTTTAATAAAGAAAATATCGATCATACATATTTAAATCAATTAGACAGAATTCACGATTTAGGGTTAGCTGACGAAACAGCTCCGACCAGAAAAAGTGTAATGAAAGAATATAATGGTCAATTGAATATGATGATGATGCGTTGCAGATTCAATGAACAACGTCACCCAGTAGTTTATAGAGTTTTATTAACAGATGATGTTGCTGACTATATTCAATCATTAGTTGATCAACGCGATTATATTGGCGCACTAAATGCAATCAAAGATCACTCAACAGAGATTCAATTAGCACGAGGTCAAGGCGCAAACCTAGAAAGACGCTGGAATATGATTCCTAATCCAGATCTTGATCCATTCCACGGATAATCCATTACTTAGTATTACGAACTCTCCAACTATCACAAATAGATAATAAAAAAGAGAGTTACAATGGCAGGTAATGAAATTCCAGTAATAAACACTAAAACCGGTGCTCCGCAATCTTCTGGCGCATCAACATCTCTTCTTAATGCGTTCTATGTATTTAAGTACAGTGGTGGTGTTCAACAAATTACAGCGGAAAACTATACTACTAATGCTATAACTAGACACGGCGCAGCCCCTAAAGTTATAAGTAATCCAACTGCTAATGCAATCGTAGAATGGTCAAAGACACTACCCGAAACAACAGAAAACTTATATGGACTAAAGGACTCTCCTTATACATGGTCTGATTTTTTATTTTGTAAATGGTATGGAATTATTCCAAATAATCGATTACTAACACTAAGAAAATTTCCTCTTGCAGTAAATGATGCAGCAAGCGTTAAGCGAGCAGACAATCCACAAAACGTTCCAATTGCACAAGCTGTAACCTGGTTCGGCGGTCCTAGCGGAAATGATTTAAACTCTATTTGGCAAAATACCTGGGAATTGGCCTGGAAAAAAGATACAGTTGATGCAAAAAACGTACAAGGAAATGAAATTGTAAACTTTACACAACAACTAGCAAATGCACTTCCTGAAGGTACTGATAAATTTGTTAAGCAAGCTGTTTCAACACTTAGCGCAGTTGTTGATGCAAAGTCAACTGCCGGTGGAAAAACAAAAGATGAATTAAGAAAAGATTGGATATTAAGTGTAGGTAAGGGAGAAATTGAAAAAATGAAACAGGATTTTCAGAAAAGTCTATTTACTGATACTGGTGCATTTTGGAATCAAATTAATGGGCCAGTAAATGTTAAAAATACATTTTTAATTAGAGATAGAGGATTAAGTTCAAGAGCAGTTGATGACAATTGGAAACTTGTATTTGAATATAGAACAGATTCATATTTTGGAATGAGTCAACGTAGAATTGCATTAGATATTATTGCAAATATGCTAGAATTGACATACTCTTCTGGTGAATGGCTACAATCATTAAACATTTATTATAAAAATATTGGTCTTGAGCTTGGAGCAGATGACCAAGCACTAATTGAAGGCTGTTTCGTAGATGGTACTCTTAATGCAGAAGAACTTGCAAAGAATTTTATTAAAATCGCAGAGACAAAGGTTGATGGTATTATCCAAGAAGCTATTAAATTATCAGCTGCAGCAGGAAAGGCTCTTGCAAATGGAGTATTCCAAGGCGGAGCAGCTATTTTAGCAGGTTCAGGTAAGGTTGATTGGAACTTATACAATGGAATGTCCGATGCACAAAAAGGAACGCTTAAGGATGCTATTCAAATTGAATTAATAAAGGCCTTAGCTGGAGCATTTCCGAAGTTTGTTCAACAAAGAGCAAATGTTGCAGATATTGAAACTGGAAACTGGCACCTTACCGTAGGTAATCCAATGAATCCTATTATGAGAATTGGTAGCTTAATTGTAAGAAGCTGCGTAATGGAATTTGGAGAAGAACTTGGACCAGATGATTTTCCAATTGAAATGAAGTTTACTGTAACACTTTCACCAACTAGACCAAGAGATTCAAGAGATATTAGACAAACATTTAATACTGGTAGAATAGACTATGTTGAAAGTTATATTGGACATACGTATGATCAATCAAATACTTATGGAGTTATTAATTCAAGACATAGCGCAATAAGCTCAGGTAATGGCGGTCAAGCTAATATAAAAAATCAACAGGCCTCCACTAACCCAGCACACGATAGCATTAGAAACTGGATAAACACTAGATATGGTACAAATACGGTTAAGGAGAATGATAAATTTTTTAATGATGTATATTTCTATGTACCTAAGGATAGCGAAACCTATGGTCCAGCTTTTGGTGGAAATGCAAAAACCACTCCAACAAATCCCTAACTGATAATGATAAATCTAAAAAGTTTAATAACTAAACCGTTTTTTGAAGAAAGTTTTACTAGAAAGGTCTTAAGCAAACAGACTGTAAATTTTTCTGATTCACCATCAACCAATGATTTTTCATGGCATACTGTTGATATTAGTGAAGAAATGCGACCAGATATTATAAGTGCTCAATATTATGGGACTGGAAACTATGTTGATATTCTATGTAAATATAATAATATATCAAATCCATTTAGTTTAGAAAGAGGACAGGTTCTTAAAATTCCAAAATATCCAGATTCGTATTATGTTACAACTGATGACATTATTGATAAGGGCTCAATTAAAGCATCACCTAATCTAATTCCAGTTAGCAACAGAGATACTTCTAGACTTAATTATTTAAAATCGTTAGGAACATCTTTAACTCAGCCAAACTTAAATTTACCTAATGATAAAAATATTAAGGTTGCAAATGGAAAAATACTATTTGGTGCAGATGTTACTAAAGTTAGTAAGGCAGATTGCCCTACCCCAATATCAAGGTCTAATGTATTAAAAAATCTAATTGAATCAAAAATATTTAAATAATGGCAACTGATCCAAATTCAATATTGGCAATTACTCAACCTAGGTTAGAAATTAAGACGATTTCCCATACAGATATTGATAATCTTAATGCTGGAATGAATCCAAATCGGCCTAACAATGCTGGTCTTGCAACCACACTAGGTTACATTGCGCCGTATATTGAAATCGACAATTATATTATTCAACAGGCTAATATACATTCAATTTCTATACATCAAAATGGGTTTTTGCCAGAAATAACTGTAAACTTTTTAGATTCAACTGGAGCATTTTCTGGAAGATATTTTCCAAAAACCAATCCCATTATGAAAGTTTATATTAAGTCTCTTTCACCAACAGTTAAGCCAGTTAGATCAGACTATTTAATTACAAATATATCAAGTTCAGAAATAGGAAATAGCTATACAAGCGAGGAATACACTCAAACTATGTATACGGTTTCTGGCACACTCTATATTCCAGGAATATATGGAAATAATATCCAAAGTATTCCAAATAAAAAATCATGGGAAGCTCTTAAATATATTGCAGATTCTCTTAAATTAGGATTTGCAACCAATGAAACCGCAACTGATGATTTAATGACTTGGATTAATCCAAATGATAGTGTTGAGCAATTTATTAAAAATATATGTAGTCGTGCATATAAAAATGATAAAAGTTTTTTTGATTGCTTTATTGATATTAACTACATTTTAAATTTTGTTAATTATGAAAAGTCACTAAGCAAAGAAACTAAGAATATGGAAGCACCGACTGATTCAAATGTTTATCAATTGAGTGATATTGGTAGTACTGATCCGCTTGTAACTAAAGACAATGCGCCAAATTCTTATGCTATGCAGCCAGTTATATTAAAATCATCTATGCAAAATTCTGGAACTGGATTTAATATTGTATATTATTCAATGCACTCAGAACACGGTGAAATTTTGGCAAATCAACTTTTTAGAAAAAGTATCATTTGGCACGATCGAAAATATTATCTAGAAAATAAAAAGGAGCTTGAATTTTATCTTGAGCCGCTTAGCGAAAAAACAATCGATAGTAAAGACACAGTTTATCAAAAACCTAAGCCTACTAATTTTGAATTGGAAAAATCTAGTAGATGGGTAGGAATAGACTATAATAATGGACACACTAATTATAAATTTTCTAGACTATTAAATTATCATAATTTAACTGAACTTAGTAAAAATTACTTAACCGTTAAACTTCCAGGAGTAGTTCAATCAATATACAGAGGTGGAAAGCTTACAGTTATTATTAGTAGATTGGCCGATGCTAACATAACTGGTATTACTGCTGATTCAAAGTTTGGTACAAACTCCAGTAACTTAACAGATAACCAAGAAGAGATTGATCTATATGCATCTGGCCCATATGTTGTAAAAGATATTATGTATGGCTTTGATTCATCGCCAATTGTTAGCGAACTTAGATATTATACTGAATTAGTATTAGTTCGTAGAGAGTGGGTTGAATTGGGAGATGGTAATAAATTACAATCTGAAATAACTAAATAATATAATGGCAAAATCAAGATCTGCAGTAAGTTCAATATTAGATAAAGACACAAAAAGTCTTCCTAATATTATTGGTGCATTTAGAAATGGTAGAACTGACCAGGTAGGGTATGACGATCCAACTTATTTTGGATTTGCAATCGATATTCATAGCACGGAAGAAGAAGCAAAGGGCACATATAATCCATGGACAGGCCTACGAGGCAGTCCGTTATTTTATTTGCCAACTTGGGCAACAGCTGGCTTAAATAAGGATAGTGGGATTATGGCAAAAAATGACACAGGTAAGAACTTTCCAGAACTATTAGCTGATGCAAGCGAAGCCTGTGCAATACAATATTTAAATAGTTTTGGACTTGATTTAGCGGAAACCCCTGATGAATTTGAACCAAACCGAGTAATATTAAATTCTGCAGCAGCAACTTTAGCAAACGGTAAGAGACCAGGCGGAAAGTTAAATAGAGGCTTCTATTTAATGGAATTTATTAAAATACTAAATTTAATACAGGATAAAACTCCATGGATATTTAAAGAAGTAGATGGAATTTCTGAATTATGGAAAGCCAGCCATGAAGCAACAGATCTAAAACCAGTATCATTGGGAATTACTTGTGATGAAACTGTCGATCTTAGAATAACTCGTCTTGCTGAGGCATATCGAATGCTAAGTTATGATGCATTTAATCACAGAAAGGTATTACCACCTAATCTTGAAAAATTTTCAATGGATGTTTATTTTATAGATCTTAGATTTCTAAGAAACGCTAAAAATACTTCAGATGGATCAAACCCACTAATTGGTGGAGGAGGCGCAATTGATTATGACAATGAGTTTAGCGCACAAGTAAATTTTGGTGGAATTGCATTTAGATGTTTTGGTTGTAAGTTTGATTTTTCAAATTTATTAGAATCATCAACTGCTGTAAAATCTTCACTTAGTGATTCTTCTGGGTTTCAACCTAAATTTAAGATTAATATTGATAAAGTAATGCCAGCAAGTTATTTTGGAGATTTGGCATTTGGAACAAAGGGTCTTACTGAAGATATTAACTTTATGGACGGTGGCATGGGTAATGCACTAGGTGGAGCATTGGACTTAGGACCTTTTACTGGAGGAATTACTAGAGTACTATCAGCCGGAAGAAGAGCCTTAACTAATATTTTAGGAAAACCGCAAAGAGCCCTAAATGATGCACTTCTTGGGATAGAGCGAAAATTTGATGCATATATTGATAAAACACTCGATGAAAGTGGATTAAGTTCAAGACCATTTGATAGATGGACACCTACCACTCTAGAGTCAGTTGTTGCTGAACGAGGAGGTAGTGTCGCAAGCGAGGATCTTTATCCTGGAACAGTTTTTCAGCAGATACAACAAAGAAAAGCTGGCGGTAAAATCAGTAGAGATATGTTCCCCGGAACAGATAATAGAACTACACTTCCTATTAAAAACGATATTTTTCCCGGAAAAGATACTAGAACCAAAGCTCCAATTAAAAATGATATTTTCCCTGGACCATCTACTCAGCCAACTGGTAATATTGACAATGATGTTTTTCCTGGAGATGTGCCAATTTCATATGTGCTAAACCAAAGAAAATCTGGAGGTAAAATAACTAGTCAAAACCCATTTAAGAAACCATGATTTTAAATCGTGACATAGATATTAGACGTAGGTCTGACTCTACCGTAGATTATTTTATTAAAAAATATATGGGAACAGTCGTAGATGCAAATGATCCATTAAAACAGGGTCGTTGTAAAATTATGATACATGGAATTTTCGATACTCTTAAAACTGAAGATCTTCCATGGGCAAATCCTGCAACAAAGCCTACTTTTTTTGGAAAGGAGGGTGCTGCAAGTATTTCTATTCCAAAAAACGGTGCACTTGTAGTTGTAACATTTGACCAAGGTGATATTTACTCTCCGGAATATTCTCAATTACAGGAACTTGCAACAGATTTACAAGAAGAATTAAAAAAGGATGGCGAATATCTAGGTTCGCATTTTATTCTATGGGATGGTGATGAACAACTTAAATTGTGGTTTACTGTTGGAAAGGGCTTAACCTTTGAAAATAAGAAATCAAGAATCAATATTGCCCAGGATTCAACTATTACAATTGAACACAAAGATACCGAATCAATTATTGAATTAGAGGGTCCAACCATTAAAATTGTTGCAAATTCCACTGTCGATATTACTGCAACCTCTGAGGTTAGGGTAACTTCTGAACAGGTGTGGCTCCGAGGAGACTTTACTCGTCTTGGTGCAAGCGGTTTAACTGAACCTGCTGTTATGGGAGATGCACTTATGGCAACAATTGAATCCCTAGCCTCTATGATTGATGGTAAACTTCCATCTACCCCAGGCCTAGCTAAAGGCGTCGTAAGTTTAGCAAAACCGTTAATTTTATCAGATACTGTTACAGTAGGTAAGTAATTTAGGTATATTAATTATAGTGAAAGACTATTATAATATACTAGGCATAGAGCGTGGATGTAGTCAGGATGATATTAAAAAAGCTTACCGAAAGTTAGCAATTAAATACCACCCTGATAAAAATCCCGACGGCGATTCCAAATTTAAGGAAATCGCTGAAGCATATGGTGTATTAGGAGATCAGGAAAAAAGGGCCAGTTATGATCGAGGAGGTTCGGCAGGGTCTACATTTGAAGATCTTCGAGATATGTTTGGCGGATTTGGTGCAAATGATATTTTTACCCAAAACTGGGGAATTGACCTGGATATTGTAGTTAACCAAAAGATTGAACTTAAGGATCTTTTAGTTGGAAAAACTATTGAGGTAGTTTATAATAAAAAAGGTGATTCTACTCCAAATAGATTTAGTGTAGATATTAAACCGGATCAAACTAAGCATCAACTTATTTTTGATGGTAAGCGAGTATTTTCCAGACTAACTTTCCAAAATATGGGTAATCAAGGTAAACTTGGTGGAGGTAGTATGTTTAATAGAACATTTATTGGAAATCTATACGTTTTATTAGAAATTGTATTGCCAGCTGGAATTGAAATTGACTCAGTTGGAAATATTGTAGATAATAGAAGTGTAACACTTGATGAATTAATTAATATCGAAAATCTAATCTTCGAGTCTGTTTCTGGAACAAAGTTTAAAATTAAATCTCTTAACGCTAAGTCCTTTAGTGATATTCAAATAACTATTCCTGGTCGAGGATTAGGCTCTCCTGCTGTAAATAAAGGTTCGTATATCTTTAAAATTCACACAAATGTGCCTAATTTTGATAAACTAACTGATCTCGAGAAGCAAGATCTAATAAGCCTAATAAATAAGACTAAATAGGTGTCAACTTGTCACTTGTTGCGAATTATTTGTATCAATACGATATAAATAATAAAAAAAAATCAGGCAACGTGGTCCTTACAGGCGTAAACGAAATTACAAATACTTCAGATATGCTCTTCATTATTGAAAGAGTAAATGAAGGTTTAAACACAGCTAAGTTAGAAAACGGAGACATTGTTATGGAAGGTGTTTGTGCAGTATTTGACACAAAGAACAATAACAACCGTATCTACGAAAAAGCTGAGTATCTTCCCCACCTAGAATACCTAAACGAGAAAATCGAAAGAGGTCAATTATTTGGTGAGTTAGACCACCCTCAAAATTTTGACGTTTCACTTAAGAATGTTTCTCACGTAGTTGAGAAATTATGGTACGATCAAGATTCTAATAACGTAAAAATTAAAGTACGTCTGCTAAATACACCAGCTGGCCAGATTGCAAAAACTCTAGTTGAGTCAGGCTGTACTATTTCAACTTCTTCAAGAGCTGCTGGTCAGGTAATGAATGAAGGTAAAGTAAAAATCCAAAGAATATTCACATATGACTTAGTAGCTGAACCTGGTTTCAGTGAAGCAGTTCTTAGAAGATCAGTTAACGAGAGCTTCCAAAGCAATTACTCTATGCTTTTTGAATCTTTGGACAATATTAAATCAACCTCAATTATAAACAAGTTAGTCGATATCTCTGAGAGCTTAAACCTCGCAGAATCGATCAAAGTTTATAAGATAAATAATGAAGAGATAGTAAAACCTATGGAAAATAATAACAAACACATGACTAATGAGTTTGTAACGAAAGAAGCATTCAACCAATACTCTGAACTTGTTAAGAGCAAGTTCGACGCGCTTAAAGAGAGCGTAGATAAGATGGTTGATAACTTCGCAGTTACCGAAGACGACCAACCTACTGATGCTCCAGTGGTTGAAGATCCAAATGCTGAAAAAGAAGAAGAAAACGCACCTGCTACCAACGAACAGTTGGTTGAGTACGTTAACTATCTTTCAAGCGAGCTTGGCAAAGTAATTGAATATAACAATTACCTTTCTGGCATGTTAAACAAATCTATTAATTATTCTGAGCATGTTGCTGAGAAAGTTAATAAGGTAATTGATTACTCTGATTATCTTGCAGAAAAAGTTGAACAAGGTATCGGTTACTCTGAATACGTTGCTGAAAACTTAAATAGTGCAATTGACTATTCTGAGCATATCGCAGAAAACGTAAACAAAAATATTAAATACACAGAGTACTTAGCAGAAAACCTTGATAAAGGAATTCAATATTCTGAGTATGTTGCTGAAAAATCAGAACAAGGTATCAGATACACTGAATACGTTGCTGAAAACTTAAAGCACTCTATTGGTTACGCTAACTATCTTGCTGAGAACCTTGAAAGAGGAATCAAATATTCTGAGTATATCGCAACTGAATTAAATGAAGGTAAAGTAGGTCTTTCTACTAAGTCTGCCTCTGCATTTAGCCAAATCGAAAAATTAGACGAATCTGTAAACTACCAAGTTTCTGAAGGTTCTAATGTTAATGATATTGTTGGTTCAGTTAATGCAATTGTTAAGCATATCAAAGATAATTCAGCTAAATCTGTATTAGAAAGCAGATATCCTTTCTTAAAGCTTCTTAACGAAGATAATAAATCAAGATTCTTTAATTTAGATCAAACTCAAAAAACTGCTATCATTGAAGCTCTTTCTGGAGCAGTTTACTTCAAAGAAGAAGATGTTATTCAAATTATTGAATCAGTTCTTAATAAGCAACAAGAAAATATTCCTAACTTAATTAAGTTCATGCCTGCTAAATTCAAAGATATTTTTGAAAGCATGACTCCTGCTGAAAAGAGCCGTTTAGAAGCACAAGCTTCTTTAACTGTTCTTAATACTCCTTACCAAGTTAAAAACTTCTGGGAGAGCAGAGATTTAAGAGGTGTTAATGAAAGAATTTATTTCGAAAAACAAAATAAAAATGCGCAACATATCAACGAAAGCCAAGGTAGAGAAGGTTTTATCTCGATTGAGAAAGTTGCGGAACATCAAAGAGGTTATGGTAATGCATACCTCGACGCTCTAAAAAGAAGAGCACAAAACTAAAAAATTTTTAAAACAAAATGTCTACAAAAGTATTTAAAAGACTAAACGATTCTTCTGTTAAGTCAACTTGGACTCCGGTTTTAGAAAGCTATGGTGTAAACGCAGATTCACGTCCTTGGTTAGTAGATTATTGCCACTATCACGCAATGTTCGAAAACGCAGGTGCAATCAACGAAGCTGCTGTTGCTCCAGGTTTATTCTATCAACAACCAGGTTCTATCAGTTCAATCGGTAACCCATTAGCTCCTACAACAGGTGCAAACGGTTCTGGCGATAAATTCCCTAGCTTATTGCCTGTTGCTATTCAAGTAGCAGCTAAAACAATTGGTTTCGACCTAGTTGGTGTAGTTCCTATGGATTCTCCAGTTGGTTTCTTACCTTATTTGGATTATGTTTACCAAGGTGGTAACGTTGGATCTGAATTCGAACCGTATTTGATCAAAACTAACCTTGACGTAGCTAACCCAGCTGCAACTGCAAACGGTACAGACTTTATCCAAGTTGGTAAATCTCGTTTAGATGGTAAATTCATCTACAAAGTTGTTACTGGTACTGACGCTAGCGTTACTGTAGCTCAAGAAGCTGTTACTGCATCTATCGCTACTGCTGTTAGTGATGTTGAATTAGTATCTGCTTTAGAAAACCACATCTCTGGTTTCACTTCATTAAGTGATGCTGATTGGGCTGATGGTTCTCCTGCAGTAACTGGTCCTTTCTTAGCTGGAACTGAGTACACTCAGTCTATGTCAAGAGGTGCTGGTGAAACTTCTAAGTTTCGTCAAATGGGTCTTAAAATGTTCACTAAGTTTGTTGAGGCTAAAACTTCTCAAGTTTCTATCTCTGCAACAGTTGAGCAAATCCAAGACCTTAACCGCGTTTGGAATTTCGACGCAATCTCTATGTTAGAGAATGTTGCTGTTAACGAGCTTGCTCAAACAATCAACAAAGAAATCGTTTCTAAAGTTAAAAACTTAGCAACAACTCACGCAACTGCAGCTGCTTCAGCTGAAGGTTACGTTAATAAAGTTTTCGTTCAACCAGGTACTGGTACTTTCGAAAACGTAACGACTTCTCAAAGAAAATTAGTTACTAAGATTCTTGAATCTGCTAACTTAATTTACCACAGAGCTCGTTTCGGTGCTGGTACTTTCGCAGTAGTTTCTGCTAAAGTTGCATCTGCTATGGCTGATGCTGCTGGTTACTCTATCGCTCCATTCAACAATGATTTAGGTTCTGCTGCTGGAACTCTTTACCCTGCTGGTAAAGTTCACGGTTTAACTATCTATGTTGATCCAAACTTACGTTTCGATGACAACACTGTTCTTATCGGTCGTAAAGGTGCAGACGAAGAGCCAGGACTTAAATTCATGCCTTATATCATGGCTGAATCTCTTCAAACTATTTCTGAGGGTACATTCTCTCCGAAAATCGGTATGAAGTCAAGATACGCATTGGTTGAAGCTGGATGGCATCCACAAACTCAGTATGTTCAGTTTAGCATCCTAAACAACTCAACTGATAACACAACTGGTATCTCTTTCTTAGGTTAATCTTAATTGACTTAATAATAAAAGTAAAGCCCTCTTCGGAGGGCTTTCTTATTTTAAGAGGTCAGATAAATAACTAAAATAATTGTCTAATTAGGTAATTATAAAAAGTATTTACTCTGAGACCTCTGTCGGCCTTAATTTCTTTTTAATATGAATACTCATATTGCAAGATTGAAGAGACCAGGAGTGATCAGGGAAGATCGAGTAATTAAAAAAACGAAACAATAAAATGGCAAACCCAGTATTGTCTTACACAGAATTCCTAAACGAAAAAGTTAACCAAAACTTAGCAGTTATGCCTGCAGCAGGTGCTAGATTAGGAAAAAGCGTTGATCCTAAAATGGCTAAATTAGATATGCCTAAAGGTTCTAGCATTAAAAAATCAGTTGATGCAAAAATGACTGATCTTAAGGCTGCTAAAGGTTCTAAAATCTCTAAGTCAGTTAATTCTAACTTTGCTGAAGCAACCCCTAAAGGTAAAGCTATCACTAAGTCAGTTGATCCTGCATTCGGTAACTTAGTTATCAAAGGAAAGGCTATCTCTAAGTCAGTTGACGCTCAGATGGCTAAGAAACAAAAATAATTAAAAACTCGATGAGGATTACATTAAGTATACCTCGCAGCATTGTTCAGTACATGGACGAAGTTGGCGTGCCAATGCAAGAAAGAGCAGATCTTTATGAAAGATTTGTATCGTATTCTATCGGTCTAATGACTGGGGATGAGCTTGATCGCTTTGAGTCATATGCATCTGATCATGAATCAGAATATGCTGGCGAATCAATGACATTCGAGTCTTTTGTTGCAATCAATGAAAAATCTAGAAATTCTCTTAAAGAATTAGTAGGTAAAGATGATGAAGAAGAACTAGATCTTGATGATGCACGTCGTATTGGAAAGAAAGTTTCTAGAATGACTGGAGATGATCGTAAGAAATTCGTTGGAATTATTAATTTCATGGGTGCAAGCTGTAGAATATACAATGAAATTTGGGCAAACTATAAACCAGTTGATCCAGAAAGAAAAGATTCCAATAAAGGTAAAGCCTTTAGAGGAGAAAAACCACAAGCATAATTAAATGAGCGTTATTTGCGAAATTTTCCAAAGTCACGAGATTAAATGGCAAGTTAAAGACTGCGAGCCAAAATGGAATCAAAACGAACAAAAAACCGTTTTGCATAACTTTAATGTGTACCCTGATCTAGATTTCGTAGATGCATATGGTAATTCAACCTATGTCAAATATACTGGTGCTGATAAAATTAGAGAGCTTCTTCTTGAAATCCACAAAGTAATTTGTGGTCATGTTAATTCAAAGAAGAGTACAGATTCTACTAAAAATGAAGCATTGGAACTTCCAGCAGGTGGATCAAATTTGCCTGCAGTTCAAGGAAGTAGAGAACTTGCAACTACACAAAAGCCAGGATTACCTGCAGTAACACAAAAGCCTGGACTACCAGCAGTTACACAAAAACCAGGTTTACCTGCAACAATTCCATACGATGCAAGCCAATATGCAAAGGATCCTGAACCAGAAGAGCAAAAACTCCTACCTGCTCCAAATGAATCTGCTTTCTACTGTTTAACAATGGAAGACGATTCTAAAGTAATTCACACAATTGAGTTTGAAGCTGGAAAAGCTGCACCGACCGCAGATTCCCTAATAGGAACTGAAATTGAAGAAAAAGGAAAGGTTAAACTTGCTTCAGGTCCTTATAAAACCTTAGAAGAGGTTGAAAAGGAGTGTACAATTGAAGAAAAGCCGGAAGAGGATTGTTGTAACTATTATGTAACAATTAAAACTGATAAACTCAGAATGATTGAAGAAGGTTCTGGCGAAAAGAATATTAAGTTTAGATACTTAATGTCTAATAATATGTTAAAGGACCTTGGTGATGATAAATTATCAAATGCTGATAAATTCACAATAACAGTTACTCCAGCATCAACTGGTTTAACTAAATTATTTGGAGCAAGCTTTGATATGAAATTGGAAGATTTTCAAATTGACGATCCTAAATATCCAGGTAATTTAATTGTTGCAGTTATTCCAACACTAGATCTAGAAATAAGCGGTAATGAATCGCTTGCTGCAACTCACTCAGCTAAAACTTATAATGAAGTTAGTGCTAGAGAATTAAGACGCAGAATAAGTGAATTGGAATTTAGCGATAGAGCTAAAACCATGACACAAGAACAAAAAGATGCTGAATTTAGAAAGCTTCTTACCAAATGGGAGGAAGACGAACGTCGAGATAAAGCATAATTCAATGAATAAATAAACAAAAAGGTCCAATATAAATGGCAGGTTTACCACATTTTAAAAATTCAACAGTAGGTCGTAATCTATTTGAACCGTTATACCTTAACCAGTTTACGGTAATTATTACTCCTCCTAACTCAATCAACAACGGTGCAATTACTCCGCTATTGGTTGAACACGTAAAAGATCTATCTGGATTGCCAGAACAAGCAGGTACAGGTACTTTAGCAGAACAAAAGTATAGATTTACTAAAAGATATTTTGCTGCAGCTGCTCCTAAAGAAACTGGTGCTAAACTAACAGTAACATTTGAAGTTAACTTAAATGATGCAAATGAAATGTATGTTTATAACCAATTTAGAGCTTGGGCGAACCTAGTATACGATCCATTGACTGGTCGTCAAGGTCTTAAAAAAGACTATGCTCCAAACGGTGCCAACATTTATGTAGGTGTACACAATAGAGCTGGTGATATCTACAGAGAGTTTACATTTTCTCCAGTATTTGTTTATGGAGATAGTAACCTAACTGAAGAAATGAAATTGGATTATAGTTCAGACGGTATCTACACTGCTAAGTTTAACTTTGTTGCTGATAGCTACACTGAAACTAGAAATGGACAATTCTAAAAATTTAAAACCAAAGCCAAATGGATATTTTTAACCTAAAAAGTAACGACGTTAAAGACTTTAAAAGATTTATGGACATGAAAGCTCCTGCATTCGGTGGACCTAATGAAACTGAGCCATTCGATAAATCAAAAAGAAAATCTTTAAAAGAGTGGACTAATATCGCAAAAAGAGACGCTAATTTTGAAAATGGCGGTAAAAACCATAATAATGATGGTTATTGGAAAGCATTTCATAGTGATGTACCAAGTCGTGCTGCCAAAATTAAAATCGAAGAACCTTTAAATACACCTCCAGCAATGGGAGTTACTATTGTAAAAGAAAGTCATGTTCCTCAATTTGAAAATTATATGTTTGAAGAAGAAGTTGATGATTTAGATGATGCACAAGTAGAAGATCAACCAGAAATCGACGAAGAAGCTCTTGAAATGTTTATTGAAGAGTTTAGCGATGAACTAAAAGAAATTTTAGAAATTGCTTGCGAAAAGATGGAAATCGAAAAGGATGAGTGCGTTGAAATATTTAAAGCAGCTATTCAGAAAGTTTCAGAAATGCCAGAAGAGGACGAAGAAGAATCGACTGACGAAGACGAAGAATAATATTAAAATCTATTTAAATTACAAAGGAGATCAATGATCTCCTTTTTTTATGTCTTTTAGAACGGATTGAAATTCCTTATCTGGATCAATTACAGTAAAGTCAAAATCAACCCAACTGTATGTAGTTTTTAAGAAATTAATTGAATTTAGAATTCCAGTTGGAGAAAGCTCAGTATTTAAATAAATCAATCTAGAATATTTCTGATTTTTTATTTTTATTACTTTATCAATTAATTTAGAAATTTCATAATTTAATAAGAATGCTTGAACTTTATTTGGAATAAAGACTTCTGTTTGAAATTTTTCTTTCATGATCTTATTAATATTAAGAACATAGTCACTTTTACATTTTTTAGAAAAGTGTTCAACGAACGTTTTATAATCTCTTACAAAAACAATAGTTAATTCTCTGGTTGCAATATCTTCTGTCAAAATATAGATAACTTTTTTTATTCAGAATCTGGAACGATCTGAACTACATCAACCCCTGCCTTTTTTAAGAGATCGAGACCGGCAGAGTCTCTATATGATTCTGAATAAACTACTCTTTTAATTCCAGCTTGTAGAATTAATTTACTACATTCTCTACAAGGAGACATTGTAACATATAGAGTAGAACCCTCAGAAGATTGTGTAGATTTTGCAACTTTAGCTAAAGCATTTGATTCAGCATGCAAAACATACCATTTTGTTTCATAATTTAAAAAATTACCCTCTTCATCGAATACTGGATTTTCACACTCATTTTCAAAACCAGATGGAGTTCCATTATAACCATCGGCAATAATAGTATTATTCTTTACAAGAAGGGCTCCAACCTTTTTTCTTCTAGCATTAGATAACTGTCCCCATTCTGAGGCCATTTTCATGTATACAATATCGTATCTAGTTATCATGCTTCAAATTGATTTACAATCCAAGTTAATAGATCATCTTTTTCTTGTAAAATTAAAATATCATCTTGACCCTCTTCGATAAATTCAAAAATATCCAAAAACTCTTGTGTTGGATGGCCTGACATAGAAACCAGATTTGTCTTAATTGAAGGAAGTCTGCTTGGAACAAACTCTCCTAATAACATACGACTAACTAAATCATAGTGCCTATCATAAATATGATAAGAATTTGCATGATGAGTATATGTACCTAATTCCAATTCTGGATAAAATTCTCTAAGATGAGCAAGTGCTTGCATTTGAAGTGAACAGAAAAATGCAACATCAGTTGGCGTACCCCAAATTGCATCATTAGATCTCATATAAACACTAAAATTTAGCTTATTATGTCTAATATGAAAGATTCCATACATTGTACACACAAAATCTTTATTTCCATTATATTGATGCTCTGGTGTATTAAAGTGTAAAATTGCTTGACGGCTATCTTTATCTTTAGCCAAAGACGCAATTGCCCATTCATATTGAGTAATTCCGCCTAGTGATTTAGGTTTAAAGATTAGATTGCCATATGCAGAATTTGCAGTTCCATTGGGATTTTGGATTTGTTCCCAAAATTTTGCATATTTTGAAATAAATGCTACATCATTACGACCAGCATAATACCATAAAAATTCAGCTGCAATATATTTAGTCTGGGTAGATCTAGACATATTTGTATACATGCACTGGCTTGGGTCAGTTATTTCAAGAGAAACATTTAATAATTCTCTACTAGTCGTTCCTCGTGTTTCGCACAAGTCACCGTTATCCATTAAATCAATTAATGACTTTTGATAAGCTTCCGCAAATGATGTTCCTTTGTAAGTATGCATAGTTCTATATTAATTTACTCTTATATCAGAAAAATGGTCTTTGTTTTCGACAAATAACTTAATATCGAAAAACTCTTCTGGTAATGGATCATGGGAGATCACAAATACTGTCATGTTATGCTTTTTAGCAAATGTTTTTAATAAATCAACTACTTTGTAAATACTTACAGAATCTAGAGAAGAAAAGATCTCATCTAAGAAGAGTAGATTAATTTTATTATTTTTCATTTTAATTAATTCCAATATACATAAAAGAACAATTAGATTCATTTTCTTTTGTTCGCCAGCTGATAGAGATTCTGGTGAAATCTGCATACCAAGGTGAGTAATAATTGGATTAAATTCAAGATCAAACTCAAATGCAAATTTAAACTCAAGCAATTTAGAAGTTCTTAAAATATTCTTATTAAGAAGTGGAATAATTTGATTCATTAGGATTCGTTTCATTCCATTATCAGAAAGAATTACTTCAAGCTCCTGATTAACTGATAGTTCCTTTTCTAGATCTCCAATTTCAGTTTTGGTTGTTTCAATTTCTTCATTTAACTGATCAATAATTTTTTGAAGATATTGTGTCTGTTTTTCTGAATCTTGAGATTGAGTTAGCGAATCAAGTTCTCTTTTTGCTGAATCTATTGCTGATGATAATTTAGCATGATCATTTCTAAATTTTTCTTGAGATGATTCAAGTTCTCTAGAGCTAGATTCGATTTCAGCAATCTTAGTTGCAATTGGGGAAAGATCTTCTTGAAAGCGCGATCGATTTTCCTCTAATTGCTGTTTAATTCCTGCATGTACAGTATCGGTAAGATCACTTAAACAGTGCGGGCATTTATTCTTTGCATAGATTGCTAGTTTCTTATCGATTTCTGCAATATTAAAGGTGCAAGACGATTTAGATTCCCTAGCAGTTTTTAATTCATTTTTAGCAGAGTCTAATTTTGTTTTAAGATCAGCATACGAAACCTTAACCTCATCCTGTTTAGTTTTGGCTCTAGTTAAGATATCAGTTAATTGAATAATTCGATTTTCCTTTTCTTGAGTTAAGTCTTCTTGTAAATTAGATAACTGTTGTACTGACTGTTCTAATAAATGTTGATTTTTAGTAAGAGCAGTTTGGCTAGCCGTCTGTTTTCCTCTAACTGTTTTGGCATCTTCCTTAACCAATTGATTCATATCATTAACTAAGTCTAAACCAAAAATCTTATCAATAATTTTACGCTTGTCGGCTGGGCTCAGCTTAACAAAACTTTTAAAATCATTTACAGAAAGAGAAATTGTATTAGAAAAAACGTTAAATGGAATTTTAACTAGTTCTTCTTCAATAAATTCATCAACTCGTCTTTTATCTGGTAAATTATAATCATTGCCATTAATTAATATCTTAGAAAAGTTAGGTTCAATACCTCTTTCTATTTCAACTTCATCTCCATTGTTTGCAACAAATTTTACTGAAGTATAAGCATTCTTATTAATTCGATTAGGTATCTCTTTGATTTTCCTAATACCAGATTTTCCATAGATTGATACAGTTAGGGCATCTGATATACTAGACTTACCCGATCCATTTGTACCCTGGACTAAAATTAAATTTGGATCATCTGAAAATTTAAAAGTCTGAACCTTATTTCCATATGAGCAAATATTCTTAAATGCAAATTCCTTTATTTTCATTCTTCTTTAGGTTTAGGTAAGTTAATTATTTGATCTGGTAAAATTTCAGTCGTTGCAACCACTTGCCAAGTTTTTATAGATTCATTCCATTCAACATCGGCATTTGGAAAGTCTGCTACTGTATACAGAGAAACAAACCCAGTCAAAAAGTCCATCCAATGGAACTCATTTAATTTTCCAATAACTTCTTCACTTTGAGTAAGATTTTCTAAATCTTCTTGAGAAACAAGTTCACCCGACTCTAAAAGTTCTTTTCTTTTAGCAGAGACTATTTCCTCTAATGTAGAGTTTAGTTTTTGAATTTTTACTGGATTGGGTTTAAGACAGTTTGCAAATGCACGAGATATTTTAAATATCATTGCACCCTCTACTAGATTTACGTCATGGGCACAAACTGTTTCAATCGGTTCCCCTTGAAGAATTCGACTTGTTGCAATCGCACGAGGAAAACCGTCGGTTGTATTTAGTTCAAATTTAACCTTATTTGAAAGTCCTATATTAAGCATAATCTTTCTCTTGTTTTGCTCTCTCCTGTATTTCAAAGAATTTAGTAACTAGATCCTTTTTCATACTTTGAGTGTATTGTTTTGAATTTAAATATGTTTTAAAGATCTCAAATGCATCAAATTTATCTGAACTTGATAGATCTAGAGAAATTTCAGTTGGTGTAGTATCAGACGAATCGCTAGTGTATGTAAAAAATTCAACCTTTCTATACTTAACTTGTTCTAAAACAGTTAAGAACTGGCTGATTGGAATCTTATTGGATAGATTAATTTCAATCATAACATCAACAAAATTATTAGTCAAAAGAGAAGTTAACTGATTAAGATTCATATCTAATAATTCGCAGATATCGTATTTGACATAATTTGGTGATGTCTGGTTCTCTATAAAGGTTTCTTTAAAGTTATCTTTAGCATCTATTATGTAATAACCCTTAGTGTTCCCACGATCACCCCTGTCCATCTGGTAAGGAGTTCCAGTATACAATATATTATCTTGTTCTTGCCTATGATGGATGTGACCAGAGTAAACCCTATCATACTGGGATAGTGCAGTAATCTCTAATCCATGCTCAACTTTAGTCCATCTATTAAACTTAAGGCCTTTAATATCTGCATGGCAAACAATACGCTTACACATACCTGCATAATCTGCAACATAACTACCTAAAGTTTTGGTGTCTTCAACCCAAGGAAGCATTAACCAATTTTCAGTATCGTTTATAGTTAAGATTTCTGGGCTCTCAAACACATGAATATTTTCAGAAAGGTGTTTTAGGTGTCTAACTGAATTAACTTGGTTAGAATCTTTATAATAAACATCATGGTTTCCTAAAATAATGAAAATACCTCTTTTAAATACCTTAGAAAGTTTTTCAAAAATTTCCATTGAATCGTTTTGAATACGAACATTAATAGATTCTCTGGAATGAAAAATATCTCCTTCTAAAATAAGGATATCTGTTTCTGGATTAAACCCATTTTCTTGAGCAGTCTTAGGCAAAACCTCCAAAAGAAATTCTTTTTGGATATCTGCCCACTCTACTGAATTATTTCTAATTCCTAAGTGTAAATCTCCTACTAAAAATATTTTGTTTATATTGTTTAACTTCATTAAAATAGTTTTTTAAATCGAACCTTACCGTCTAGTATTCCAAATTTATTATTAAGTTCTAATAGGAGAACTTCTTTGTGCTCATATTCAAGAGATTCAAATAATCTTTTAAAATCCATTTGAGAAATCATTGAAACAAAATCTAATACATCAATTGGTCCAATAAACGTAGTTTTATTATTTTCTCTAACTAGAGTACATAATCTAGAAAAAGCAAGATTGATTTCAGGTTTTGTAAACTTTCTGCCCTCAAGTGAAATTCCCATTAGGTTAATTAGAACTTCATCATTATTTGCAATAGTATTTAGATCCCTTTCAATAATAACTTTATCCATGTACTTATCATATGAAGCCCCATCTAATAGGTGGCTATCAGTATGACCAGGATCCAACCGAATTCCAGTGTTATGATACATTTCATCGCTTAAACCCTCTCCACTATTCCAAGAGTTATTAAAGATCTTATCTTCTCTCTTTAGTTTTAAGTGTTGTTGGTATCGAGCCTCATCTTCATCATCAATTGACTCTTGATCGATATGACCAAGCTCATCAGAATCTTCATCATCTCCTTCAACTTGATCCAATCCATCAAAATCATCTCCATCTAAAGCTGACCACTCATCGCCTTCGTTGATGAATAGATCCTCTTCTTTAGTTTTTTTCTTCCACATAGTATTGTAGTTTTTTTATAAATCTCCTAAAATATCTTCATGTTCACCAAACGTTTTGATACTAGGAGCAACTGTCAACTGTGGTTTAACTTGGACATTTGCATATTGTTGACGCAAATCATCTTCAATTGAAGAAATATCGTCGTCATCAGAGTAGTATTCGCTTGCTGGATCAGTTTCTTCTACAAGTCTAGAAAAATCATAGAACATTCGATACATTTTAAAGCTTTCTGTGTAGCCTTCATCACGGTTAGCAATAACCTTGATTTTAATTCTTTTTTCCATTGGACCTCTCATCAATCCATAGAGAGAGTCAACTGTGTGAACCAGACCAAATGATTCAGCAATATCTGACATTCCAATATCTTGATCATCAACCGCATCACGTTTAATTTGGGTTGCAGTAATAATAGTCCATTCATTTCGTTGAGCAACTGCACGCAATTCTTCAGAAATTACTTTAATCTTTTCATAAGTATTTCCTTGCTCACGCATAGGTCTCATCAAGTTAATATAGTCAACCACTACAACTTGTAATCGTTTGCCTGTACTCTCTTGAACTTTTAAGAAATAGTTTTCGATATCAACTGCAGTTGCACTACCTGTTGCAAACTCCTTAACCCAAAGTTCTCCTGGCTGAGATCCACTTTGCTTAAACTGTTCGATCTTTGCTTCAATTAATTGAGTTCGATCAGTTGAGGTAATTTCATTGTATTGATTATATGGGATATTTAAGATGTTTGATCCTAAACGTTTCATGTATTTAGTATCAGCTAATTCAAGTGTTGCAACGCCAGTTTGACAACCTGACATAAATGCTCGAGCTGCAATATTTGAAAGAACCATCGACTTACCTACTTTAGGACGACCTTGGAAAACAACTAATGTTTTTGGGTTCCATCCACCGCCTAGGGTTTTATCAAAGAATGGAAATCCAGTTGGAGTACCAGTTTTAGAAACCTGAACGTGATCGACTGCATTAAAGAAGTTTAGACCTGATTCAGCATTACTAAAAGATACATTTAGGTTTGTATTTAATTTAGTTCTTACCTGATCCGTAATAATATTAACGTTCTCTGGACTAATTTCAGTAGTCTTTAAGAAAGATAAAATATCAATAATTGAAGAGTTAAGATTCTTAATTAAGATAAAAGACTTTGTGTATTTAGTTAAAAACTCGTAATTGTATTCTCCTAGATTTACACCAAGCAAAGTATTAAAACTATCATCTGAAATTTCATAACCAGTTAAGTTAAGCATCTCACGAATTTCAGTTTTAGATGGAACTTTATGATATTCCTTATAGTAGTTTTTTACAACTTTAAAGATATTACCAAGATCATCGTTATTAAAGTATTGAGTCTTCATTTTAGGAATTACTTCCCTTATGTCTAGCGCCTCCACATTCTTTGGACGAATCAGGGTCTCATTATTATCATCCATTAGAATAAAGTTAAGAATAACTTTCTCTAGTAACTCAATGTTTTCTTTAAAGTCTATCATATTTTTTAGTTATACAGTTCGTTAAATACTGCTTGGTTAATATACAAAAATTCTCCTTTTTTAAGCAGAGTTTCTGCATCCATTAATTTTTTAATTACAATTCTGAGTTTATCCTTAAATCCAGGAGTTACCTCATTTTCATTAAATACGTACTTAAGAGTTTTTGCAGAAAATTTCAATTCAGAAGGATTAAATTCTTTATTTTTTATTTCGCAAACCTTAATAATATATTGAATAATATCAACTACGAAATCGGTTTCCGTAGGATAACTTGGTAGCACCCTATGTAAACCTAATTCGTACTTAATTGGTAACTCTGGCTTAAGTTTATAATTAATCTTCTGATCCATCAAATTCAGTCATTTCGTTTAATTCATCTGTTTCCATATCATCAATACCATCCTGAGTTTCAGGGAACTTAAAGGTCGGTTTGATAATTTTTTCATCCAATTCTTTTAGGACCTCATCAGTAAAGAGTCTTGATGAGAAGAATTCCTTAACTGGAACAGCATCACCGTTATGACGAACGATATAAGATTTGCCGAGCTTTTTAGGATAGAAATAAACCTGCTCTCCATTTAACTGAAATGGCGATAGTATTTCCTGCTCGTCAGCTTTCATTTTTTCAAATTCCTTTTGTGTTACAATAACACCACGACCAACTCCGCAAGTTTCCCAACTTACATATTGTTCCAATCCAACAAATGGATTCATACCTTTATGGAATGAAATATGGAATTCAATATCAAGAGGGCGAGCTAAACGATTCTTTTTGGTTTTACTACGAACAATAATACCAGTAGTCGTTTTGTTTTCATCACGAAGAGTTCCTTTGCTTAACATTAAGATAATTGAAGCAGAGAATTCTGGACCACCTCCACCTGACATTCCTTTTGGAGTGTATTGGTCCATTGATGCATAGGTGTGGTTTGTAAAAATAAATGGAACTTTGTGATTTGAAAGGTCTAGCGTTAGAGATTTAAATAAGGATCTCATCTCTTTTGCACGAAGACCCATATCCGCTGCATTTTTACCCTTGTCCATGTCAGTTTTACTTTTATCAGTATCTAACATTCCAACAGAGTCAACGAATAGTGCAATTTTAAGACCTGGATTTTCTTTGATTGTATCAATTAGGTCATTAACGAAGAATTTTACTTCACTAATAAGACCCATACGCAAGTACTTAAGTTTAGTTAAGTCTACACCAAATTTTACATAGTCTGAAGAGTCAATTGCACCCTCAGTATCAATGTAAAATACCATGTAATCTTTTTTCTGTAACTCACGAACAGCGTTTAAACATAAGAAGGTTTTACCTGCTCCTGAATCTCCAGCGATTCCAATACTTCTTGTGTTTGGATATCCACCAAATAGAGAGCCTGACATTTGGGCGTTTAGTAGATAATTTCCGGTTGGAATATACTCCTCAATATCGGAGAAGCCACGAATTTCAATTTTAGATTTTACTTTCTTTTCAAGTAAATCATTAAACTTTGCGAATGCATCTAATGTAGATTTTGCCATAAATATTTAATCCTTTTGTTATACCCTCTTTTACACAGCAGGGGATAAAGGATCTTAGGCAAAGTATGATATAGTTAGGAAGCTAGCCGCAAGTAATTTTGAGTTTGAGTATTCGCCTTGCATTACTTTATAGAAAGGAACTCTGGTTAAATCTGAGTCGTGTTTTAGCCCGCTAATATTAACAGCGAAACAAATATCCTTATCTATTTTTCCTAATTTAAATATTCTAGATTGTTCTAAGTCTTCTACCCCAAGCTCTTGATACATGCGTTTGATTGCAGAAAAGCTTGATGCATCTTTAGCATGATCGATTTTTATTGTAACTGGTTCACCATCTGGTGTACAGTAAATTGCTCGTAATTTTTCTGAGTCAGAAACTTCAATTGGTAAAATAATTAGCTCCACTATTTAGAATCAAGTTTTTTCAGCAAGGCATCTTTAATATGATCTGCTGTTATTTGATTATTTATATGGTTTGCTAATTCTGTTAAAAATTCTGATTTGTTCTGTGAGCTCTTGTACATCATCTTCAATAGGTTAATTGAAGGAAGATTTACTCTTAAATTTAAGTTTAGGAGAGACTCTTCAGTTGCAAACATCTCAAAAATGCCTGCAGATTTTGGATTTGGTTGAATTACTACTTGAGCCGGAGCAGCCTGTGGCGTTTCTTGAACTGGAGCAGGTTTAGTTTGATCTATAACTGGGCCTCTAATTGACATACATTCAGCTTTAGTTAAAGGATCTTGTCCATCCATAATTGCCATTAGTTTAGTATTAAGTTCATCTAAACTTACACTAGAACCATCTGCTAATTTAACAGCCATTAGGCCACCTCTACTAAATACATCAACTACTCTAGTAACTGTTGAAATTTTAGTATCATCTGGGGTATTTACCCATTGGTAATCTTTGCCCATAATGAAATCTCTAGTTTGGGCAAGTGCATCAATATCGTACATATATTTGTTTATTTTGTTTTTTAACCATTTTATCATTAGTTTGCTGCTTTTTTCGCTGCTTGTTTTAATTCGGTAATATGACCTTTAATATTCATACGGCGGTCATACATGTTCTTTAAGATAACTCGAGCGGCTGAATCTTTTTTCTTAGTAAAAAGAGTACCATTTTTTGTATAGACTTCATCTTCTTTAAGAACATGGCCGGGTTTCATTTTACCTAGATAGGTATCTGGGGAAATATTAAATTGGATCTGAACGTTAGGGTACATTGAAGAGAAGTCAAAGCATGAAACATACTTATGGTGACCTGGAATTGGCTTACTTACATAAGCACCTTCATATGTTACCTGTTCAGCCAAATCGCGTTTATCTGAAGCCATTTTCTTGCCATCACGTAAAAAGTGGCGACACATTAGGGATTCAGTAATAAACACTGCGCTAAAGACTTTTGATACATCAACTTGTGCAGTTTTAGAAATTGCAAACGCAACTTCAAGAAGACTTAATTTGTCTTCGATTAATTTAACAAGCATAACGTCAATTGCGTTATACTTTACGAAGTTTTCAACATCTTGTTGAGCTTCCATCATTGAACCATAATCATGATGTAATTTACTTACTCCAAGTACAAGTTGAGAAATATAGTCGAGTTTGTAATTTTCAACAACTTTAATTGGCTTAAGGTTTGTAAATACTTCAAGGTAATCGAGCAAACCTAAGTGGACTGGTGATTGACCTTTGCCGATTAACTTGTCACAAACCATAGATTCCATAGGTTTGATATTAAGGCGTTTACAACGATTAATTAAGTATTTCCAGTCGAATTCAATTACGTTCCAGCCAGTAATAAAAGGAAGTTTAGGAAGTATTCTATGAAAAAAGGTTGCCATTAAGTCTTCTTCTTTTTCAAAGAACATATACTTAATAGTAAATACTTGACCTTGTGCACTTAAATACTCATTGATTTCAGATTCCATTTTAGAAATAGCTGCATCATCGAGCTTTTTCATAGTAGACAAAATGTAGGTCACATTATCTGGACCACAAAATGAAATAAGGTTTACTGGCATTGCAGCTTTAGCTGGATCAGGAAACTCGTTTGAAGTTAACTGAATCTCGATATCGAGAAAGTATTTCTTAGGATTATGATCAGAATAGATTTGAGCAAGCTCTTCTTCAGAAAAACGGGTCTGAATCAACTCTTCAATTCGGAATCGACTTAACCATTTACTTTTGCTTTTATCAACAAACTTATTATCCCAATTTCGATACTCTGAGGGGCGACCTGTGAGCTTCCAATTAAATTGATCAGCATCATGAATATGCTTTACTGCGTATGCAACATTACCGGCTTCATCATAATATGAAACTACTAGTTTAGAATCGTCTTGTTTAAATTCAGAGCTTATTATCATTTTTATCTTACTTTGGGTTAATATACCAATTAATTTGTTCCAGTGGAACCAAATCCGCCAGAACCTCTTTCGGATTGAGATGGAAATACTTCAGATTCGGCTTGACACTCAATTAACTTTGCTTTAATAATTGGAGTTAAAATAAACTGCACAATTTTATCTCCTGGGGAAATTATTTGATCAATTGTTCCGCAATTGTAATGATGTAAATGAATTTCTCCTTGGTAGTCGCAATCTACTACTTGGGCACCAACCTGGAGTCTCTTTTTTGTAGCAACCCCACTCTTGTTAAATGCAATTAGAGCTGTATGCAAAGGTAGCCTGGCACGAATACCGCTTGGAATTAAA